ATTAATTCATTTAATATTAAGAATGCCAAGGACAAGACTACAAGTGGTATCAAGGAATTGGACAAATTGCGGACTGGAATAGATCATGAAATATTATTTCAAAATGAAGAATGGTTAGTGTCATATATATTTACTCATAAGGCATCCGTTGTTTATGGTAGAGAAATTTGTAAAGGCGGGCCCTGGTGTACCTCATCAAGAGAAACGTCAAGTTATTTCGAGTCATACCTATCTAAAGGAGACTTAATATTCTTTTTGAATTTAGAGGATTATAAAAAGTCTCACTACTACGCTCCTATGGAAGAGGAGTTCTCCACTTTCCAAAACCAAAATGAAATGAATAAATTAAATTCATTTCAAAGTGAAAATTCAGTCCTGAAACCAGTATTCGATCAAATCCATGCCGAAATGAATAAGCAACAGAATGATTCTAATTATGCACTCGAAAAAATGTTTAACCGATTTAAATTAAATCCATCTATCGAAGCGTTAATCGCTTCTATTAGAAAAAATATTAGTCCTGAAAAATTAAAACCATGGTTGAAAATTGCAGTCCAAAATAATTTAGACTTATCTGAATATAAAAAATCAGATAAATATTCGTTATTTGGATACGCTCTTCGACATAATGATCTGGAGATATTTAATGTGGCTGAAAAATTAAATGCAACGTTCTCGACTAAATCATTAAACAATATCACTTCAGAGACTAATTCAGAATTAATTAATAAAGTTTTTGAGAAAGTAGATACCTGGAATAATGGCACATTGAATTATATCATAAAAACTAATAATGTAGATTTGATTAATAAAGTTCTTGATAAAATCGAGAAATACGATAATGACACATTATATTATATCACAAGAATTAAGAATGAGAATTTGATTAATAAAGTTCTTGATAAAATCGAGACATGGAATGATGAAACATTACGTTATATAACATCATCGAATAATGTAGATTTGGTTTATAAAGTTCTCAATAAACTTGACACTATATCTAATGATATCCTTCATTCTATCGTTCATTATGATGACAACCGAATACTTAATATGACTATAGATAAAATAGAAACTTGGGATGAAGATTCAATAGATACAATTGTTGAATCTCACAATTCGAATTTGATTGAAAAAGTTATAGATAAAATAGAGACTTGGGATGAAAAAACATTATCTGCGATTGTTCGTTCTTATGACTCCGATTTAATTAAAAAAGTTATAGATAAAATAGAAACCTGGGATAATAACTTATTATATGCTATTTCTTCAATTGATGATTTCGAATTAGTTGATACAGTTATAGATAAAATGAGTAATATAGATAGCGAAACGATAGATGCTATTTCAAGTTCTAAAAGTCCAAAAATCATCAATAAAGTTCTAGATCAAGTTGAGAAGATTGAGTCAATTGATCAATACGCATTAGAAGATATTATAGAGAATCATGATGATGATTTAATTTTTAAAGTTCTAGATAAAATTGAAACTGTTGATAATGAAATCATACATTCTATTAAGAAATCTAAGAGTTCATCATTAATAAGCAAAGTTCTAGATAAAATGGAAACTTGCGACAATAATACATTAATGATGATTTCTCCACTTAAAAATTCAAAATTAAGTAATACCGTTCTTGATAAAATGAAAAGTTGGAATGAACTGACACTTATTCACATCAAACAAACTAAGGATGACGATTTAATAAATAAAGTTCAAAAAAAACTTAATAGTTCTAATAATCATTAAAATAGTTCAGTTAATAATTTCTCACCAGCATCATATATTTTAAAAAAATCATTATTGCACTTTCTAGTTAATTGAGTTGAGTTCTTTTCCCACCAATAACAATTTGGATCCAATAATTCTATCTCAGATAAATTCATATTATCATCTCCAAACCGAAGATCCACTTTCATTTGAATCCCTACACATGAATATTCACTTTTAATAAATTTAATCAAATGAGACATCGAATCATTCACGTGATAGTTCACTCTACTTATATGAGAAATCACTTCCCAGCATTCATCCTCTTTTGGATTCATTGATATGATTTCCATCAATCCATCAGATGCATATATTCCTAAAGTAATTGATCCAGCCTCAACAAAATATAAAGAATTGGATTTTGCAAATTTTAAGTATTCACTCGAATCAACCTCTTTGATGATAAAATTAGACACATAATTTGTAATATTCAATTTTTTCTTTATGATAGACTTGATGATATGAGACATATGAACCCATTCATTTTCAAATATTTGAATGACTTCTATTCCCATTTCATTAAAGTATGCCCATTTCTTTTGATGATAAAATTTATCTTTATGTAATTCAGAATGCCAATATAGACCATGAAATTCGATTCCCAAATTATATCCTTCTAAGTAAAAGTCTAATTCATATTTACGTCGATAATTATATTTGACATTTGATATTCCCAATTCGGAAAGCCAGTCTCTAATTTCAATTTCATAATTAGAAACAGACTTCTTACAATATGAACAAGTGATGCCCTGAGGATGAATCTTCTCACTTATAAATGTTCTGTTGCACTTTAAACAAATATACTCATTAGTGTGAGTATTTAATACGTACTCCTCTTTTGTGAATTTAGGCTCTATTAATTTCTCTCGCAATAATAAAAGATATTTGTCCCAAAAATTAGTTCTGTTTGTAATTTGAGTTCGATTTGATATTTCTCCGTCATCGTAGTTCTCTTTGATTGTTTGAAGTCCTTTTTCTCGACTTTTTGATTCTTTTTGCCAAACATGATTAACTCCTCTAGTAGTCTGCCAAGTTTGTTCTTTCGATTGTTGAATATTACGTCTATCAGTCTCACTTAATGTGGACCACCAATTTCTCATTTCACTTTTGAATTCTTTCGATTTTGCAAAATTATCCACTCCGTATTTTTCAATGCAACTTTGTTGACTTTTATTTTTGATATCAACACTCTGTTGTGGATAATCCACTCCATACTTTTCTCGACAAGTAATTTTCGTTTTGATATTTAATATTATTTTAGCCTTTGGATCACGCATGCAGTCCCTTGAACAAAATGTCTGAAATCCTTTATTAACATCCTTAATTCGTAATTTATTCCCACATATTGGACACAATTCTCTCTCATGAATATCATGTAAATAACAATATTTCTGTTCGATGAATGTGCATTGTCCTAAAAATTTACTATATTCATCTAGTATCAACATTTCTTTTTTTGATAACTCTCGCTTGTATGTAATTCGTTTTAGTTTATTCTTCATTGTTCCTCCTAATCATATTTATATAAAATTATAAATAATACTGTATAACCTTTTTAATTTTTGAGACAAGGAGAAAATATTATGGCTTTTAATCCAAATACTGCCAATCCATATCGTATGGGAATAGCCAACGTTAAGGCTCAGTTCGTGCATCCACTACTTGCATATAACTTCTGGATCACAGGAATTCCAAATGTAAAGATGGTTAATTGTAAGACCTCTAGTATACCAGGGAAAAAAGTAAGTAAGATTCCGATTAAATTTCGTGGGAGAGAGTTATATTATAATGGAACTATACCAAAATTTGACGATTGGAAAGTAACCATGCAAGAAGATATCACATATTCAACTAGAACTGCTATTGAAGCCTGGATGGGAGTTCTTGCGGACAATCTCACTGGTTTCGGTATGATTACTCCGGCTATTAATAAGGATTTGGAGATTTTCATGTTGGCTCCTGGAGTTGATGTTCCAATAGGAATTTATAAATTAATTAATGTGTTTCCATTTGAATTGACAGACATTGCTCTCGATCAAGCCAATGATGATACTGTTGTCACATATGATGTTACTTTTGCAATGGATGCCTGGTCAAGACTCGATATGGCACCCTTAGATATTGCCGGTCTCCCAGACTCTGTAATTCCTGAATAAGGATAAAAACAATTTAAAAATTCCATTTTCGTGATATATTATATTGAATAATATTTTTTAATGGAAAATATAATGAGTATATCAAATTTACAAACAATTATTAAAGATCTCAAAGTAAAAAATCAATTTGGTTGGAGCAAAGTTCTTAGTGATGAAGAGTATGAAATAGTATTATCATTCACTAAATTTTTAGATGATGATGTATCATTTGCTCAACGAGTGGGATATTTTCAAAAAAACATTTCAGAGCCAATTATATGTTTAAATTGTAATAATGAAATAAAAATTAAAAATCGCAATAATGCGGTTTCAGTATTTTGCTCCACTAAATGTTTTCAATCAAGTATTGGTAAACAATATCAACGAGAGCAACAGTTAAAATCTTGGAATGCAAAGACACAAGAAATGAAAAATGATCACGCGGATTTAATATCAGAAAGTAAGCAGAAGAAGTATGCTGATCCCCATTATAGGAATTCTGAAAAAGCCAAACAAACATGTTTAATGAAATATGAATCTGAAACGTATAATAATCCCTCACAGAATAAAATAACCTCTAGAGAGAATAATTGGGAATCATTTGTGACTAGACTATCGGAAAAATCATTGATTCCAAAATTCAGAAAAGAAGATTATGTTAAATATAATTCAAATGATATTATTAATTTCCATTGTCTAGAATGTAATAATGAAGTATCATTAAAAATAAAAGAAGAACGAGGGATCTCCATCGATTTAATAAATTGTTCTTGTCAAATTGTAAAATCGAAATATGAATTGGAGATAAGAGATTGGCTTCTCACATTAGACTCTAATTTAGATATCGAAATGAATAATCGATTCTCTCATAATGGTAAGTCATTAGAACTCGATGTATATATTCCATCTAAGAATATTGGAATAGAATTTCATGGTTTATATTGGCATAATAATGAAAAGAAACCAAAAAAGTATCATATGGATAAATGGAGACATTTTACAGAATTGGGAATAACATTAATTCAAGTGTTTGAGAATGAGTGGATTAATACTCCTGATATTGTAAAAAGTATTATTACTGCGAAATTGGGATTTAATAAATCCATATATGCAAGGAAGTGTGTGATCAAAGAAATACCGAATGATGAGTATCGAAAATTCTTAGATGTTAATCACATGCAAGGTTCTTGTGGAGCAAAAGTTAAACTTGGATTGTATTACGAAGATATGTTAGTTCAACTCATGAGTTTTGGGATGTCAAGATTTAATAAATCCTTTGAGTGGGAGAACATTAGATCATGTACGAAAATAGGACATCATGTTACAGGAGGATTCTCTAAATTATTAAAATATTTTAAACGAAATTGGAATCCTAAAAATATCATTAGTTTTGTAGACTTACGATACTTTGATGGTAGTGGATATATAAAGAATGGATTTGTAGAATTGAGAGTTAGTGATCCTAATTATTTCTATTTCAAAACTGGAACCCTGTTCTTAGAATCCAGAAATAAATATCAAAAACATAAATTAAAAGATAAATTAGAAATTTTCGATGCTGACTTAAGTGAATATCAAAATATGTTGAATAATAATTATCTCCGAATATATGATTCGGGCAATAAAGTTCTAGGATGGACAAACTCACAATAACCTCTAAATAATCACATGTAATATTAATTAATATTTGGAGAAAAAAATGTCACTACATAGACCTGAAAATATGTTTGAATTGATCGATTGGTCATTACGAAAATTAGGAGGAGATAACATATTTCAACCTCCAGTAGGAGGAATGATCGAAATTGATATTACTCCGATTCAATGTATAGATCGTGTTACTGAAGCCCTCAAAGAATTTAGACAAATACACATGTTCGGCTATAAAGAAATGGTAATTAGAGTGGATACCAAACAGGGTCAAACTGAATATGTTCTTCCTCCAGAAGTTCTAGGAGTCACATATTACCTTGAAATTGATGATCATACTAGTATGTTTTCAATGGATTACCAAATGAAACAGTCCATCGGAATGCGATTATCGCAATTCGATATTGTTACAATTCAATTAGCATATCAGTATTTAAAGCAACTAAATATGCAAATTGGAGAAAAGATTTCGTTTTCATTTAATCAACTATCTCATACATTGACTCTCAACAATATGCCCGAAAAAGATAGAGTAATTGGTGTAGTTGGACATATTGCTATTGACCCTGAAGTAACTCCAGATTTATGGGACGATATTTGGCTAAGAGACTATACATTCACATTAATTAAACTTCAATGGGGATATAATTTGAAAAAATTCGATAATGTGACTTTGCCAGGTGGAATTCAATTGAGCGGTAAATCCATTTACGAAGAAGCAATACAAGAGAAAGAAAAACTAGAAGAAGATCTTTTAACTAAATGGTCAAAGCCAGTTAAATTTTTTATGGGCTAATCCATTTCCATTTTTGATATCCCACATTATACACTTTTAAATCTTGACCGTCAATTGGACATTCATTTAATGTCACATCTCGATAATTAAAATAAAATGCTTTTGGAGAAATAATATTTATTGGAGAAAAGGATAATAATTGTTCTATTGGAAATTGTAAATTAATATCACATTCAATACTTTTCGGTAAATATTGATGCATGAAAAATAATATAATATCGGAATTATTATATGGAGGAGAATATAACAATTTCCAATGATGATTATTTAAGTGAATGAATTTTATATTATTTTTGAGTACTTTGAAATTTAAATATGATGCAATGATGAGTTTCATTTTTTCGGAATTATGAATCCAATCACTTTCGAAAATTTGAATAATATTAATATTTTGCGTTTTAAACAATAAATATTTTTCTAAATGATATTCTTCTTCTTTAAATTTTTCAGAATGCCAATATATCCCATTAAATTCTATTCCAAATGAATGTTGTGGGAAATAAAAATCTAATTCTCGTCTAACTCCATTAAAAACAAATCGTTTATTCATTTCAGGATACATTTTTAATTCATTGATAATCCATTCTTGAATTTCTCTTTCGTATGATGATTTATTTGTATGTCTAGGACAATGAATGTTGTAAATATTTAGAGCGTATGTATGGAAGATTTGATTGCATATTAAACATTTAAATGATTTTGCAAGATTATCATTATGTTGATATTTGATATACTCATTTTTTGTGAAAGTTGGAATTATTTTTTTCTTTTTTAAGTTAATTTGAAATGTTTGCCAATAATTAACACGCTTCTTTTCTATAGATTCTTTCTTTTTGATATCGTGAAGTTTATAATGTTTTACTCCTAATCGTTCGATGTTAGTTTTAACTATACTTTCTTTAACACTATCTAGTTGAAAAACATTTTCTTTCCCGTATCGTTGTATATTAGTGCGTTTCATTTTTTCTAAAATTTCGGAGTTTTGTAATGGATGAGCAACTCCATACTTTTCGATACAAGATTGCTTTTGTTTTTCTTTAATTTCAATTGTTTGTTGAGCAAAATCAGCATTAAATAGTTTCATATTAGTTTTCTTACGTTTACTCAATGCTATATTTTGTCCGAGACTAGATGTTTCACATTGAGATGAACAGAATGTTGGAATTCGAGAAATAGTCACTAGTGATATCCACGATTGACAAACCGCACATTTAGTTTGAATATCGGTAAAATCATTAATAATATGATACTTGCGATCTAAAAAATTCGCACTCGATGGTAAAAAAGAAGTTGCTTCCCATAATTGAGTTCGTTCATTCGCAGTTAGATAATTTTCTCGTCTACATTTTTTTATTCTATCTTTGAAGTCGCACATATATTAATCCTATAATGAAAATGTAAGTAATAATACTTTCAATCCAATATCGTCTTTTAAATACAGACATTGCTGAGCCGAATGATGTTTTCCCAAAAGCCCAACTCTCATCTATTATCAAATGAGTTAAATATCCTAATGATAAATAAATTCCCATCCAGTAATTTCCAGTGATATGATCTAATAGTAATCCTAATAGTATAGTCATAGGTATACTATGGAAAATTCCTCGATGAGTTAATAGTACATATTGAATGAATATGGAAATTAGTCCTAGTCCTATAATCAATGCTTGATATTGCCAATTAGTCCAATAATGAAAGCAACCGAAAATCATTCCTCCAATTAACGAGACTTGGAATAGTTTAGACGGAATTGAAGTTTTCAAGTCTATGTCAGGCAATATACTCCCTATTACGATTAACGGTATGAATATTGGGAAACCATGAAACATTCCAACTACTGATCCCACAATTACACCTGAAATTAAATGTATATTAAAATTTGCCATAACTCATCTCCATTATTAAATGTCTCACAAATATAGTATATCATATTTTTCAATAAATGTCAAATTTTATATATTTTGTGTCCTGCATCGAAAATAAACATATCATCGTCAGTTAATGTTTCGCTCTTAGTGATTGTTTTTTCTTTCATATCGATTAAATATGGAACTGGATTTACATCTAATATCTCAGTGAGTGGTTCTAACTGTTGTTTATCTACAAATCGATTGTCTATTTTTAAAAAACAGTTCGATTCTTGACAAATTAATTTATAACTATTTGTAACATGAACATTTAACTTATCTATGGATAAATCCACAATATTTTCATTTAAATGATGAATTGACACTAATTCGGTATTTAAAAAAATACCAGTATAATTATTATCAGCCAACATATGTTGATAATTATCATTAATGAAATCTTGAGCGACGTTAAAACTAATTTTTTCGATAGAGGTCCCTAATACATTTTCATTTAAATTTAATAGTCCTCTAATGAACGATTTGACCCAGTTTCTATTATGAATCCAATCACTTTCAAAAATTTGAATAACATTTATATCTAGATTTTTAAAATGTTCATATTTATTTAAATGATAATTTGAATGTTTATATGTGTTAGAGTGCCAATATAGACCATGAAATTCTATTCCGATTCGAAAATCTGGAATCCAAACATCTAATTCTAGATTTTTCTTATTAAATGTAAATCGCTCGTTCATTATTGATGAAATTCCCAGAGATGTGAGCCAAAATTCTATTTCAGTTTCATATTTTGATTGAGTTCTAGTTCTATTATGATTTGGACATTTTATTTTATATTTATTTACCGAAGCACTTGTTATAATTTCATTACACAATATGCATTGATATTGATATTCAGATTTGATTTCTAAATATTCATCTTCTGTGAATAATGGAATTAAATTCACACTAATTAATCCTTGAAGAAATGATTCCCATTTATTAGTTCTCTGTTTAATTAAAAATTCATTACTTTGAAAATAATGAGAACAGTCATACTTTGTTTGTATAGTTTTGTGATATTTATTTTTAAAGTCGTCACTACTACTATACCAATCAACTCCATATTGTTCGTTATATATATTCTTCATTTTATTCAAATAGTCTTGAGAATGTAAATAACAAGATTTATTATATAGTTCAATGTTAGTCTGCTTAATTTTCATCTTGACCTCTTCGGATTGCCAAGGATTTTCAACTCCATACCTTTCTAAATTAGTTTGTTTCATTCGGGCTTTAATTATTTCAGATTGAGCCACGTTTTCAACTCCATATCTTTCTAAATTAGTTTGTTTTGCTTTTTCTGGATTAGTATATGTGGAGGACCCATATCGTTTCAATTTTGTTTTTTTAATTTTCTCACTCTCTATTGCCTTTGCTTTTTTTGAATTTTTACAAGCAATAGAACAATAAATAGGAGCCGGTTTATTTCGATTGCGTATTTCAAGAACATTATTGCAAATATCACATCTTAATTCTAATTTAAGATTTTCTTGAAAATAAAATAATATTGTTGTCCAATCAGTATTTTTTGGTAAAAAAGAAGTATGTTTTATGATTTTATCATATTCAGACTTACTTAGGAACTTCTTCCATTGTGTCTGTCCAAATCCTCGTTTATTTTTAACGTATTTTTGCAATTCTTTCTTGTTCATTTTATAATATATCATAAAAAAAGAAATTAATATAAAAAAGAGGTCGTTAATTCGACCTCTTTTATTAGAATGTTGGATTAAGATTCAGTGAATTCAGCACTTGCTTTTGTCATAATGAAATTTAATTCAATATATTCAACAACATGTGCCATCTTTAAGAAAATGTCAGCGACTAATGTGTTTTCTTCAACAACACTTGGTGGATTATTTGAAGTATCACAAACTATTTTGTAATCAATAAGTCCTCTTCTTGCTTGAATCGATTTCAAAAATGGTTCTATAATAGCAACAACCTGATTTCTTGTTACAGCATCATTCATTTCAAATAGAGCAACTCTCAACATCGCTTGAAGATTCTTTTCGATATAATTTAGAGTCTTTCTATTGTAAATATCACCCAAATCAGATTTAAGAGCATAGCAACTACGAACACCCCAAATCAAGTTGCCTTCTCCCTTGAAGTTTACAACAGGATTAATCTTGGCTTTATATATACCATCTCTATTACCCTCATTAGGATTCCAAGCCAATTTTACCACATTTTTTAGAACTCCTCTTTTGAGTCCTGCGGTAGAATGCCATGGGTCATAATAGTTATCTACGTAAGCATTTAGACCGACTACATCGATTGATATAGGAATCCACACATCTACGTTATTAAATGGATCTTTGATTTGTTTATAGTTACCAAAGAATGCACCAAACTGAGATGCTTGGTTGGCAGTAGTTAGTGGATTATTAGTCATCGCATATTCAACTAGGTTATTTTCCACACTTTCTTTATTTCTATATCCAATAACATCATTCTTATTAGGACCTAATATTGCAATAGAATCATGTCTAGTATAACAAATATCAATCATTCTATGTTGAATTGATTTATTACCAGCCCATTCGCCATCTACAAGATATGTGAGATCGATATCATCTTTTTCTCTAAATATATCATAGGCTACAATAACATCTTCATCGGTTATATAATTATTGGTTGTTACAATAGTGAAATTAGATCCTCTTTCTTTATTATATGCATATCTAGGGATTTCATATTTAAGAGAAGAGTATCCACCATCGATATCTACAAGTTGAATAGTATTAAAGTTCATATCATAAGCGGTAGGACCTTCAGTCTCGAAAGTAGCAGTATTAATAAACATTCTAACCAATGTTGATTTTTTATTAATAACTTCTGGTAAATAAGCAGAAAGACCATCGTCATCTTGAGATTCGGGATGAATAGATACAATATATTTTTCAGCGACATAATTATCTTTATCTAAAATAACGATTGCTAATTGTGATTTATCAGACTCATCAATATAATCGAACATATCTCTAAATGAAGTTGTGTTGCTTGGGATACCAAGTTCATCATCTAAGTGACTCATATCACAAACTGCAATTTTATATCCATCAGTGTTAAACCATGCTCCAGGAGTTACAGCAACAACTCTAAGGAATTCAGAAGAAAGATGAAGTTGACCAGTCACATCATTAACTTTAGAGTAATCCTCATAAGTTGATGGGATATATGTATATCTAAATTCTATTCCTTTTCTAAGTTCACTAACATCTTCGTTAACAATAAGAATAGTTTCATAATTAATAAGAGTATTGAATTCATAAACAAGAACATCTTCATAATTAATTATTTCAGATATTTGTCCTGCAGGATTTGCCCAATTACTTGTTCCTAATTTCGATTTAAAATCACCAAAATTCTCACCTGCACTATCTTCACCAACACATAATATACTTGTATCAATACTTTCACAAGTATTCTCAGTTAATTCAATAAGGAGATATCTTTCATTATTATAAAGACCTTTGAATAAAACTTTCGCTTCACCTGCCCAAGTGAATGACTCGAGATTTGCTGTTCCGATGGCTTGAGGACTATCCTCAAATGTATATCCTCTCATAGTAATTAGAGAACCTAATACTAAATCTTGAGATGGAGTTTCTTCTGTTGCAAAATATGACATTGTTATCGGAATAGTAGAAAAATCTGAAGAAATAATATCATTAGATAGAGGCTTATTAAAAAATAGAACTGGTGCATTGTAAGATACTACTTCTCTGATGTTTACATCTGTTGCTCCAACAATTCTAACTAATACTCGACTTCCCCCAGTAATTAGACTTTCAACAGCACCGGTATCAACGAACGTCGCACTTAGTCCATCAGTTGCAACATTTACAATATCTATTTCGATAGGAGTAGCCGCATTTTTAGTTTTATAAAGTAGAAACTCGTTAGTAGTATTGCCAACAATTTCACCATTAGCAATAAGGTCAATAGTTACATTAGTCCCATCATCAGTTGCTAGTAAAACTTCTCTATAGTATTGTGTTTCATCTTGAACTAAACAAATTGTATCTCCTACAACTAATGCAGAAGAAATTGCATTTGATGGAACAACAATTTGACCATTCGAAACTATCGCTTTACCACTTATTAATCGTTCTTCGTTCATAATACCATCAAACGCATTCACTTTGACGAAATATTCATTGTTGGATTTATTTATAGTATTGGATGTTACGATTCTTGATTTAAAATTTTTCCAATCACTCACTGGAATAGGAGCAATAAGATCTCCACCAGACACTCTAGCATCGATATCTTTCACGATTAATCTTTGTTTAGATGTATGAGTAGTATCAGCATGTTTAGAAATCACTTCAACTGTTCCATCTGGAGTATAAAGAATATCACCTTCAGCAACTGAAGCATATTCAATTTCACCAAAAGAATAAGCAAATTCAACTTGAGTGAGATCAGCAGTTGGAGCAATATCTACAGTTACAGAAGTGTTTCCGTTAATTGCAGTTACAGTTAATGGTGAATGATTCCCAACGAATAGTTTTGTTCCTATAGACAATTGAGCAGGAGAGAAATCTCTAAACGTTAAATCATATGATCCTGTTAAGATTGTTGCATCAGCAAGAGGTTGAGTGAGAGCATTTTTCACAAAAGTCATAACTATAGTACCAACAAATTCTTCGAGGAATGGTTCAGTAACAACGAAAGTATTACCTGAAGCATATTCAATTTCTCTAAAGAAAGTTGTTATTGTTCCTGCATCATCTTGAACGATTTTTACAACATTTCCAGACTCTAAAATAGTTCCGTTTGCTCCAAAGTCAGCAGAAGTAACAGTAACTAAATATGGATTCACAACAGGATTTACAACAAATCCACTTAATGCTGAAAAATCTCTATCATCATCATGAGCAAAGTCAATCATCACAAAGTCATCATATATATCATGACCAATCGCATTGATTTTTCCATGACTATTGTAAACATCTCCTCTTTCTAATTTTGGAGCAGAGGTTATATTTGCGAGCGTTGAGTATTCTACCTGTTTTGGACTTAAAGTTTCGATAATTTTCAAATTTCTTGCCTTTAGATTGAATGCTGAATCTTCTGTAAGCATATCTACAGTATCATCATTATCAACAAACATTGAATTATCAAGAGTTGAGAAATCAAGTTCTTCATCTCCAATAATATCATTCGCATTAGTTGAATTTACTGATGCAAAATCTGTACGATTGTTAATCATACCTCTAGATTCGTTTTTGTAGTTAAATTTTACTGAATCACCAGACAAACAAAGTCCTATTTGAGCATTATTTACTTTCACAGTAAAAATTCTGTTTGAATTAGTATGACTTGATTCACTTTCAAGATGCTCTACACGAGACATCATTACGTTGCCAGTATATAGAAGAATATTATCAACTGAATGCCAAGAAACTAAATTGAATCCTGGTATAGGTCTCCCACCTTTGTCAAGTAATTCTCTCTCACTATTAACATAAATTGGCTTTCCAATAGGTCCTTTGTTTAATCGAACACTAATCCCAATTCCACCAGCACCTGGTCGTTGAATTGAGATGGTATTATCGATTTCTCTGACAAAAATCCCTGGAGATTGTTTTACGCTTGCCATATTTTCCTCCTAAATGATGTTTTATAATAAAAAAATACTTTTTACCATATGACTATAATCTTAGATTATTTATTATTTTGAAGGATATATGTTATTTATTATAAAGCGATTACTAGAAATAATATAAGAACTATATTTAGTGAAACTGATGATATTGATAGATTGATGAGATTAACATTTTCATTCTCTCGTCGATTATAATCATTGATAATTACATTGGCTTCATTCACCGTCAAGTTATATTGCGTTAATAACTCAATAATTTGCTTATCTTTTAATTGATTTAATTTTAATTTTTGAATGATTTTATGATAATTGCTAGGAGAAAAACAAGTGAGCAATGTTTCTTTAGGAACGATAGAACATTCAGTATTACTTATTCTGGTACTATTAGGTTTTTCTATTATTGGATAGTCAACTTTTAAATTTTGAGTCGCTAAGGTTTCTTTATATTTAGGAACACATCCTATCACACTAATTAGAATTAATAATATTATCACTTTCATGTGTTCTCCGATGATTTAAAATTGCTTTTATATTCCATGACTAATGGGAATTTATATTTCCCAAAACTTACCAATTCTTTATGTTTAAATTGTTCACAAGCCTCTTCTAATGAGTCATAATGACCTTCTACTTTATAATTACAAAGTATGAACTTTTCAGTTTTCGGATCTTGCAATATAGTAAACATATGTCCTTTCCAAAACTGTATTCCATCCATAATTACAAATTCCCATGCATTTATGTGATTATGTGTTGCCCATTCCATCCAAAGTTTAGCGAAATCTCCACAATCTCTAAAATATTTCCGTTTAGCGAAGAAAAAATCAGGCTCTTGAAAATCACTATCTATTGCTCCAAAAAGCATATCTGGACGATAATTATAACTATTAATAACTGTTTCGAATTCTTCAATAGGCATTTCACGAGTTAATTCCCAAACATTTGGCATTTTCATATTAAGATATAATGTATATCGTAACATGTAATATATTATGGGCGAAAGTTTTCGTCTAATCGCAATTAATACTATATATATTCCCTTTAATAATTTACCAAGCATCATCTAACTCCTTATCTAATTTATTTAATACTTTATCTATATCTTTTTCATCGTCAGAATTCTTCGACTCTGCTATATTATTCGCTTCATCTTGAATAGAATTTGTTACACTATCAGTTACAACTTCATTAGCAATTTTAATCGCTTCATCTTGAATATCTTCAATGACATCATTTTTAATCGGTTCTGAATTATCATTTGTAGGAACAATAAACTTTTCATTCTTTTTGAATATTTTGAATAATGCGAATATTCCAAATAATGAAACTATAAATGCAATAACTCCTAAAAGCAATTTATATAATGTGATACCTAATGATTTAATTTGTTTTATCATTATTTCACCCTCAACTTCTTAATAATAGCGGCTCGAATTCCACGCATAATATCTTTAATCCCAATGTCATAAATAATCATAGATACAATGGCTATCCAACTTGCAGTGATCCAAATACTATTAGCAATTAATAATGGTAATTGACCAGTGACGATCGCTAAAACAGTTATGCCAAATGATGTAAAAAATAACAAACCCTGGAATAGTTGTCTAATCATTGGGACTTTCTTTAAATCAAAAAATTTCTCTGTTAAATTTCTAAAATATGCAATTACGAAATTTAATATTAAGGCTAATATTAAAAATTCAGGTTTTAATAGCATTTCAATAACATCCATCATTCTCTCCTTTATATTGTTAAATAAAACTTTCAGTTTTCGGTCTTGTGTTTCTAGCAACTTGCTCCAAATATTCATTACTCATTGAATTATTAGATTGAGATCCGTCAGCAGGAGCATCATTCATGATATTTGTAATAGTTTTTCCTAATCCTAAAGACTTCATCATATCAAATCCAGTTGTCAATGATTCAAATGAAGCAAACATCCCAGTATATTTGTCGATCAATGCTTTCAATGGATCTTTTTCTTTCACTGGACTTTTCTTTTTTTCAAGTTTAGGAGAAGATGTTTTCTCAGGCATAATACTAGATACTAATGGAGAATCTGGATTCCCAACCATAGACCTCCAATTTGATGCTCCATCTTCCATATAATTAAAGGCTTTTCCTCTAGCAGTTTGAAGTTCCATATGTAAATGTGGTGCGGCGTTTGTATTAGTGTCTCCTGTTTTTCCCATCTCATCGCCTGCCTTCAATTTGAGTCCTTTTTTATTAGGTAACACTTGATTTAAATGATGTAAAGCAAGTATTTGATTATTCTGCATAGATCGTAAATACATTGAACCTTTATTTGAATTAGACCGCAATAATTCTAAATCAAATGGAGCATTTAATTGAGTGTTATTTGGAGTTAAAAAATCATATCCTTTATGTCTAGTAACTTTTTTACCATTTCTCTCTAAAAATCTATCTCCAAATCCAGAACTCATCCTCGATTCATCTGATGATAATCCTAATGATCTTCCGACCACTTGATGTGCTCCAGTTTTTATTGCATCTAACCTATTCAAATATGAATTTAATTCACCTTGAGTTTTTAATTTTGCGGCTTTTGTTTGTAAATTATCAACATTAGTATAATCCGAATATGATTCATTCTCTTGTCGTTGTTTAATAATAAACCTCATCATATCTTCCATATTAGAACTCATTAAACTACTATCAGTATCCATTGATGATACTGATGCTGAACCTGAACTCGAAGAACTACTGGGACCATCAGCATGTGTATCTTCTAATTGTGAACGACTTGCTCCTCCAAATTTAAATGAATTATTATTGGCATATTGTTTAATTTCATCTATACTTTTACCTTGTCGAATAGATAAGTCAAACATCTGTTGAACAAATCTAGCACTGGCTTGACCTTCTAGTTTCTTATCATGAGCCAATTGTCGAAAAATCAATTTAAATTCATCATACTTATCTTTTCCCAATGATTGTTTATCCGCCATTCTTCGTTTTAAATCATCTTGATTTAATTTATCTTCAATAGCAGATCTCTTTTTAGCATAAATTTCTTCATCTCCAACTAAGGAATTAAACATTCCTCCGAAAAAGCCTTCTCCGTATTTTAAAATATCTCGCTCTTTTTTTAATAATTTAGCCCTTTCTTTAAGATTTGCTAATTGGTTTAAATCATCTTCACTTTTATTTTTCTTTAATTGAAGAATTAAAACTTCATCTTGAGCCTGTAAATATTCTTTATTTTTTTTGTTAGTTTTCTCTTCTTTGAAATCTTTATTTTTATTGTAAGCATCTACAGCCTTATATGTGGCAAATGTTAATGCTCCTAAAGCGAGACCAACTCCTCCTAATTTCAACAACATTGGACCAGAAAGTCCAACCAATGAATTAAGAGCAATATCTATCATTTTTTTACCAAGATATTTTGCCGCAGATTTTGCCATCATAACGGCTGCTACTCCAGCAATGGCTAATCCAATTATTTTCCAAGTTGTTGGACTAGTTATAACTCCAATAAGCATATTACCTAATTCTTCAAGTCCAGGTTTCAAATGATCTTTCCAAAAAGTATTAAGTCCTGGTTGTAAATGATCTTTCCAAAACGTCATTAATATTGGTTCCATTTTTTTCCAGGCTTCACTTAAAACTGGTTGAGCAACGTTCTCCCAAACCTTTTTCATTGTAGGATATAATGCAATTGCTCCAGTCAATATTGCTCCCCACTTCGCAATATCCCACATTGTAGAACTAGCATCTTTCATTTTCATCCAACCATCACTTATAGTAGTTCTTAATTTTTTACCATTTTCGTTAGATGTTGTTATAAATTTTTTATTAGAGGCATGAATTCCAGATAATGTTTTAAATAAATCCTTTTTCTCAGCCTCAATAAATACTCCATTACCATCTTCTTTAGAAACTTCTTTTTGACCAGTTTTTGATTCACTCTTATTTTTTGTTGATGAAGAGTTAGAAATCATTTTCATATTATGTTGAACATCTGCATTCATAGTTTTAGTCATATCATTAATGTGACTATAGAATGATGATAGAGTCTTTACTACTTCTGATTCTGTTTGACGAATACTAGAGTATACTTGCTCCAAGTTTGATAGATTCATCTGCTGATTATTCATTTATTTCTCCACAATAAGTTCTATCTTATTTATGAATTATATAATATGAAGTGTCCATCTATCAGTAATATCATCAGAAAATATTCCATTTATAAGATCAACGTCTTGTGATATAAATTTTATTTCATTTTTATACTCTTCCAATTTATTCTTCCCATTTAAAGATTCTGATACATTGATACTAGAAATAATTTTCATTCTACATTCTCGCTGAGATTCATTAAAAAAAAGCCAAACTGATAATTGATGATAATTTATAATCATTAATTGTTCATTCTCTTCATCTGGTTGTTTAAATTCTAGATTAGCATTTTGTGCATCGTAAGTTTCTTTAAAATCTTCTTCTAAAATTAACTTAATTCGTGAATACATTTTTTCCATAATTCTCTCCTAATACTAATAGTTGTGTAAATCACACGTTACTGAATCCAAGTATACAATTACTTGGATTCATTAATCATTTTCCAATCACCTTGTTGAAGTTTCTTAGTATTCTCTTCAACTTTATAAATAGTACTTCTTTCACATGATGGACAGACCATAATAGTCTCATGTTCATTTAATTTCATATAAGTAGGTCGTTCAAATTCTATTGAACAAAATCGACATTTAAACATAATATTCTCCGATATATATTAATAAGATATTATAATATATCAAGAAACTCATATTTTTTTAATTTTTTATTTCGCATATTATATGGAGAAATAAAATATTTTAAATTTAATGATTTTTGATAAATTATATTAATAATAATGTTTTATTGAGAAATTTATGAAAAAAGTAATAAAGGAAATTCGAATAGAATATAATAATTGTTTAGAGTGTAATGAGAAATTTATTTCTTACTTTAATGATGAAACTATTTGTAAAACCTGTTTTAATAAGAATGATACTGAAGAATTTAAAGATAATAATTTAGCAAGATGTCCTAATTGTAAGAATATCATTATTTGTGAATATGAGTATGAATCATTTACTCATATTTGTCCAAAATGTGGTTTTCAATCATTCATAAATATTGAGTATGAAAAGAAAATAACTAGTCCGAAATTAATTATATAAATGGAGAAAAAAGTGTTTGAATTGGCGTTAATTATGAAAAATAAATCATTGCGAAAGGAGAATTATGAATTACACCGAGAGATTTTAAATTTAAAAGAGGAAATTAAGTCTCAATCAAAAAAATTATATTTAAATGAAGTTATAGATGAGAGTTGTCATATTCCAAACTTAAATGGAAGAACTTATGATGATCTACTTCATCCGTTACCTTCAATTAATTTACGTGAATATCCATTTAATGTGTTAGAATGCAACTCATTTAATGACAATCAAACCCGTATTTTAAATGAAATCCTTCGATCAACCTTTAAAATTAAATTAGGAAATTTACCTAGACAATTTGGTAAATCCACAATTCAATTCGCATTAGCAATAAGAGAAGTTACAAGAAAAGATGTGAATGATGATATCACAGTATTATACTTTACTAGTAGATATAATATAAAACAATTATCAAAAAAAATGAAACATATCCGTTCAAATATGCCAAATCGAAAAATGATATTTTTCACCTCTATCGAATCATTGCGTGGTCAAATTAATCCAAAAACGAAATTGAAAATATTCATTGATGAATATTCTAACATGAATATGGCATTTAAAACTGTTTTATCGAAAGATTTTATATATAAATGTAATGTGGAATCTCTAGTAGCATTATCTACTAAAGAACCCTTCTCAACATATAACTATGAATTTAATCAATTGTATGAGTTTACAGAGAAAAATGTCACTTCCAATTGTCATATCATTGATAATGTACTTAGTCTCAAATAATCAATTCAAAATCAATAAATAACTCCTGATGACTAACTGTTAATTAGGAGTTTATAAAATGTTTTTACCTCGAAAGTGGTCAGTTAAATTATATATTCGATATTATTTGCCATTCATTTCTAAAGTCGGAAACACATTAAGTAATTTTTATATTTGGAAGCATAAGCATTTACAAGAAAGATACCATTTACAATTTGGCATTCTTAGTCGAATAAAATTATATGAAAATTTAAGACAATATATCCAAAATAAATTTATTTTTGAAAAAGAAATGGGTTATCCAAATTGGACTCCATCCCTAAAAAATATGATTTGTTTAGGTTTTAAAGGGAATTCGTTAGATTTCGCTAAGAATATTAGTGAGTTATTGGAAGTGGTGATGGGAATAAAATTACATCGAATTATTCATGTGGTTCATATTAACGCATTAGGTGAAGTGATTAAATTTCAATCATTAGGTATCGTAATTGTTGCAGGAAGACGAATAATTTTAAATGAAGGAAAATTCTATAGATCATCAATTGACTCTTTTATAGGACAATATAATATAAAATATCTAGAATTTTATGATGAAAAGGGAAATATCATCCCTAAAACATACTTTACCGATTCTAATCTAAGTATTTAAGTCGTTGAACGATATGAAGAGAAAGTGTTAGCAAATCATTCACTCGAACTTCCACCAAATCTTCAAGCAATATTCTTTCTAATGTGTCGCAAGCCGAACAAGAGCCATAGTCAACTGATGTCATAACATAATCACTTGTTTCTGGTTGATAAGTATCTCTAGGAATAATGAATATAATTGTTCCTTGATAATGTCCATCATCAATTTTCGTCATTTTAGTGATATCGAAACTTTCAAACTCACAATCATAATGAATATATTGATCTATCGCTTCTTCATTAAAGCAAACCTCAAATATAGTTCGAACTATGTCCTCATAATTATAAAACTCTTTAATGTCAGTTTCTCGGAAAACTCGTTCCAACTCATCCTTCCTTTTGTCCCATAATGTAATAAATTCTTTAATCATAATTTTTCTCCATTTGTTGTTTCATTAATTTTAAAAATAATTTGGCGTTATTCGCAATTATGTTTCCATAATAATAATTCTATCATTTTGATCTCCAATTCCAATATAAGAATGTGTGTGCTGACTGATATAACTTTAAATCGACTTCATCTGGTTCAAAATTATTGCTATATGAACTATCTTCGCAAATACAAGATACTTTAGAATTTCCACTAGAGAACGGACACATATCGCATTTGATACCATCACATCGACCATTGTTTTTCGTAATTTCCAAACACGTTTCATGAAATTCTTTCTTCTCAGTATCAATCATATCGGAAAAAACATTCGGTTGAGTCCCATCAACTTCTCTATCACCTTTCAATTTATGATATTGCTGACTATGACGATTTAAATATTTCATAGCCTCCCGTTGAATAGTAATTGAACAATCCTCAACTTCATTATCACATTTCAATCCATCATAACAATAAATATATTTCTTATGATTAGATTTGGAAAATGGACACTTTGAACAATCAGCCTTTACACAAATACCATTCTCGTTAATTAATATAACACATGTCTCATAAAAATCCACATTAAAGTCAACCTTCCAGTTATGAGAAATGTCCGTCGATGAATATTTATTCTTCTCCCATGTCTCCTTTTCAAACTCCAATTGTTGAACCTTCTGTTTCATTTGAGCCAATTCTGAAGTAGCCCGTTTCAACTTCCTTAAAAATAATAATTCTATCATGATAATTTCTCCATCCTTTCCTTAAACTTCTTAGCATAATTCAATATAGTTGATTGTGACTTTGATCCTCCACTTCCCAAATTTTAGACCCGAAGTGTGAGTTTTAGAATTCATACTAGAGAAAGAATACCTAACACAATTAATCATCTTGCAATCTCCTAAGTCCGATATGATAATTCTTTCTGATCAGAAAACTTAGAATCATATGTGATAATGAATTTTTTCGCATTCTGTAATAAAACTCCATCCTCACTTGCTTTATCACTTACTCCACTTAATTTACTCTCAGAGCAACCAATATTTAGTACTGAATTCTTATAAGAAAATGGACAATCTTTGCAGTCCACAGACTCACATTTACCATTCTCAATTATGATCCTTAAACAAGAACCATAAAACTTCTCAACTCCAATTTCTTTCATCCCAGATGTGTCCAACTGAACATCCGACCCTAATGATTCAACCTCAATATTCTGCTCCAATTGCTCAATTCTCCGTTGTAACTCTCCAACCTTCACCCTAACTTGTAGAAAATCAGAAGCAATGTCCTTTAATTTTTTCCATAATAATAACTCAAGCATTAATAGTATATCCTCGACCATCTTCGCTGATTGAGATTTTCATGCCAGACGTGTCTAATACAACTCCTCCAGTTTCATTTAATCTCATCATTTCACTTCTCTCGTTTAATTTTTATCTCGCTTACAAAATCAATATAACACTTAATTATTCAAAAGTCAATTATTATTTCAATAAAAAGTCTCCTTCCTAAAAAAATTTCCCAGGTTCCCATTAAAATCCACGAAGTTCCATCACGTTCCGAACACCTCCGAAATATTCCGACATCCTGAGCCAAAATATTCCCTGGATCCTGGATGAGATCCATCAGTTAAAATATTCCCTGGATCCTGGATGAGATCCATCAGTTAAAATATTCCCTGGATCCTGGATGAGATCCATCAGCCAAAATATTCCCTGGATCCTGGATGAGATCCATCAGCCAAAATATTCCCTGGATCCTGGATGAGATCCATCAGTCGCCTGGTAACCGTTCAAAAAAATTAAGTCAATAGTTCGTCTATATATAAAAAGCGAAAAAATACAGTTTTGTATCAATTTTGAAACAATTCAAGAAATTTGAAAAAAAACAAGATGTTTTAATTTTTGAAAAAATGAATTTTTTTGTCTTTTTTTGTCTTTTCCAAAAACGAACAAAATTTGATTTTAAGAAACTTTTTCATTTTTTAATAGTTTTATATTACTTTTTTCAGAAAATTAAAATTTGACTTGCTTGCGTTGCAATTTTACAGAAAAATTTATTTATTGATTTTTTTCAGAAATAGATTTTTTAATTTTTCAGAATACTTGCGAATAGCAATAGTTTCATATTGCAAGTTCTAGTCGTGAGAAAAATAAAAAGAGTATTTTTTTCTCTATTTTAAAATTTAAAATTTAGTTTTTTTTTAAAAAAAGACATTTTTATTTATTTTTAATTGATTTTATTAAAAATAAAAGTGATTTTATTTTGTAGTAATTTTAATTACTTACAAAACAGTTTAAAAAAATTGCAAAAAATAATTGACTAAATGGAAATTATATGCTATTATTTTATAAGAAACAACGCTCTTTTAATTACTTGACTGTATAACAATATCGTTATACAGTTTTTTTTAAACATTTTAGTCAAAATAAGACTTAAAAATTAGGAAAATTTTATGAAAAATTTAACAGAAAAATCAAACAACAATTTTAATCTTAATTTGTCAGATAAAGAAAGAACAAGTTATCTTGCAAATTTAGAAACTGAAAAAAAAAATGACGAAAAAATCAAAGAAGTTGAACTTGAAAAGAAAAAAGTTTCTCAATTTTTTGATAATTTGAATTCTACAAAACGATATAAACTTTTAGAAAATTTAAGTTTCAAGTCACTGTATGCAGTAAAGAATTTTGAAAAGTACTTTATGTCGGAAAAATTTTGCACAAAACATGATATAAAAAATAATTCAGATTTTATCACTGGAAAATTAGTTATCACGATGCAAAATGGAAAAAAGTTTAAAGTCGAAAAAACTGCAAATTTATTGAATTATAAAGAAAAGTGCTTAAATTATGTTTATGCAAGTACTATACTTATTGCTTCAGTTATGAAAAGTGAAATTTTAGCAGAAAGTCAAGACATTATAAAAACAAACAATATGAATCTGAAATTTACACTTTCTGAATCTGGAATTTTTTCAGTTGCAAATTTATCGAAAAATAGTATTGTTATAATTCATAACTTTGCTAAAAATCAGAAAAATAATGCAAATTCTTTTGCGTTCCGAACTCTTAAAAATGTCTTATACACTAAGATAAGAAAAGGAAAAAATGCAACATCAAGAGTAAACGACATAATGATCTTGCTTAATCGAAGTAATTCTATAGTGCAACTATAGAATTACTTGAAACTTGCAAGACTTCAAAGTCTTGCAAGTTGTTTTTTAAACTGTTTTAAAATAGTTTAAAACAGTTTCTTTTTAAAACTAATAGTCAGTATAGACTTTAAAAACAGGAAAATTATCATGAAAAAATCAACAACAACAACAACAACAACAACAACAACAAAAGAGACAGTTTGTGAAAAGTGCAATATCTTTAATATTGATATTCCATATGCACTGTTTCATGATTCTTTCATTAAAGAATATGATAATGATGTTTATAAAATCTTTGAATTAAATGATAATAATTATGAAGGAATTTCGTATTCCAAAAAATGCGAGTTTATAATTATTTTAATGTCTATATCAAAAGATATAGATAATGAAGAAATGTTATTTCATATGCTCGACAATAATGGAATTGATGAAATGAGTGAAAAAATGATTGAAACAAAAAAGTATTTTTTTACTATGCATAGTTTTGAACTTGCTGTTGAGTACAATTTTTATGTAAACGATCTCGAGTATATTATCAGAAACGGAAAATTTTCGAATGATGAGTTTGATAAAATCGAATCTGAATTGAAACGATTAGATATGTTAAAAAAATAATATAATTCCAAGATTTTGACAAAAAGTAGTTGCGAATAGCAACTACTTTTTATCGTATTCCTAGTGTCAATTTTTTGACAACGGAATTGACTTCAAAATGAAAATCTGGCTTTCTCTTTCACTTTCACTTTGTACCGTCCTATTCGGGAGTATTTAGATATTATAGGGCAGGTACCTTCCCGATTTTGTTTCATATTTTTTTGAAATAGGATAGGGTTGATTTTCATTAATTGAAATGAGGGCGGGTATCATTTCGCAAAGAAATTCCCGATATGTCTACATTGTTTTTGAAAACTTAGAAGTATTTTTGTTTTGATTTTTTTTGATTTTATCTCACTTAATTTTTGATTTTTTTTTTGAATATATATATATTCCCGATAGTATATATAATAGATTTTTTTGATTTTAAATATCAAATATTAAAATAAAATTGACAATTTTATTTTTATTTTTTTGTTATGATAATTGATTTTTTTAAGTATATAGTTTACTATTCATTTTTCTATATCGTTTGATCTCGATTGAATATGGAACTATTTAAGTATCATTAAAATGAAAGTAAAACAGTTTCCATTTTAATTGTTTTAAAATGGAATAAAATAAAATAGAATTAAAACAGTTTTAATTTAAATTAATTTAAAATAGAATTGACACGGGAAAATTTATGTGTTATAGTTACTTATAAACAATCGATATTGATTGTTTGTTTTTTTTAAACTTTTTAGTCAGTAGAGACTTTAAAAACAGGAAAATTATCATGAAAAAATCAACAACTGTTACAATGTATTTCAATTTCATTTCCCAATTCGCGTTATCAGAAAATAACGCTTGCAGAGATTATCATAAAAATGATATTGAGGAAATGATAATTTCTGAAATTGATCTAAATTCAGAAATTATCAGAAATTTTATTTATTTTCAGTGTCTCAAAAATTTTCATATGATAACTTTAGATTCTTTGAAAGTAGAATCATATGAAATAATAGTTAATGATGATGATTTTGATCTTACAAAAGTAAAGTTTCAATTTTCATATGATGATGATAGAAACATTGACGAATTTAAACTTATAATCAAAGAGAATTTTGATTTTTAATTTCAAGATTTTGACAAAAAGTAGTTGCGAATAGCAACTACTTTTTTTTATATAATACTATTCCCTATCGAGGTCAATGTCTCTGTACCGTCCTATTTGGGAATTATATTTATCATCATGGTTTGATTTTACTTTAGTGACGACCTATCGTGGTTGGGAACCGTCCTATTTGGGAATTATATTTATCATCACGGTTTGATTTTACTTTAGTGACGACCTATCGTGGTTGGGAGCCGTCCTAGATGGAGTCAAACCTATATGAACATATAATTCCCGAATAGGACGGTCGAATGCAAGATGGAAATTCCCTCGACTGATTTATGTTGATACTTATTGAAACAAGATGAATCATTTTTTAAGTGAGTTTAAATTAGGGAAGGTATCGATCTAATAAAATAATATAGAAGCCTATTGTGATTTTAAAATTATTTTATAGTTATTTTTTTTTAATTTTAAGGAATAAAATTGACAAATTTTATTTTATTTTTTCGTTATGTCAATTGATTTTTTCAAGTCTTTCCTTTACTATTAGTTTTTGAATATCGTTTGATCTCGATTGAATATGGAACTATTTGAAGTATCATTAAAATGAAAGTAAAACAATTTCCATTTTAATTGTTTTAAAATAGAATATAATATAATATAATAGAATAGAATTAAAATAGTTTTAATTTAAATTAATTTAAAATAGAATTGACACGGGAAAATTTATGTGTTATAGTTACTTATAAACAATCGATATTGATTGTTTGTTTTTTTATTAATTTTGTCAGTACAGACTTTAAAAACAGGAAAATTATCATGAAAAAAATTAAATTAACATCGTATGAATTTGAACAAATTTTTGATGCAACTTTAAGTGATAGTGTACTTTTTTTAGCAAAATCAAAAACTAGATTAAATGAAGATCAAGAGTATGATTTATTTAAATCATTAATTGATATGCATAAAAGAGCGTTTGAGGAACTTAATAATGATACTAATATTGATATTGAAAATAAAAAAATTGCAATGGAACTTCTAGCGAATTTACTACAAACTTCATATAAATTTTATGAGTATATGAAAAAAATTAGTTGTTTGAAATTTGATAAAAAAACTATTCAAATTCATTTTGATAAAAAAACATTAAATAAAAATATTTTAGTTGAAATGTTAAATAATAGTGATTTAACAAAAGAAGAAATCTTGCAATTTTCATAAATTTGAAAGATATTTGATAAAAGTAGTTGCGAATAGCAACTACTTTTTTTTATATAATATTATTCCCTATCGAGGTCAATGTCTCTGTACCGTCCTATTTGGGAATCATTATTTCTCATCGAGGTCAATGTCTCTGTACCGTCCTATTTGGGAATCATTATTTCTCATCGAGGTCAATGTCTCTGTACCGTCCTATTTGGGAATCATTAATTCTCATCGAGGTTCAATTTTACTTAAATGACGACCTATCGTGGTTGGGAACCGTCCTAAATGGATTTAAACCTATATGAACATATAATTCCCGAATAGGACGGTCGAATGCAAGATGGAAATTCCCTTTAGTGAATTGATTTAAATAATTATTGAAACAAAATGAATCATTTTTTTAATTCAATTATAAATTTAGGGAAGGTATCGATCTAATAAAATAATATAGAAGCCTATTGTGATTTTATAATTATTTATAATTATTTTTTTTAATTTTAATGAATAAAATTGACAAATTTTATTTTATTTTTTCGTTATGATAATTGATTTTTTTTAAGTATATAGTTTACTATTCATTTTTCCATATCGTTTGATCTCGATTGAATATGGAACTATTTGAAGTAAGTTTATTTTGTTTATTATTATATCATTTTATTATTTTTAAAATATTTTTACTTTAAAATAATTTTAATTTAAAATAATTTGAAATAGAATTGACACGGGAATTATTTTATGTTATAGTTACTTATAAACAATCGATATTGCTTGTTTGTGTTTTTAAACTTTTTAGTCAGTACAGACTTTAAAAACAGGAAAATTATCATGAAAAAAATTAATGTGTTCGGAAAAGAAATTGATCATGAATTGTTTCACATTGCTTTTGAAAAACAATTTGATACTGAATTAGAGAGACTGTATGCTATAGATGAGTATACAAAAGATTTTGATTTTACGCTTGCTTTTATTGACTCAAGAAAACATGAATATTCAATTGAAGAAAAAGCAATATTTCTTTTTCATATAATTGATGTTGCGGGAATTGCCGACGAAGCAGAGGAACTGGGAAAAAGAGATTTTAAATTTCGAATTCAAGAATTAAAACTAGCATTGGAATATGAAAGTTTTGATGATTTAAATTTTATTCTAAATCATTTTGATGATCTGGAACAAAATGCTTTAGAGATTGCTTTATTAATCACAAACTCACTATTGAATATACATTTTGATGAGATGTCACATTTTTCAAAACTAGAAAATATTGCAGAACTTGTGAAGCGTTAGATATTTGATAAAAAGTAGTTGCGAATAGCAACTACTTTTTTTTATATAATACTATTCCCTATCGAGGTCGAATCGTCTCTGTACCGTCCTATTTGGGAATCATTAATTCTCATCGAGGTTCAATTTTACTTTAGTGACGACCTATCGAGGTCAATGTCTCTGTACCGTCCTATTTGGGAATCATTAATTCTCATCGAGGTTCAATTTTACTTTAGTGACGACCTATTATGGTTGGGAACCGTCCTAAATGGACGATATAAATTAGGGAAGGTATTGATTGAATAAAATAACATTGAGACCTATTGTGTTTTGATAATAATCATTTTTTATTTCAAGTATATACTTTACTATTCATTTTTCCATATCGTTTGATCTCGATTGAATATGAGACTATTTGAAGTAAGTATATTTCTTTTTTTTTATAAAATTAATTTGAAATGGAATTGACAAGGTCTCATTTAAGTGTTATACTAGTATTATAAACAATTGATATTAATTGTTTGTGTTCTTATTAATTTTTTAGTCAGTAGAGACTTTAAAAACAGGAAAAGAAAATGATTATTATAAACGATTGTAAAGTATCAGAAAAAGACTTCAGATCACTTTTTATCAATTCCACACTTACCCAAACCCTCATGATTTTGGCTCAGTCTGATACTGATTTGACCGAGACAGAAGAGTATCAATTATTCATGTTTTTAATTGATACAAGTAATATTGAAATATCATCATCATTAATATCGTCTCTACTATCAACAGGGTCGTATAAATTTTATGAATATATAAAAAACACTACTTCACTTAAATTTGACTTAGAAACAATTTAAGGAAGTAGTAATAATAATATCAACGATGGACACTTAAAAAAATTAAGGGTTTATTTTCAATTTACACTGTACCGTCCTTTTTGGTAACCATCCTCATTTAGGGTTCATACTTGGATTCCACCTAATTAAATTCAATATTGAGGTATCATATCAATCGGGACGGTTAAACCCTAACGAGGTTGCAATTGAAATATTACCAACCGAAGTCAATCAGTATCAAATACAAATTCCCTCCACTTCAGTCTCACTTTAATTAACCCTACTTCATTTTGTTTCACTTTCAATTCATTTCATCCTATTTCATTTTCAAGTGATCCTTTTATGATATTTGCAACGAAAACAATTTTTGAATAGTAAAGTATTAGTGATATCATTTTGACTCAGAATCAACACCGGTTCAATTCATTTCATTATTACTGAAGTCCTCACTTGTTTATTGATACAAGGTTCCATATTGACTTGAAATGAAATTGCAATGGTTTCAATGAGGGTAAAATAATGATAAAATGATATTAAAAAGTCTTGACATGGTTTCATTTAAATGTTATAGTAGTATTATAAACAATCGATATTGATTGTTTGTTTTATTAATTGTTAAGTCAGTAAAGACTTTAAAATCGGAGACTATTATGAGAATTAATTTTGAAGTCCTTGTGAAAAATGCGAAGTATGTGTTTGAAAGATTCAGTGTCGATACTGTTTTTAGAGACGGTGAATATTGGGCATACGTGAAGGACTTAGACTCTTGGGCAATTGGTAACACAGAAGACGAAGTGGTGGAAAGTATTGCCAATCACTTCTCATCAAATGGGAAGTATGAAGTACGAACAACAAAAGGAGAATAAAATGAAAAAAGTAATATTGAACCACGTGGAATATTGGCAAGACGAGAACAACAACAAATGGTCAGACTGCACTGAAGAAGAGGCAATTAAGAAGTCTTCTTCATTAGACAATTGTACTGATTGCACCAATTGCACTGACTGCACAAGAAGTCACCATTGTTATTACTCGACAAGGCTCATCAATTGTAAAAATGTATCATATTCATATGACTGTACCGATTGCACGAGCCTTTCGTATTGTCAATGGTGTTTAAATTGTGATAATTGCCAAGAGTGTTCTGATTGTTCAAATTGTTTGAATGAGAATGGTATTGATAATGCGACACCATCATCACAATTCTCAATAATTAATTGACTTGGCTACTTTTATATGTTATACTATATATATAAACAATCGATATTGATTGTTTGTTTTATTAATTTTTAAGTCAGAGAAGACTTTAAAATCGGAGACTATTATGAAGAAAGTATTACTTATCGCCTTAATTGGAATCATTGGAATCGGCTATTACAACAATCAAGAAGAGGCAGACGAGACTATGAGAGAAATGTATGAGTATGGTCGTTGCACTTATTGGAAAGTGATGGAAACCAAAGTATCACTCTCTGAAGTACCTGCGAAAATCAAGTGTGAATTAAAAGGCATGGGAATATTATGATTGAATTGGAAATTAAAAAACAATACGACTTATTGGAAACCTGTGAAATAGTGCAAGTCAATACAGACGACTTGCACGAGGCAATCGAAAAAGTATTACAGGCAAAAAATCACACTATGGAAGACTTGGTTCTCCTTAATGAAGAAATTCACTACCGACATCAGAAAGTCGGAGGTAGAATTATTAAATTCAATAAGGACGACTTACATAAAAGGAGAATATTATGAGAAATAGGCCACGCAAAAAGACTTTACTAGACTTATTCAAAAAACGACCTCCAATTAGAAAACGGAGAAAGTGATGTGGGACTTTATCAAATGGCGACTAATTGCAATATTAATAATTTTGGGACCATACGTGTACTTATCAACAGGTGCATTTAGTGGTATTCCATTAGACGATTGGAATATATATATGGGACTTTGGGCAATGATAATAATACTTATTGCAGGACCATTGCCCTATATTATTTCAGGAACGTTTTCTGCGGCATACTTTGGCGTTTTAATTGTTGGAACACACTATCATACTCCTTTCTTTGAAATTCCTTGGTTCAATTTGTTTTTGTTTACGTCAACCTTCAACGTGATATTGGGTGGAATACTAACAATTCCTGTATGGTTAATGAATAAAGTAATATTAAAAACGGAACAAATGAGGCTTGATAACAGACGACATGGGAGACACTAATGTTAATATCAAAGGCAGATGCAATGTACTTATGTAATTATAGGGAATTCACTTACTATAATCGAGGGTTAGAACAAAAAGTGTGGTGTTTTAAAGTAGAAGACTTCCTGACCATTATTAATAAGTGGAATTGGGAGAGTGCGACAATGAAGGCTAATTACATATACTATTATAAGTCCACTGACTCAGTAGAAGTGAGTGGTGATGACATATATGAGGCGAACGACTCTAGTCAAAAGTGTCATTGTGAGAGCCATGGAATTGAGTATATAACGGGATAGGGAAACCGGCACTCGTCACAGAGTGCCGGTTTCTGAGGTGACTTTCAACCGTCCTACTTGGGCCCTCTCCATTGGTTAGGTACCTAACCGATCATCAAAAAATACTTTCATATAACGTTGACTTGGCTAATATTATATGTTATACTAGTATTATGAAAGTATCAATAGTGTTACTTTCAATTGATTATTAATTTAGAAGAAAGGAGACTTATGATGGTAATGCCTAAAAGAAAAGACTTGATGATATTGGTGAATCAAATGAGGTTAACCAATGATGAATGGAAAGTGAGGGGAAATAATTTCATCATTAATATGGAAAAGAACCGACGACGAAGAATGGCCCTTATTAATAACAAAGTGTATTCGGACTCCTTGAATTATGATGATAGTGTAATACACGGTAATGAAGTCTCACTTCCTATTTTCGAAAAGTATCAATAACATAAAGTAAAGTACTTCAATATTACTCAAAAATCAAGTCCCAGACAATCAAAAACAATCAAAGAAAAGTAACACTTATTTGAATTTTTTTACTTCAAACATAAATTAATTGACTTGGCTAATATTATATGTTATACTAGTATTATGAAAGTATCAATAGTGTTACTTTCAATTGATTATTAATTTAGAAGAAAGGAGACTTATGATGAAAGTAATTGTTGTAACCGTAACGTATAAAAATCAAGTGAATGACCAATTCGTGTTTGACTTTCACGATAGGGATGCCGCAGAAAATGAATTTATTAACCAAATAGTGAGGCATGATGGTGAAGTAGTCGACAAGTATCACAGAGAGGCGTTAATAGGAGACGGAGTCTGCGACATTCAATATGGGCAAGTGTCAATTAATTTTTTAGAGTATATCAACAAAAGTAATTGACTTGGTTGATATTATATGTTATACTAGTATTATGATAGTAACAATAGTGTTACTATCAATTGATTATTGATTACTTAAAACGGAGGCTATCATGTTAACAACAACGATTCAAAACCACAAAGTCGCATACTCATTAGACGAGTATGATAAATTAAGCCACTTTGCAATCATCACCAAGACAAAGGAGTCTGAAGAGGAAACAAGGACGATTAAAATGATCATCGAAGAAATGGTCAGAAAGTATAATTAGGGTACAACAACGAAGGGTCATTTCAATAGTGGAATGATCCTTGCATTATGATGAGAATAACAATTTGAAGGAGAATAAAATGAATATGATTTTCGAAGAAGTACTTGAGGAAAGGAATGGACATTACTGTCACTGTGTGGAAGTCAATGAGGTTTATGAATTGGAAAGTATTGCCGATTCCATTTGTGAAGTGTATGGTGAAAAGTATGGGGAAGAAGAAGTGATTGACTTCTTGGAAAGCCTAGAAGTATATTCATTGGATGATGCCAATGAATCAGAAATATTTGCATTCTCCTTCACTGAGTACGTGAAGGGAACAATTTAAAATGGAGGTCATTATGTTATTTAAAACAACAACGACTAAAAGGACTTTCTTGAAGAAATTAAGGGACACAAAATTCTCATATGATGCCAAGTCATTCTTGTTTGCATATTATCACCAATTGAGTGATGAAGAGGGAAACGTAGACTTGTTAATCAAGGATATTACTGATGAATGGACTGAGACAGAAAAAATTGAAGTAAAAACCATCACTAATGCAATGAAAGAATTTATTCATCGCCTTAAAAATGGTCACTTAATATATTAAAAAGGAGGAAATTATGCAACAAAATAAAATGAATGATACCCAATTAAATCAAATAATGTTGGCAACAACAACGTTAATTGAAGGGTCCGGAACAATGAATACAAAGAATGCCTATGGTATACTTGACCATATCACCATCAATGATATTAAAAAGTACTTACAATTCAAGGAAACAGGGAGAATCAAGGATGCAATTTAGCCTATTAGTCAAAAGGACTTTCCAAGTCAATGATAAAGTGATGGTATCAAACAAAACAATTAACATAAACACAAAGGACTTAAGTGAAGCCATCGATCAAACAATTAATAGTCAAATGAATATACCAAATATGACGTTGACTTCTGGGATAATTAAGTGTGGACTTTTAGAATTAATCGTTATATAATTTACTATATTTCATTACTTTTCTTACGACTTCTAGGATCATACGTTTCTTCAATTTGTTTTTGGCGTTGACGAAGTGCGAAGGCGTAATTCTTTACAATTTTCTTATAGTAATTGTCCATGATTAGTACTTCTTTCCACACTTCCTCGGTAATAAGTCTGTTCTTGTAGTGGCGTTCCATCAATTCCATTTTTTCATTAAGTACTTGTTTAATTTCTGCATTAGTCATAATAAGTCTCCTTTTTGTTGTTATCGTTTGTAATATCAATATTAATAATACGAGTCAATAATAACATATAATATCAACCGTGTCAATAAAATAATAATTTAAAATAATTCATTATAACGTTGACTCGGTTGATATTATATGTTATACTATTATTATGAAAGTATCAATAGTGTTACTTTCAATTGATTATTAATTTAGTATGATGAGGGAAGTAAAATGATGAATCACCACGACAAAACAAAAATGGAAGACCTCCAAAGAGAGTACTTCGGAAACCAAAGGGCCGCAAAAGTACTCACAGAAGTAGTAAGGATTATGCAACCCGAAGACTTCGAAACAAAAGAATTGTTCTATGAAGAACGAACCATGCAACTCCGTGATATCGGAAGGTCCCACTTGAGAATGACAATATTACAAGAACAAATTGATGAATTGTACAAGTCATCCTTCAACGAAGCCGTAGACTTCGAATTCGAACGAATGGGAATCATCAAATAAAGTGAAAATTCCAACCAATTGTGTAGTGACGAAATCCGTCAATGATTTCAACCGGCAACACCATACAAATCCGACTCAAATCAATAAAAAGTCGGTTACCACTAAGTACTCATAACCATTCAACCATCCAACCCAAGAAATAGGATCACCTCGAGGCGAAAACGAAAAAGTCCACTCAAATCCTATCAGTCCAATATAAACAAGTCCTAGTGACGATTTTCTCTAATGATTTCAACCGTGCCGGTTTCCAATTTTATCCCGAATTCGACCGTCCTAAGTGGAGTCCGTCCTAAATGGATCCAATCCTCGCAAACACGCATATCCATTGACCATAAGTCCAGGATCCTCGATGGTTAAGGGAAACCGGCACTCGTTCCCATAAAAACACAGGATTCATCAATACTATACTACTAAGTACGTGCCCTTTCGCGACACAGACGAACCGGCGAATCAATATAATGACCAACAATATATGATAGTGTGACTTTAAGAACAAAAATTACTTCACTTGCACTTTACTATTAAGAATTTTTTATCGTTGCATACAAGTCAACCACTAATACCCATTAATGAAAAGGGCATACACTATTTCCACTATATTAATTGAGAGCCTTCGTCCCACACCCTACCTCCCTAAGTGGAGTCCGTCCTAATAGGGAATCAATACGAAAAAAGCCAAAGTGAGGACTGAATAAGTCCTCACTTCATAATAGTCCTAATGATTACTTCTTTTCGTTGGACACAGTCTCTTTCACTGTTTTAGCCTCAGTAGCCACTTTTTTCTCGTATTGTGGCTCAATTTTATGGTCAGCCGCGTACTCTTTTACTTTCGCAGTCGCAAAGTACACCATATTTGCGAGAGACCTAACCAACATTTCTTCTGACTTGTATTGATCCTTGCGTACTTCAATCACTTCATCACCCTCTTTACGATTAAAAACAACCGCATACACTTCTTTCTTCACTGTACGAGGGTTCTCTTTACTCACTGCAACGTCCTTATTGAAGTCCACGTTCTTTACGTCCTTTTTACTCCTCTTACAATGTACTTCAAAGTGATCCTTCACGTTGTAAATTTCAATGATACTACGAACCCACTCTGCAACCATTTTGTAATTCACTTTCAATTGATCCGCATTCTTCTTTCCACCATTCGCCTTAAAAAATTTTGCATGTGCAGCCATCTTCAATTTCTTCTTCGGCTCTCTAGGAACAGGCCTCTCGACCCTTGCAGTCCCTTTTAATTTGATAGACTTCTTAGACACCTCAACAGGAATACCGTTCATCGCATTCATTTCAGCCTCTAATGAATCAATGCCGTGTACAATTGGAGCCTCATTGCCATTAACGATTTCTTTTTTTACTTCACTCATAATAGTCTCCGATGTTATAGTCTTTTCTGACTCAAAAAAGTATTAAAAACACAAACAATCAATTTCAATTGTTTATATACATATTATAACACAATAAAACAACCAAGTCAAATAAAATGACTTTTATTTTTATTCGCACTGGCCCTTACAATTGTCATTAAAGTGAGGATCCTAAAAGTCGAAGTCACCTTCAACGCGTCACGCCCAAGGCAATCACTAATAGGATCCATCATCACAAGTACGCAGGGTCCCTTAATTTTATCGGTTAAGGGAAACCAGGGTGAGTGTTGAAAAAACAAAAAGTCTCACTCACTTTAATAGTATATCATAATTAAATGACCCTGTCAAATATTCCATATAAGTAATTCGCCTTATATAAGGAAAAAGGATGAAGACCAAAAAAACAAACAAAAGTCGCCTATAAATTATAAGAAATTGGAGGTCCTTATGGTAAAAAATGAGGACCAATTAATAGTATTGAAAATGATTAATTGAGGATCCCTATATTTTATAAGTCGACAATGGATAATTTGGTATTGGTTGGTATTGGTTGGTTGGTATTGGTTGGTTGGTATTGGTTGGTAATGGTCGGACGGTTTAATTTGTCTACACGCAACAACACACGTATTGGTTCGACATTGGACGGACAAAAAATGGTGATTTTCATTGGATGGGTTGCGGTTATTTGGATGGACTAATATGAAGAGGGAATAGGATGCAGTAAATTTTATGACCAGGACTTTGATTGTTTTCTACATGAAGGGCCTATTCCTAGGGCGATTGATTCTGGTGTTGTTAGGGTTCTTCCACACTTACAACACTTACCTACATGTTGTATTGAGTATCCTTTTGGAGGCCTTTTATTGAAGTACACTTGTTTTAAAGTCCAATTGAACACTTTAAGGACTTTTGATGATGGTGTTATATTGGACTTTTTTGTTAATTTTAATTGGTACTTGTCTAGTATTCCTATATACTGGTAATTATATTCATTATTGGGTCCTGTTAATAATCCTACGAATAGTGGGGAGTCTTCATCATTGGGTTTTTTTGACACTTTAAAGGTGTAGTGTTCATTTTGTGGGTTTGATACTGTAAATATTGCATTCCCTTGTATGAAGAATTTTATATTGGTTATTTGGGCGTTCATAATATTCTCCTTTGTTTAACACCGGGGGTGTTGGGTTTTCGTCGACTAATTGGTTTCATTTGAGGGCTGACGATATAATAGAGGGGGAGTGACTTACTACTCACACTTTCATTTCGTTGAAGGGTTGCATATGGATTTATTTGGTTTTGTCTACTCAACATTCGACATCGTTGTTTTGGTTTCTTCATTATTCTTTTCCGACACTTTGATATTCATTCGCAAGACCTTCACTTTGTTCACATTCATCGCAACCAATGCAGTCTTCGCAATTGTTACACTTTATACAAGATTCGCATCCTGAACAATGGTTGCAATCGGTGCAGTCTTCGCAAAAGGACGCATTGGCACTATCTACACACCATCTGCAGTCTGTGCAATTCTCACAATCATGGCAGTCTTCACATCGTTCGCAGTCGGTACAATTAGTACAATTTTTGAGGGTCTTAGACTTCTCAATGGCTTCTTCTTCAGTGCAGTCTGACCACTTGTTGTCGTTGTCGTCTTGCCAGTATATCATTTTTTGTGTTACAATTTTTTGCATTGTTGTCTCTCCTTTGTATGAATTAATCACTCTAACAAGTCACTATTGACTTTTACTTTATAATAGTACTATAACATATAATATCAACCGAGTCAACATTTATCGAATTTTTCTAAGTCTTTTTTCACACCTTCAATTAAATTATTCAACGATTGAATTTTATTGGAGTCATCAACACCTCTTTTTTGCCAATCACTTTTCCACTTATTGAGGCCTTTTAGTGTGATGATGAGGTCTTCTTTTGTTTCTGATTGCCTTTTCTTTTTGCGATTCTTTTTCCCGTTGACTTTATTATTCTTAATCATCCATTTGTGTACTTCATTCATATCGTAACGGAGGCCATATATTGTCTTTTCATTTGGGAGTCCTTGTTTGATGAATAGTGAGACTGCGGCTCTAGTGATATTATATCGGGCACATATATCGTTGGTTGTCGACTTTGATTCGTGGAAATTTAGGGCATCATTCTCTAACACCCATTGTTCTACTTCGAGGATATTATATACTCTCATACTTTTTGGGAACAGGGGACTTTTTTGTTCAGGGAGTCCGTGACTTCTCCAAACGTCGTACTGTCTTTTTTTGAGGTTATAATTTTGTTTTAATTCCTGGGTTGTCCAATGATTCATGACTTTATTCTCTATTAACCATTTTTCTACTTCATTGGCATCGAATGACATTTTAGAGAATATTTCTCCTTCGTGTGGAAGACCGTGTGAGACCCACATCAAGACTGTTGCCTTTGTGCAATGATATCCTCGCATTAATTCCTTTCCATTCATCTTGATCTCCATAGTGTTAAATTAATAATCAATTGATAGTGTCACTATTGATACTATCATAATACTAGTATAACATTTATTTTAGACCATGTCAATTATTTCTGATGGAAATTTCATTTGATGCGGAGTCTATTGATGTCCATTTATTTGTAAATTCCAAGGAGTCTTCTTTTGCCTCATTTGGAAATGTCAGTCTGAGGATTTTAAAGAGGGTTAAAGTCTTATGAACAGGTGAAGTCAAGTATAATTCAAATAAGGCATTACATTTGGAATCGGTCTTTGAGTGTTCGATGATATCATTAAACATTTTTAACCCTTTAGTGTCGAATTTCAATTCTTCTCTAAATTGGGCAATTTTCTTTTCTATCATTTTATTCTCCTCGTTTCACGTTAACGTAATTAGAACCATTAGAAACACGAATCTCTAAACATTTAGTGCAATTTTTGCAGTCGGTGCAATCAGTGCAATAATCACAGTGAAAACAATTATTACAATTCACACATTGGTGACAATGTTCACAACCGTCTAAATTCCCACATTCAGTACAATTAGTGCAATTTGTGCAATTCACACAATAGGTGCAATCTTTGCAATTAGTGCAATTTCTAAGGGTCTTAGACTTCTTGATTGCCTCTCTCTCAGTACAGTCTGACCAAGAATTTCCATTATCGTCAACCCATGTTACTATTTTTCTCATTTTAATTCTCCTATGATTGAACACTTAATATTGTAAATTTCTCCGCAATTTCATCATGAAGGGTCTCGGTCAAAACAGGCAATTCATCGCAAAGTAAAATGGCCTCGTCACTAGTGATATCCTTAATTGCGACTCTAGTCACATTAATATTATCACCATGTGTCCAATATTGCCACTGTAATATTGAATACTTTTTATTTGTTTTGTTATCCTTTACCTCATGTAATTGGACGTGAATAAAGGGATGATGGAATTTTTTAATTCTCATTGTGGCTTCGTTACTACTCGACATTGTTTTTGGCAATATATTCATTTTAATTCTCCTCATTAATAGTCTTAATGGTGGTCAAATATCGTTCGCCATAATACATTGCTACAAAATATTTCATCACATTGCTCCATATATACTCTCAATTGTTTTGGTTTGTTTTCGTGAAGAATTGGGATGTTTATATTGGTGCGACATTTCTTTCCCTAATGCACACATGAAGAATTTAGCCAATGTATAATTATCATCACTGACATCTAAATTGTCCACGTCTAGTGTTCCCGATGCGAACACATGATTGACCTTCTCATCAATTGTATCTGAGAATTGGCTCATTAATTTGTCCAATTGTTCTTTCAACAGGGCTTTTTTTGTATTTTTATCACTCATCATTTTCCTCCGCATCTTCAATGAAATCATATTCGGTAATTGAATCGACATCGAAATCAAAAGTATATATTGGAGTTTGAAAATTCTTTAATTCAACAATAAATTTATTATTGAGGCTAAGTAAATAATCTCCACTCTTTAATTTCGACCTAACCATTTTTTCTTCATCTTTTTGAATTTCTACACCTTCCATGTTGGAAATTCTCAAATGTAATTCACCATTCACTTGTAAATTCATAATAGTCTCCGATGTTATAGTCTTTTCTGACTCAAAAAATTATTAAAAACAAACAATCAAAATTAATTGTTTATATATATAGTATAACACATAAAAATGACCAAGTCAAATTAACATATTAGAAATATGTTGAATGGTTTTAGGATCATTTTTATTTTCAGATAGTATTTTTCCCAATTCACTTATGGAGTAATATCGTTCAACAAGGTCGACATCTTTATGTTTACTAATGAATACTTGACCTTGTATGAGAATTAATTTATTCTGGGATTTTTTGTGACTTTCTATCCAACGTCTAACCTCACTATGTTCAAATCTAAACCCATGAATAGTATCTTCTCCTCGAAGTCCATTTTTTACCCAAAGAGAAACTGTCGCTCTAGTTACATTATACATTTCACAAATATCCGCAGTGCTCATTCGAGGATCTTCATCAAACATAGAAAGGGCATTTGTTTCTTCAACCCAAGTTTCTAATTTTACAATGTTATATATTGCCTTCTTTTTACGAATTGGACTCCACTCTTCGGGCAATCCATTATTTCGCCAAACTGTTAATTGTTTTTGTGAGAGGTTATATTTTTCTTTTATCTCCTTCACATTTAAGTATCCTATTATTTTATTGTCAATAAACCATTGTTGACATTCTTTTTCGGGGAAAGTCATTGTTGTGGGAGTTTCTCCCACATGTGGAATTCCCTTTGTGATCCAGAATCTAACGGTCTCTCTTGAGACTCCCATCAGTTCCATCAGTTCTTTATTGGTCATCTTTTTTCTCCTGTATAAAATCAGCAATAGTCATTTGTTGAGAAGAAGGATAAGTATCAATGATTCGTTTACATTCATCTATTATTTCGGGAATACAATCATCACCATAAAACCCTGAACATGAATCGAGTACTTCGTCGTCCTCATTGCGAATACAATATGCATAAACATCTCCTGTGACATAGTTATTCATTAATTTGACTTCGTTGGTTAAGTATCTTATGATTTCTTTTTCTCGTCTGGCATTTAATAGTTTATACCCATATGCATCCTTCATCTGATCCCGAGTAATATATATAAATCCCACTCTTCCTGAATCCCATGAGCAACTAAATGGAGTTGTTTGAATACTTATCCCACTATGTTCCATCATGTAAATTGGTAAAATTACTACTATATTCATCTCCTTTTGTAGGAATTCTTCCATTTCATCCCAATCATTAAAATCATTTTTATCAATACCCAATTCATTTTTATCACCAAAATCATATTCTCGATGAAATATTAACATTGTTGAGTTTTGATCCCAACATCTTGGACTTTCAAAATAATCATCATATGAAATTTCAATCGTATGATCCTTATAATTTATTTTTTGTATAGTTTCCATTTTACTCTCCTCTACTTTCATCAGATAAATGTTTATAAATTAACCCTACTTCATACATAACTTCTGATCTGGAGTAACCTCCTTTGTACAATCGTCTATCGATGAAGATTGCCCAAGAATAACAATCGTCTCCGCCATATTTACGATACTTCACTCGTTCGACAATTTTCTTGCCGAATCTCGCAGTCGCTTCTGTTTTTTTCATTTTACTCTCCTCAAAATTCATTAATAACACTTAGAAACTAACTTTTTTAAATTGTTTCATAAGTATATTCTAACATATAATATTGACCGTGTCAAATCATTATACTATTAATTACACTTTTTTTAATGTTTTATGTATATTCAGTATCAACTTCATAGTGGTTAACACTACTCATAATTATACCTCTCTTTTAATAATATTCAATGTGTGCAAATGGGATATCGAAGAATGATTTTCCCAACCAAGATTGACCATCAACATTTGAATATGAGAGGACAATATTAGTATAAAATTCATAATTCTTCTTTAGCCACTCTTGTCGCTCCGAAGTACAAATAACATATAAATCCGAACAATGGGAATCAAAGTCTTCATCGGGAATATTCAAGTGTTCTTTCATGACTGTCTTGAGTCCTCTCTTATTAATATCCGCTCTTATTTTTGCTACATCACTCATAATTTTCTCCATCTAAAAATTTATATCAAACCTTAATTTTCAAGTGAGGGAAATGGTTTTTCACTATCTTTTGACCTTCTGTTAGAGTTTTACACCATTCTAATTCATCATACATGGCAAAAACCTTGCTCTGTTTATTATATTTGGCAATATACTGACAATTATCCCAACAGTCAACAAGCCAATATTGTCCTTTTTCATCAAATTCAATTTTTAATCCTTCAATAAATTTTTTAATAATTCCAGTCATACCAAAATCAAACCTATTCATCATTAATTTTCTCCATAACTAATATTTTCAATTCGTCTGGGAACACTATCTTTATTATTTACAAATAACTCCATAATAAGAGCATCTATAACTTGCGATTTGGTCATCTTTTCATAATGACGACGAAGTATTTTTTCTTGACCTTCTTGAGAGATGACCAAATCTTTTATTTTAATGCTACTCATTTAACTCTCCATATAATTATAAAAGAAAATCGATTGAAGGGCACTATCATCACTTAGCATAACTGCCTTTCCTGCTCCTTCACAATCATCATCAAGACTCTTAGAGAAGTCCATGTCAATTGTAACAACATTATCTACCATTCTCTTTAAAATATAATCAGCAATGCTATATTTACCTTTAATGAAATTGACCCAATCAATTTCTCCGTCTGTCATCTCATAAGTCAATTCTCCACAATGATTCATTGCATCTTGAGTAAGTTCTGGGTTATTCAATACTTCTTGAGGGCTAAAGTGTGTTTTTATTTCCATCATAATCTCCGCAATTAAATTAATATTCATTCTACAATGTTACTATTAACATTGTTTATAAGTATATTATAACATATAAATTGAGCCGTGTCAAATTTACACTTTCATTTAAACAGGAATCTCTCCTCTTATTAATAAAATTCTACACAATTCAGCAGGGACATTGAGTTTCTCATTATTCTCCACTGATGTTAATTCAATAAGACCTCTAGTTGTGTCTATTGCACTTACTGATCCCAAGAAGTCTTTATCTGAATCGGGCTTAAGATATCTTACACCATCTAATAAATCATACGCTTCAAATCGTTGTTTAAGTCCTTCTTTTCTACAATCTTTTCTGTTTACCCACATAATAACTCTCCATAAATTGTTTGTAACACTTAACATCTAAGTGTTTTATAATAATAGTATAACATTTAATTTTAACCAAGTCAACATTTATTCTAACATATCTGCAATATATTGAATTGCTTCAGGTGAATTCTTATACTCTCGCAATGAATAATATCCTTCTGATATTTTAACTTCATCGTTGTATGGTATAAATATCGCAATATCATCAAACATGATTATCTCCATCAATTATAATTGAAAAGTTTTCAATCATTTATAATATAAGTATAACATATAATTTTAACCAAGTCAATGATAATTTTAATTAATTTTAAATAGTTTTTTTACTTCTAAATAGTAAAGTATTAATTTTTTATTTTCGTTGAGTGACGAGCAAAAGGCTCACTGAAATATTAGTTTAAATTGTTGGCTAAACATTCATCTATTAATTTTATAACATCCTCTTCATAACAATACTCCTCATCATCGTATTGGCGAAACGTTGGATATCCATGAGTTTTTTCGGAATAATAGGTTTCCAATCTCATTGGATATTTTTCACATAATGCCTTAGATTTCGTTTTTTCTAAATCTAAGGCAACAACTGCATAAGACCAAGTCTGTTTTCCCCAATGACGTGGAGAAATTACAACTTCCGTGATATTAACTCCTCTATAATTATATAGAAGATTAATGGTTTCAATGTCTCCAGACTCACTTTCAATAAATTTCACATCTTTATTTTTTTGCCAATAATCAATAGTCATAATTTATATCTCCTCTTCTTCACTCTTTCGTTGAAAAATATCATCCCAATCGATAAACAAGCCAAATTTATTTTTGTGATATACTTTGGAGAGTTCGTTATATGCATCTTCAGATATTTGCATGGTGAAAAAACACTCGAACAACTCGCTTATATTTTTAAAGTATAAACTTTGATTTGAACCAAAGTGTATCTCTAAATTACCATATTTTTCAAAGTACACCTTACTTTGACGTTGAAATTCCAACCATTCTGATTGCGAGAATATTTTTTGCCCTGTTATATCAAACTCATCATCACAGTCCGCAGAAAATTTACATAAAATACAGGTTGCACTATCAATTTCCACAACCTCAATGTAAACATCTCGGTAGTCATTTGAATCTAATACTATCTCTCCATCTTTATGCTGCCGAAATACTTCTTGATATGCTGTCTCCTCATCTAAAGCATTCACATACAGAATTCGTCCCAAGGTTTCTATAATCTCCACTTGATATCTATTTTTCATTATTATCCTCATCATCTAAAGTTGGATTAAACCCTCGTGGAATCGTAATTCCCGCTTCGTTCATTATCGTCATGTATTTTTTCGCATGGAATTTAACCTTTGATGTATACTCCATTTTACTTAATAGAAAAAGAACCACTTGCTTCTCATCATCTGAACCCTCAGATAATATTTTTTTGATAAATTTTAACATAATGACCTCCTAAAGTCAATTAATTAATAATAACATTTTTCATGTTTCATAAGTATAGTATAACACATTTATGACACCACGTCAAATATTTTTTAATCTAATAATGCAATCATTTCTAAGGGTAACCAAAGTGCATCTAAATTAGAATCGTCAAATTCACAAAGAAAAATAGGATAAAAATAGGGAACATATCTATCACGATTCCGATTTTTAATGGCAACCTTTGTCTCCATTTTAACTTGCGTGATGTGACCTGACTTAGCGTGATACTTTGGAGTCAAGTGATGATGGTGAGTTGCTACTATTTCTCTGCTCACAATTGCTTGTGACCCCGCAGAACATGGTGGAGGATTCTCTGATAAAAAATCAATAATCCTTTCAGTGCATGGATGCAGATATTGCACATCATTTTGATCACCTTCATGTAAACTTACTGTTGCGACCTCTTGATCCTCATCGTTCATATATATCCATAAATCGTTGGTTCGAGTTACTTTCATTTTACTGACTCTCCTTTTTCTTAAAATAATTCGTTACTATTTTACGAGATTCTTCCCAATCATCGCTTTCTCCATCACTAGATGTTTTTATCAAATCATCACCTAAATGATGAACAAAAGTTAAAATGCAAATTTGAACCATTAAATCATATGGTTTTCGATTAGTCTTACAAAACCCAGCAGTTGGAGTATTAGTAAAAAAGAAATCTTCATGTCCTAAGTTTTCAATCCCATTGAATTGAATAAATTTACCAAAATATGAATTATCATCTAATTGCAACGGCTCATCTTTAAACAATCCACCACTAGATGTTGAATGTTTAGGTAATAATTCAGATAATGTCTTACAATCCGATACAATTTCATTCCATTTTTCATCCGACAACTTACGCTTTAGTTCCCAATAATGTGTGTAGCCCATAGTATTCTCCTTTTTTATAATTAATCAATGATATTTTTTTCAATGTCTTATATAGTATAATACATTTATGATACCACGTCAAGTATTTCCATAACTTTATTGTTTGTGGGGAATTCTTCAGAAATGATAATTAAGGACTTATCATTTTTAATATTCTTAATTTTTTGTTTTATTGCACTTTTCGTGGCATAATTACAATGTCTCCATAAATCACTATTCGAATTAGCATTCTCACTAAAGGCAAACATATAACTCCCGCTTAATGAATTTTTATCTACAACCAGAATAACAACTCGTTCTCTAATCGTGTCCTCAAAAGTTAGATAGTACTCTTGCTCTAAATTTTTCATAATCTTCTCCTAATTCATGAAGTTGAATGAACTATACGCCTCAGTTTCAAAAAACACAGGCACATAATCTTCCATATTCAATAGATCCTCGATTTCATTACGACCACTATATACAATACAATCGTTATATTTGGCGAGAATGGGACTTAAATCGAGTCCATCATCTTCTTGTAAGAACTGAACAATTTGTCCTTTCACATTAACTTTCATTCCTATATCTTTTAGTGGTCTATTTCTAGTATAAGGTTTGCATTTTTCCAGACTCTTTAAACTTTTCATATTATTCTCCGCATTTGTTAATTGATATTTTACATCCTATTTCTGAAATAAAATCATTTTCAGAAATTTGAGTTTTTGTTATAATTTGACCTAAAATAGTTATTTCACTTGTATTTCTATTTAAAACCTCAATTTGATAACCATTAGATTGTTGATTCAAATTAATCAAAGATACATCTTCTGAACAGGCAGTCTTTCCGATCCAATTTAAAATAAATTGCAACGTACAAGGACTATTAATTTTATTAGGTATTAAAATTCTACAATTACCAATAATTTCATTTGTTGTATATCTCAATGTATTAATCCTCATCTTGTGGATTTATTGTTATAAATAATGTACCTCGCCCTAATTGATTCATTTTAACAAAATATGTTTCTTGAACCTTTACTTGAAATATTTCCAAATGTGGGAACAATTGTTTACAAAATTCTCTTAATGGTTCTTCTAACATCTTATGTTGCCAATGATACTTTGTCAATTGACTTAAAACTTCCCAAGATTCCAAATTGAAATAAATATGATCTCGTCCTTCACTTTCAAAATGAACAACCTCTTCTTTATTCATTAAACATTGTTTTTTCATAATCACAATCCCTCCTCAACTAAAAGTTCATTTTTTATCCACAACTCACTATTTTTTCTCCAAGATCGTTTTAAATCTCCATTTGTTTTGCCCGTTCCAATTATTCCAAAGAACGGGCAAGTGACTGTAAGTCGTCTCATATTATTCCGAACGATTGGATGCCATTCAGAACAAATACATTTAATAAACCTCTTATTCGAAGAAATAGTTTGATTGTCAACCAATTCATAATACTCTTTCATGATAATTACCTCATCATTTGTATCTCATTATTAGAAAGAATATCCTTTAATTGTTGAACTTGAGCATCATCCATTCCTGTTATTTCAAATGAGCCTCTTTTATATGATACTGTAAAATGAATAACATCTACCGCATGAGTATCTAAAGGGACATTTTGCTTTCTAGCATAGTCTAATACACCATATGAAAACCCTAAGTCTTTTGGTATCTCATCACTTTGGATATAGCCTAAAATCTCAATTAAATCATTTGCCGCATCAAAGTTACCTTTGATTTTCACTTTTCCATTTTTGAGACGAGAAAGATTGGACACTTTAATGTATCTCCAACTATAGATTGTATGGAATGCTGTCCACTCTCGTAGTCTCCTTTCTGAATTATCAACCTTACTAAGAAGATATGTTTTAATTCTAGTAATATTGTCCTTTATACTTTCAGTTTTATCAATTTCAAAAGGTAAAACATTTTTCCCTTGAGTAAATCTTAAATTATTAACTAATACTCCATTTTGAATTAGTTTTTTATATACCGCACCATACACTCTATCCACATCTCTTGAACCAAAATAATCTGCCAACTCTAAATTGTCTAATAAAAAATTTAATTTTTGTTTTGTGTCACTCATACTCATAATAATCTCCTTACGTTGTTGAGGACTTCATTATTGAAGTCCTCAGTTTAATAATCTAACTCTCATACCCTAATTCTGGGCAAATAACTTCTATTTTATATCCGAACTTTTGTAAATTTAAAAGTAAATTTAAAATTAGTCCTTCAATCTCATCTCCCATAGTAGTAAATGACCCAAATATTTTAACTACTCCATTCTTGAGTTCAATTTCATTTGAGTCCAAATGAATGAACACTCCTGATTTTTCTTTAATATCACTATTAAATTCAGGCTTCAGTTCTTTAATCGCAGTCGCAAATTCATCCTCTCGAATCGAATTGTCTTTATCGATAAGTTTAACTATAAATCCCATAATACTCTCCGATTTTAACGTCTTGTCTGACTCAAAAAATTAATAAACATACAAACAAAATCAATTGTTTATAATAATAGTATAACATATTATTTAATCCGTGTCAAACTTTAATTCACTTTTTTTAAATTTTTTATAATCGTTATATTTTGCCCATTCTATAGATGGTGTCACATGATTTTCAGTGATAGAATACTCACAGCCCGAAGTGTTATGTTGTTGATGGACTGTTGAGAACTTAAACATATTACATGAACTCACCATGTTAAATCTCAATTATCGCATTGCTAAAATCATTAATCAAAATCATCAGGTCAAACGCTTCAGATCCCCGACTTATATAATAAAAGTTCTGTTTTTTGTCAGGTTGTTTTGATATTTTAAACCGACGATTGATGTCAGAAAAGGTTTTCATTTCCATGTCTCGCCAGATTCCATTTTGTTTAAACGAAATCTCCTCATCATTATAATGTAAGGCTTGCACAGAAACTCCAGTTAACTCTTCGATAGTATCTTGCATTTCGGTACTTAAAATCATGATATTCTCCATTAAGTTACACTCAATACTTTATCAAGTGTTTATATTAATAGTATAACATATAAAGTCAACCGAGTCAATTCTTTTTTGAAAATATTATGTCATTTAACACATCGAAGGCGTGTTCAGATTCTTTGGTAAATATTTGACTCGCTAAAGATTTCATTTCATCTTTCATGAACTCTAAGGATAACCCATCTTCTCCGTGTCCTGCATCAAACCCTAGTAGCCAAAGATCATCTTTGACTGATATGAGGTCTTTAAATATAGATTTACTTAAATGATTCGCATATGTTATTCCTCCATACACTTCCAAATTTTTAACTCGGTCGTCATCATAATCTCTCTCATAGAAAGTGTTACTCGAAGGCAACAATATATATCCTACTCGCCAAAAGTTTTCTCGGTCTTCGTATCCGACCACACAAACGAATTCATTTTCTTCCCAAATACATTCCACTTTAAATGTTCTTGAGGATTCTAAATCAATAACAATGTCTTCTTTTTTCATCATTTACTCCATAATAATAATTAATCATAATTACATATATAGTATATCACAATTTTAACACCAAGTCAAATTTAATGTTTCCAATAATCCAATTCTAACGAATCATATTCAGGATCAGTTTGAAAAGGTTCATATGCTTCAAAAATAATAAGAATTTCTATATGATTAGAATGCAATTCGACTTGAACCTTATCATAAACATCAAACTCTATGAATTTATAAAATATTTCAGGAGAGGTATCAAATATAGACTCCAAGTCTGTCTCTTGAATTGGAGTCTCTATTAAAATTTCTATTTCACATTCTAACCATAACTCCTCATCAGTTGTATACAATCCTTCATTTGTTCGAATAATTTTTCCCGATTGAATAATAGATTTTATATTCATTTTTCCCTCAAATAAATTAATAATAATGAAAAACTTTTTCATTCATTAATTATAACATAAATAATCACTCAAATCAAATAATATTGAAATAATGAATATAATATATTTTATTGATTAATTAGGCTCAATTCTCATACTCTAGGTTACTCGTATAACAACAAAAACAACAAAAGTGATATGTTACTATTGATTGTTTCTCAACTCACTAGAAACTATTTCAGCACTTCTCCCTAACCAAAAGCCTTTTGCTTCTAAATCCGAATGTGCGAAAATAGAAATATTTTTAAAGCATTGATTGGTACAAGTAAATAAAAAATCATTTTCATCGGATCGTTTCATTTCAACACTAGATTTACATATAGGACAAATTAACATTTTCTGATTCTCCATTCTCCAACATAATAGCGTTGTTCGCCCTGAATATCAATATAAGGAACTGTGATGGGTCCTTTATTAGAAGCCTTTATAATGAGAGTTTCAATAAGTTTATAATCTAACGGATGAAGGTCTACTGAAGTCACATGACCTTCCCAACAGATCTCAATATCATGAAATAATACTTCAATGACCTGAGTAAATTCACTTGATTCCTTGTCCAATAAACAAAATTCTGATATCTTTTTTACAATATCATTGGATATATGCATTTTCGATTTATGATATATAATTGACAATACTTCGGTAACATTCTCCACATCAAGTCGATTCTCTTTATTTTCATGTACAAACTCAGGACTCATAATGTGATTCGCTATGGCTGTAATCGCATTAATATAATCCTTTGTTGAAATTTCATTCATCATAATTACATTCCTCCCATTCAATCCATCTTCCGATCCGACTAGTCATTATAATTCGAGTCTCTCTATCCTCAGTGAAGTGACTCTTTATTTTTTCCCAAACCATATGAGCAGTATCTAGAGGAGTATAATTTTTCTCAATTAAACGGTATACTTTCATATGAAGGTCTCTATCAATTTGATTCATCATTTATCTCCTTTAATAGTCCAATGTCCAATTAAAACTTCACTGGAATCATTTTCGGCAATTCGTATGATTCCCGCACACTCACCATCAATCATTTTATCTATTATTTGTTTTTTATCATCTTCTCCAATATCATACACCTCATAATTCCCTTTTTCCCAATCAATCTCAATGTTATGGAATAATATTCGTACCTCTTGCTTAGGACTTCTAGTTTCTATTGTCGATTGAGGACTAATATCATTCACAGTTTTAATAATATCGGATGCAATCTCTTCTTTTGCCTTACAAAAGATGATTTCTAAAACCGATGTAATATCAAAAATTCCAATTTCAGCATCTCGTCTTGGATCATCAGCACTCATTCGGTTATTTAAGGCTACGATATAATTTGAGGCATTATTAATTGCCATTTGATACACGGATATATCACTCATGATTCTCTCCATTTAATTCAGGCATATGATGCAATAACTTTTCGATTGATTGAAGCCAATCTTCATACACCTCATAATATTGTTCATCTAAATGTTCTCCGTTATGTACGAACTCCTCATCATTAAGAAATTCTATTTCTCCTGTCCCACAACAATCATCGCACTCCTCATCCTCTTCTCCATAATCACTCATTCCACTTCCACCACACGAAGAACAAGTTTCAGTTTCATACTCAGATGGATAATAAACCACATCTAATGACCGCATAATTTTTAATATCATATCATAGTTGTCACAAGGCTTCAAATAAGTGCTACTCATCAATGATATCATTTTATTATGAATATCTAAATCATACTTAGATCCTCTTGATGCAAAATCATTCATTATATATTGAATATGACCCCCATTTGTAACTTGTTGATTAAATTTGCCAACTAACACTAATAGAGCAGTAAGTTGACCAAATTGCTCAATAGTATTATCTATCATGTCGGCATATGTCCACTCCATATCTGTTGTCCAAGCATCATATGCAACATCTAAAATTTGTTGGTGATAGTTCTCCTTTGAACTATCAAAATTATCTAGTAATTTTTGTGTGAATTTCTTCATAATAAATCTCCATCATTTAAATTTTTAAAACTCATGAAACAAAAACGATTGTTTCATATAAGTATTATAGCATTATTTTTTATCCGTGTCAATTAATATCAATTGTTTATATTCTTTCATGTTATAAATCACACATGAACTATTAGGTGTTTTGATAAATGGCAACCTATATGATTTGAATGATTGAAACTTATTCTTGGATATTAAATCTGCAAGTTTTTTTATTTTATTTAGTGTGTTATCCAATATCTCTGCCATTCACTTCATTTATTGCGTTATTGCAGTTTAAACAATTATAACAAAATACACAAGAAGAACAATTGGTACATATTTGACAATTTTCGCAATTATAACAATTCAATAAAGAGTCGGACATATCTTGAGCCTGTTGTTTAGTGCAATTAGACCATCTATTATAATTATCATCTTCCCAATATTCTACATCATAAATCTTTATTTTTTTCATTTTTTTCTCCTATCTCCAAAAATTTCGAGGATGATATTTAACTTTGTATATGGTATTATCATACATCTTATCCAACGTGTTAAAAATCTGTAGTCTTTCAATATCTTTACAACTAATAGTATCCTTGACTATAACATCTAATGAGTCATTAATTGTAATGGTACATATATGACTATCGTGATCGTGGACATTATAAATATGATAAACAAAACTTTTTCCATGTTGAGAGGTTATTTTATAATTCCGAATCTGGTTATTATCTAACTCATCATAAATGGCTCGTCTCACTAATCTACCTAGAATACTCATTTTATTTCATTATCTCTCGCCTTAATTTTAGAGAGTTGTGCCTCCTCATTAAATGCTTCATCGAACTTCTTTGGGAAATGTTTTTTAGGATAACGTTCAATCAAATCAATGAATGCATTCATCCCCGAATCATGAGTTCCAGTCACATAAAGTCCTCGATTATTATTATCTATAACATAAATTGTTGCGGATCTTTCATGAGAAACTCGTTTCTCGACCTTTTTCCAATAGTAATATTTATTAACGAGGATGAACATATAATCTCCAACTCTCATCGAATATATTGGTCGCATATCAATTTCTGCCGTCTTATATATATCAACTCGTTCAAAATTAAAATCAATTTTCATTTTATTCTCCTATAATAATGAGGAGATAGTTCGACTATCTCCTCTTGATATAATATTTACTTTGCTAACCACACATTCTTTGCTCTATTCGATACTTGAGCCAACAATTGAAGTTTTCGATAGTTATTCACTTCAAGTCCATGAGTTATCACTCTAGTATAAATATTATACATTAACCAAAGTGTTTGTGCTCCGTTCATATCAGCACTCTCTTTATTCAATGATTCAAAATAATTACTTTCGTATTTTTTAGCAATAATTTCTTGCTCCTCGAATTCGGTTTTGATTTGTGCATCAGTTATATTTGTGGCTGTCAATTTCTGAATAAATTGCTCCGTCTCATTAAATCGTGTTTCGATATACATTTTAAATGCATTCGCCATTTTATCTTCAGCACTTAATGTATGTTTAAATTTTAATTGGTGCTCTTTGCTTCCAATTATTGCTCCATTGGAACACCAGTATCTGAAGAACCCTAATTCTAAGCCTACTGATGTACTTCCATTAAATCCATTATGAAGATATCCTCTTAGTTCTATGACATCACCTTTTCCAGTTTGAATAGTTTTCTCTGGGAATTTAATTTCCACAGAAGTTTTTGCTCCTCCATCTTTCATAAGAACTTCTCCGAGTTCATACTTGATTTTACTTTCTTTACAAATTTCATCAAATCTGTCCAAAGCAGTTTGATTGAGAATGGGTTGCCAGTCACTCCCAACAATACCTAATTCTCGATTATTGTCGGCTCTCAAAAGGACTTTCCTATGAGAAAATTGAGAAATACTTTCGAATTCTCCACTTGCACTATCATACTCTTCAGGGTTTGGATAAAGTACTGGCATCTCTTTCACATCAAATAAAATGTCTTTAAGTTCTGCATTACCAAATGTCATAATGAATCTCCATCATTTAAATTTTTAAAACTCATGAAACAAAAACGATTGTTTCATATAAATATTATAGCATTATTTTTTATCCGTGTCAATTAAAAACATTAATTATCTGATTTTTTAAAGTATCATCAGCCTCTTGTTTAATGATCGATAAAATATTACTTTCTCCAACAGAAAACGGAATATCGGATAAATGTTTATATATAACATCCAATATCTTCACATGATGCGTCCTTTTAAACTTCTTCGATATAAAACTATGAGCATCGGGCATTAACGATAACTTTTGTCTCATGATATCCTTCATTTTACTAACTAATATATCAGGACGATTAGAGTATTCTCGAATTATAATTTCTATACCTATATCGCAAGCCAAAGTAAGCATTTGAATGTCATCTTGGTAAATATATATTCGAGAAAGCCCTGATATAGTAGATTGAATGGCATTGGAACTTGAAATTTCAGGATATTTCTTTTGAGAAATCGCCAATAAAATTATTTGTTCGTCTGTATATTTCACATTACTCTCCTATAGAATACACTGCTATTACTTTGATCCAACTTCTATTGGCTCCACAATAAACAATATCGTTCACCGAAACCCTAGTTTCTTTAATGCATTTATATTCTGAGGTTGGAATACGAACTCCCACGAACACATCCTTAACTGTCTGATATGTCGCTATCATATATGAACTAGGAACTATCATTTGATCCGCTTCTGATTTTTCATCCTCATCAATTTTTTCATTTTCTTCAATTAAAAAATAATTTTGATACATATTATCAAAATTTACTTTGGTGGAATCTATTTTGGTAACTTGAATGTGTTTACCTAATGAATCGCAATAAATAGTATCATTTACATTTACACTGAAGTCTTCTGCCGCATGTGATGTGGTTCTAGTACTGAGTTCGCCCTCAAACTCAGGAACAATGACGTTGAATGGATATTCAACGTCATTGAGTTTGTCCGATTCGATGCAATACAATTCGTTGTTTGTGTTTTGAATTAGTACAAATTTCATAAGTCTCTCCATCAATGAATAATAAAAACTACAATTGACATTTTCAATTGTTTATAATCATATTATATCATTAATTTTGAGCCCTGTCAATAATAATCTAAAATTTATTGCTGCCAACCAATAAACTCTAAAAATTCTTCACCATCAATGGACATATTTTTATTTAAGTCCAAGTTTTTCACAATTGCTCGTTTATTATTATGTGACCATTCTATGAAAACACATTTCGTTTTCGTCAAGGCTTTCTCATCAATCATGATAAATTCTTCTTTACCATCTAATACATCAAAAGCGTTCATTTAATTTCTCCTAATATTGGTTATAAATACAATATAATATATCAAAAGAAACAAAAACTTTAAATTAATTTATGCCTCACTAGACATTATTAATTGATTATGATCCTGAGCATATTTTTCAACGTAATCTGAAAGCCATTCGATACGATTTAAATCATTACTCTCCACATGATAATCATCATCACCTGACATTATAGCATCAACATACTCATCGGATAATTCATTTTCGGGACTAACTAAATCTTTCCACTTCTTGAGTTTCAATAAATCTAAATTATCCTTATTTTCAGGCAACATGAAGACTAAATCCCAATGATCAGCATCTCTCTTTGTAATAAACGCATTTTGAAATTGAAAATCTACCGGCACAATATCATATTCTATCATGTGACTTACTATCGCTGTTTCCCATTCTGCTGGTTCATCCACATTTAAAAAAACCAATGCTTCATTAACCATTAATACATCTATTAATTTCTCATATTTAACAATTTCCATATTTTAACCTCTTCTTAAATCTAAATATCGTTTAGATATTATTTCCCATTTATAAACCCAACGAATCACATTTGCAACGATAATATCATCATCTTCTTTGGACACTCCTCGTATCATTCGCCCTAAATCTAAAACATCAGCATCTAACCATGCTGATTGAGATGAATATTTTTTATTCATATCCTCTCGAATAGTTTTTAATTTTATGAAATTTTTCATTTTTTACTCCTTACGTTAGTACTGTTATTATTGTATCGTTGGCTACTTTTAAATCAAATTCTCCTCGTTCAGTCTTCACTTTGTATCTATTATCTCCACAAAGTGGAATTGCTTTTGCTAATGCTTCGGGAAGCATCTCATCATATAATTCAGTTAAAACCAAACTCTCTTGTTGCAGTAATAATGGCAACAATTTATTATCATTTGGCTCTTGATTGCGATATTGGTCAACATTAATATTCAACACTCTCTCCACATATCTTAACACCGCATGAACAGTAATATTAATATTACTCCTCTCATTACTTTTGTACCATTTTGCTTTAAATGCTCTTACTTCACCGCGACTTTTTTTTAACTGCTCATTAATGCTTTGTAGTTTCATAATAACCTTTTCTCGTTGGTGCTTGAGATTAGAATATTTTTGTTCTAACTTCATTAATGTTTTTTGTTTTGATTTACTCATACTAAATCTCCTAAAATTATTAATCTTCATTATTTAAAGTCTTTACTCTTATAGTATACTCTATTACATCAGCCGTGTCAATGATTTTCAACTTTTTTCTTTCTTCATCTGTAGGATCTCTTTTAGTAATGATCCATCCTTTATATGTGGGATGTTTCCATTTACCTTGAACATAATTCTTTACTGAATTATATCTTAATCCTCGCTTCTTACAAAACTCCTTTAACTCTCCAAATATCTCATATTTTTTTCCGCTTGGACTTATAAATGTCCAAATCTTTGCTCTATAACTCTTTGCTCCTTTAAATTTACTTTTATCTTTAGGTGAATAATATCTCTCGATATCTTCATAATATTGTTGCCAACTAAATGCATCATCTTTTAGTTTCTTCTTATGTTTTTCGTATGCTAAATATATTTTATGTGGAGAATCATCTCTTTCATTGCCTTCTGCATCATAAAACCGATTCATTAACATTAAATTCTTTCGCTGATAATGTTTTATCCAAGAAAATACTTTTTTGATAGCATCATTTTCTTCAACTATTCCATCCTCAAGGACACTAATCACGAATGGAAACCCTTGATTTTGAAATTCCTTAGCCTTGATATATTCAGGATCAAAATATCCAGTAACAGTCAATTTATGCCCTTCTTTTCGACATATCTCACCATAAGACAAGTCACTATAGTAAATGTAATATGGACGATCTTTGGGATCCATAAACGCATATATTAAATACCGTCGTGTTTCATTTAAAAAATTCATTTGATTATATTACTCTTATCATTTTGAAGGTTCTTTTGAATCCAAGTTTATCCGATTACAATTCTCAACACCCAACTTAACAATACTCTCTGATGATGGTAAATATTCTTTTATCTTTGACACTTCTAATTTAAATTCATTACACACCAAAATGTCATTATCGAAAATATTTAATTGTAAGTCTATGATTTCCTTATGTATATTCATGATTATTAAAATATCTCGTTCTTGAATATTCCGTTGAAATTTTATGATTCGGGAACAGTCAGGGATATTAATCTCTATCGGAACATGAGCACATGATATGAACAACAGACCTATGAATAATAATAATATTTTATTTTTCACGTTTTTTCTCCTTCATATGAGTTATCCTTTTAACGTCAATTTTTCGATAAAGAGAATCTAGAAGAGGATATAATTCAATAAAACTATTCGGTTTAGATATACTTCGATTATAAAACCGTGTATCGCCAGTAACATCAATCATTAAATCATCAAATTCTGCGGTTAAATGTTGTCCATTTAGATATCCCTCAGTATTAGCAAATTCTATTTCCATAACAAAAAACTTTCGATTTTCAGTCAATTTAAATTTATCTATAATGATATTATTCACAAACTGGGAATCAATTATTATCTCATCATACATATCACTTGGCAATTCATATCGAACTTTTCGGATTAAATTCCCTTGTTTGTGAAAAACTCTATTGTACCAATATCGAACTTTGCTGATTACATTGGAGTTCTCAATACATCCAATCGGCAATGAACGTTTTGATTGCTTAAAAAAAGTATGTTCCCCTTGAAACTCAACATGTCTATACCTTTCTTGCTCATTTTTCACATAAAATTGTTCAATGATTTTTGGAGGTTGAATTCCAAAATTCACTATTCCCATAGGAATTTCACTCATAAGATATTTTCGCTCTAGTTCTATTACAGTTGACATTTAATTCTCCTAGTCATGTGATGGATATATCATCAGACTCTCTCAACAGATTCCATCCTTCAGCGAAACATATATCACCTGACTTAATGGAATCTCGCTCCCCTTCTGAATTCTGAGAGTATTTATCTAACATGGCAAGGTCATAATGTTCTTCAGATGATTTTAAGAAATACAGAGCATCTAAAAATTTTGCATATTGTGGTACAGAAATGAAAGTTTCTGTGGCAATATTTTTCACAATAATATACACTCTATTCATGAAATTCTTGGTAAAATCTCTAAAATTCCAAATGATTTCTCCATCCACTATCTCTAAGATAATCTTTTGTTTGGGATCCATTTGTTCTTGAATAGAATCAATAAACTTAGCCTTTCTACAAAAACTTTTTATACTCTCTTTAGAGGTATTCTCTCTAAGACTTTTAAAAAATCGTTGAGCCTCGGCTTTACATTCTTGCTCAAATGACGATTGAGATATTGAAATAAATGTCGGCTTTATTATTTCAAACAATTTCACATCAAATGAACAATGATATACAGAATCCATATACTCTTTAATCGCATTCGTGATTTTTTTATCATCTATATCATTGACTTCAGGTGTGAAATTCCATACTATCATTGACTCTTTATGACTTATGTCTGAATGGAGTATTGTCACATTGTTATCATTCAAAACTAAAACCAAAGATTTGTCTAAATCTAATAGAAGTCCAGTGGTTATTAAATCTTTAGGCTTACTTATTAAAACTTCATATTTCATGTTTCACTCCTAATGCACATCCTTTAATGCCGCACAGGAAACCTTTTTTTCGCATAACGATTTACAACTCGGACACTTCTGTGGCTTTTTATAATCTTTCATTGGCACATTCTTTGAAAACTTCTCTTTACAATTCTTACAAACATAATCATACATTGGCATAACTTTCTCCTATTCAACAAATAAATTAATATTAAACGACCTCGTTCTTAATTTCTCCAGTTTATATATATCCTGCAATATAGCAAAATTCTCTGCTCCTAATCCCAAATGATTATATCTCACTTGAAAAACTTTTATCACTTCTCTAGTTCTTCTTTTTTTCAAAAATTCAATTGTCATGTTTGGCAATTGACCTAAATAAAATTCAATCACTTTCTGTAAAATTCTTAACTCCTGCTCTAATGTGTAGTCTTTTTCTGACCAAAATGATAATAAAAAATCACTCATATTTAGTCTCCCTAAAAAAATTAATAAATTGTTTTCTCACACTCTCTATTAATAGTATAGCATATAATTAATTATTTTGCAAAACCAAATTCGCAAGCAAGAAACTTTTTATTGATTTGATATCTCCTAATTTTTTCCTCAATTCAACTGTTGTCATGGTGCGAATTTGAATATTCTCATGCTCATCTGCCGAATGAGTTTCCATCTCAGCGTTTGTAGCAGGTCGAACTGAGGCTTTATAGAAAAATGCGTACTCATCACTAATTCCAGGATTAGTATATCCCTCATGTATTAACTCTAATGCAAGTGGGACATATCCTGTTTCCTCAATGCATTCTCGATATGCGGCAATTAAAGATGATTCTCCAGCATCTATTTTTCCGGCAGGAAATGTTAATAACACCTCTTCTGCTCCTGCTCGAAATTCCTCGATTAATATATATCGGTCACTATCTTTAATATATGGAGCAATATGTACAACAGATGGACATTTTTGAACCATCATTGTTTGCCCAGTATCATATTTGAGTTGTTCTACCAAAAATACCGGACACACATATGAAGTTTCTTGACTAATTACTTTCATTTGACTTTTTCTCGCTGAATCATTAATAATAATATTTTAACCCATCCAAATTTAAATGTAAGTTCAAAAACTGAATCTGAAACTGGAGTCATAATGATAATCTTCCCAATTTGTTCCCAATGTTGAAGCCAATTCCTGTAAGTTTCTAACAGAACTCCTCGGGATTCTATAATTGACAATTCAGTTTTATCTATAACCTCTTGAAGAGATATATTATCTAATAAATACATACTCTCAAGTGTCTTTTCTATAAGTGACCATTTCAAATAAATAATGTGAGCCGAAGTTAAGAATACTATAATGAAGGCTCCTAATCCCCCAATCATACTCCATTTAATGATTTGATTTGAATGAGACACTATGCTTGAAAAATCTATCGCAAAAATGGCAACAATTAATAATACTCCCACTAAAATAAATGGGATAGTAGAATTAATTAAATTGTTCATCGAAATAGTTATCATATTATTCATAGTAGCCCTAACTCTACTATATTCCTCCTTTAACCACACATATTCTTCCTCAAATTTTTCTAATTCTTGGTGTCGTTGTTGTTCAATTAAATTATTAATATTAGTCATATTTTATACCTCTTCTGCTCTGGGAATTATTAAATAAATCATCATATAATTTTTGAGCATCTTTAGTTTTACCTGAAACTTCATTCATAACATCTAAGACGATCGAATTCGGATAAATTTTATGATCCTGTTGATCTTGCAACTCTTGGAATGATATTCCAAAATGATTGGCTATCCAACTAGCAACTGCTCCCGAACGACTAAGTCCAGCATCACAATGTATTATCCAATTTTCCACATCTTTATTTTTATAAATAAAGTCTAACAATTTAATAGCATGAGTTTCATTAAACATGCTATCTGGATGTAATGTTGATTGATGTTTTTCCCAATACTCACGAGTCATATCGGCAAATTTTAATTCTAGAATCCCTGTTGCAGACAACGAATCTAATCCATATACTGCATCATAAACTCCACATATTGAAACAATCACATATGGTTCATTCTTATGAAATGGCAATGCAATTTTCCTATCAATCAAGAAATTCATTTTTGCTCTCGACCAAACTTGAATATTCATAATATCTCTCAAATAATTAATAACTTTCAATACACTATATCATAATTTATCAACCAAGTCAACTTAAATTACTTTTCTTCTACCCACTTAATATAACAAGAATTAGCAAACGAACCATACTTGTCGATTGTCTCCTTCCTCTTTTGGAAAATATCCTCAAAGGCTAACTTAGAAGTTCCTCCTAACGCTAACACTAAGTCAATAATCTCTACCATAGCAAATACTTCAGATTCTCCCTTTTTGAGTTTATCTATCTCTTCTTGAATGTTCTCCATTATTAACATTCGCAATTGTTTAGGATCTTCAACTTTATGTCCATCAAACTTCTTCAACTGATGTTTATATACCAATGGCATCTTATCTCTAACCAATTTACGAAGATGATTCTTTCGAATTCCATCCTCAAGCACAAACTCTTCCAATTTGGCTCCACAACTCTCACAAACACTTCTAGTTCCATTTTCAATACCGCAAACTTTACATTTCATATCTTCCTCCTTAAATTAAAATCATTTCCTTTGGAAATGATGAATATGTTGTCATAAATTCATCATCCAATATTTCTATCATATGTGAACCAGTAATATACTTTTCACTTCTTACGGACAAACTACTCATCAGAAACACTTCCTTTTTAGTAGGTTCCAATAAACTCTTCTCAGGCTCATTCTTGTCTTTAGATGAAAATATTCCCTTGACTTGTGGAACAAACGTTCGCAGTTGAAACTCATCAGTGTCTCCTGATTGTATCAATTGCTTCTCTATTGCATGTAACGAATTAAAGGTATCTTTATCGTTAATATTGAACTCAATATTATCGTCTTTCGATAACAACATCCAAATGATTTTATCTGCATCAAAATGTAATGTTGATCCTGGAATAAATCCAACATTTTGATATAATTTACCTGCCAACTCCTTTCTCGAAAATAAATATTTGAAGGGTTCAATATTATTAGACACCAGTAATAACGTTCGATTATCTTTAACTTCTATAAGACCATATTCAAAAGTGAATCTCCCTTGAAATGATATGTCTTTTGATATATCACTCATTGATATTCTCTATGAAATTGGGATTAATATATGTGATTGTTACCTCTTCATCATTCTTTAATGCTTGAAGTATTTGAGGATAAATCTGTTTATATGCATTAGTTGAATGACCTATAAATCCTCTATTATCTAAATTAGACGTGCAACTTGTTCCTACTAATAAACAACCATCTGTATCATCTTCTTCGTTGCCTATATGTATCAAAATATATTCAAAGCCCTCAACATCTAAAACTTCCAACATTCCCTCGTGCATATCAGGGAATTTTTTCAAGTATCGCTCATGAAACCCACCAACTCTTCGAAGTCCTATTTCATATGTACCTGACCAGATTCTAGTCTGACCGCTCACTTTCTCAGTTCTACCCTCATCTTCAATAGTAAAACATTGAAATACATCATCTATATAAAATAGACCGATAGTTGAGTCACTATTATCATTGACTCTTAAAACTTTTATCTCCATTTTGTCTCCTCTATTTGTTTGCGTTCTGTCCTAAAAACGGACAGAACTCGTTTATTTGCTTCATTGTTTTGACGGGAATCGAATTTTCTTTCAATCTCACATCAAACGTTCGAGATAATCTAGGCTCACTTGAGCATGCAATCGACATTTTAAAATATTTAATTTGACCAATAATATGCTTGACCAATAATTTCATCTAATGCTTGAAGTTCATTATATCCTAAATTATTTTGATATTTATATTTAAATGTCTTTAATATCGATTGAGGACTATCCAATTTCATATTATCGGCTCCCAAAGATTTCAATCTCTCTTTATATGTTGGAGTACAAGAATAGTATTCATAATCGCTACTAGTAACGATTATTGGATCAACATTATCATAAATTTCTCTTAAATGTTTGGCCTCTTCTGATGTCTTCACAGGAACACTATTTGGATTAAAATCGGCATTGAATTTTTTCATTTTTAACTCACAGACTCGTCTAAAATTAGAACCTCCAAATGAAGAAATAAATCGAATGTCTAAACTATCACTCTTCATCATATCTACAACTAAAGTATCAATTTTATTAAGTTCATCTTCAGCAGTTACGTTATGATGCATCCACAATCTAGAGGATTCATATGAAAGATCAAAATCTCCCACTTGACTTCTATCTCTATTCAATTGAATTTTATGAGACTTGAAATTATATCCATACTTTGTTTTAGAATCACAAATGAATAAGCCTTCAACGAACAATTTACCACCAAATTTAGGATTTAGAAGTATTTGTCCTGTTCCTGCAACATCAATAACTGATCCAACCTCTTGATGAAATAGACATTTATTTTTAAAGTCCGCGTACATTTCTTTGGTAACACCTTCAATGTAAAAAATTAGGTCTTTTGGAGTATCCACATAATTTGGCAAAGAAGTGTCGATCACTAATAATTTACCACCAAATTTCCTCGATTCGATAATTTTTGGCTCCCACAATTCAGAACCATTATATATCTTAGTTTTTAATCCCAATCTATTTAAAATCAACAACGCTAATTTATATCCTTCACCGAAAGTACCAATACTATTGCTATCATTTCGTTTTGTTGTTTGTCCCAGTAGCAATGTCTTTTTTGGAATCGTTGTGTTTTGATTACCAACAATCAGTCTCTCATTTTCAGGCTCAAATATATGTATCTTTTTGGCGTAATAATCCTCATTTGCTCTATCGATAATGTTCTGTTCCAATTCTCTCAACGCTTCCGAAATTCCCCACGTACTAACGTAATCTGGGGACAATGTTAATTCAATTCTTGCCATTTTGATTTCCTCTATAAAAGTTATTGTTTTCACAATAATAATATAACATAAATATCACTCTAAGTCAAATTATATTAGTCCAACATTAGCATCGATTTGTTCAAAAAACCATTTCCTTGAAATGTTTCCAACACTTTCTTTAATATCTGACACTTCAAGTTTTCGCTCCATCATTATATCAACTTCTTCAGCAAGAATATCATTCATAACTAGACGAATAAATGAACCAGTATGTTTTCTATTCTTATTCTCTATTTCTTCACTTTGGCCCACATGAAAACATTCGTCCCAGGCTTGTTCTAATCGTGAAGCACTACATACTAGATTTGCAAACTCGATTTTAACTCGCTCCTTTTCTTCATCAACAGGAGTCAGAGTCTTCACTTTTGTTGCAGAATGCTTTTCACCTTTCACTTTAAATCGATATAGAATGTTTTCCCACATAAAAGTGCAAACAATCCCTTCACCTACATTATTCTCAATATCAAATTGTTTCCCGACTGGTGAATTAGGCTCAATAATTTCTTCAACTAATTGAATCATTGAATTCACACTAAGTTTTGGATTACTAAAATCAATATCAAAAGAATATGTTGGGAAATCCATGATAGAATAAATACCAACTTCATTCGCACTAGAATCGAAATCTTTTATTTCTAGCCAATATGATGAACTTGAATTCTCATCATTTCCATCCTCAGTTGATTGCTCCAAAATAGGACTGACCTTGAAATGTTGGAATATCATAGAGCGTTTCGATAATCCAGTTAACGCTGAATTCTTTTGTATTCCTTGTCCTGACCACTCAAAAAATATAGATATGATATTCTCATTCAAATCAATATCATACACTTTGGCTTGATGTTGAATGATATTCATCCAAGTCTCTTGATTATGTGTAGCATTCAATGCACAAGAATGATTATCTTTCTCTGGAGTTATAATATTCCTCCTACTTTGTATCCAAAACCCATCCGGAGCACTAAAGCAAACTCCCGCATTGGTTCCATGAATCTTCTCAGATGCTATAATTTTCACTGTCGGCAATTTAATTGATGAATCATATTTCGCTTCACCGTTTTCTATTCCGACATACTGAACGTGACTAGAAAAATTTCTAATAACATCTCTTAATTGTCCTATTTTTCCAAACCTAATAAACCTTTTCATTTTCTTCTCCGGTTAAATATATCAATCGCCTTTTTTAATTTCGGTAAATTATCAATGATATCTTCATTTAAAATTAATACCTTTTTAGTTTGTTTTTCAAACAAAATAGGATTCACTTCATATTCACCATTATCATAGTTAATTCTAAAGCATTCTACTCGAAAATCATCAATAACATTTTCCACTAGATAATATGCTATAATTTCAGTTTCACCTTTAAATCGCTTGGAAAACAACACATCATTCTGTTTCATTTACTTCTCCATTTTGCTGAGTATGGAATTATCACATTCTCTATCCAACCCATATCTTCTTTAGAATATAACAATTGACTTCGAGTAAGCCACCATAGCACTTGAATCTCAATAAGATTATTCTGAGTGAGGTTTTGTGCATATGTTTGAATTGCCGTTGAAAGTTTCTCTAACATTGGGATTAAATTCCAATCGGTCCTCTCAGTAAAATGATTCATCCAAGTCCCTTGAATTGTACAAATAACATCTGTATTGGTCTGAAGTGAACTCTCAATTTCTCTTCTCAATGCCGATTGTTTTAATGAAAGAAATAATAAATCCATTTTGCGAACATATTGTCGTTCATTAAATTTAAAATCCGTCAATATACGAGGAATAACGATCTGTTCAATATATTTACTCATGGTAATTGCCTTTGAAAACTCAGTTTTCAACAAATACTTTTCGATAAACCAATTTCGCTTTAATGTAGAATAACACCACTCAATAACTTTTAAAGCCACAACTCTCTCCAATATTAATTAATAACAATATAATATATCAGATAATTTAGAACCTCAATCATTTTTTTGACCAAATGTTGAATTCATATCCCTCACGAATCTTTTATACCACTCGATATGTTGATCTAATTCGTTTTGATTAGATCGTTTTGTTGATTCGGTAATTTCTCGCACTAAGTTATTCTTAGCAATATCAATATTACTTTGTTTGTAATACTCCCAATTAGGGAATACATTTTTAAACCTATGTGCTTCAAGACCCTCTTCACCTCTCTTTATCGCCAATACATCATCCTCAAGTTGTTCTTTTGCTGACGATAGCATCTTTAAAGACATATCATCAGTAGCGGTTTCAATTGCAGTCGTGATTTTTTGAATATTCTCATGATATCTTTCCTTTAACATGGTATTTCGCTTCACTTGATCGTCTCGACGAGTTTCATCCTCAGTCAATTCTTCATTGTATTCTTTTTCCCAATCCTCATTAGACTTGATATTGATTCGATCAACTTCATCTTTAACCAGTTTCAATTTAGTTTGTCTACGTTCAATATCTTTTGTCCTCTCCCCTTGAAGATACGATAGTAACTCATCATGAGTCATCTCATATAATTCTCTAGTTCCCGCAAAAATTCCAAAATCTCTCACTACAACTTGTTGTAACCAAGTATTGATATCAAAATCATCATCGTCCAATAAATATCTCATTTCTTATTCTCCTCCAATTGTATCATTTCATATTCTAGTTTAGTGTTATATAAAGTTAACATCTCGTATTAATTGACTCTTCAATATACATATAATTTACTTCACAAACTCTGTGGTTTCAACTATTTGATTCACATTTAAATTTGTAATTTCTACTGTTGCGTATTTAAATGGAATATATTTAAACTCCAAAATAGTTTTCGATTTTGCAATCAGAGGATTATCAAAATGACCACTCATATATTTCAAACATGTTCCGTCCCAATACCATGAAGAATCTAATGATGGGAATTGTGGAGAATGATATTCGAGAATTGACGGAGATAATGTGTGTAACAATACAAATCTCCCGATTAATTGATTTGGAATCGCATATGTTGGATATTTATCGATAAATTGTGCATACAAGTCTGGGAACAACGTTCTCAAGTTCAAAAGGAAAAGTGGAACAATGTCTTTTTGATATTTAATAATTGCTCCTCCTAATATGCTTTCAGGAACAAATTCACAAAGAGTGCGAATATACTCCACAGTAAACACTTTTTTCGGAATAACTCCTACTAAGTCAGATGCTAATGATGGTCCCGCAATAGAATAATCGTCTTTTATTACTACATATGGATATGGGAATATTACATCATCATTTATTAATCCTAATACAGCATTAGCAGGATTTAACTTATTAAATTCAGCATGATATTCCCACTTTTCTCGAAATTCTTCAAATTCAGGAGTCCCTTCTTTAAATCCCCATTCAACAGTTGCTTGTCCAAACTCACATTTTGACATTTGATTCATATTGCAACAGGTATCATTCTTAAAATATGAACAATTTCGGTGTCGATCACATTCATATATTTTAACCAACTGCGTATCATTACTCATTCGTAAACTTACATTTATAACTTCCATTTTTGTTTCTCCTATGTGACACTATCAATTCTCACTAAAAATCACTATATCATTACATCCGATTAAAATACAACTCATTAAGATGCACATTGAACATCAACAAACTTATAAATAGGATCTTCTACGTTTTCGATAACATTCTTATTAATAATAATTCCATCTAAATTTTCCATAGTCGGAGCATTAAACATTATATCTAACATTACACTCTCCAATGTTCGTCGAAGACCTCTTGCTCCTAATTTTTCATCTTTTGTTTTTTGAATTATACTATCTAAACTTTCATCATCGAAGGTTAAAGTGACACCATCAATTCTAAATAATTCTTGATATTGTTTGATGATGGAATTCTTAGGTTCAACTAATATTCTTCTCATGTCATCATCACTCAATTCATTTAAAACAGCGTGAATTGGGAATCGTCCAACGAATTCAGGTATCATACCATAATGAATGATATCTTGACTAGTTAACGTTTTTGATATTTTCACATCTTCACTTTTCATCTTCACAACATTCTCTCCGAATCCTACTGTAGATGTACTTCCATTTTCAGAAATCATCTCTTCCATTCCAATGAATGCTCCACCAACAATGAATAGAATATTAGTTGTGTCAATTGGGAATGTTTGTCCGTGAGGATTCTTCCGTTGTCCTGTAGTTGGGACTTCACAAATGGTTCCCTCAACTATTTTCAACAGTGCTTGTTGAACTCCTTCTGATGATGGATTTGCAGTCAAACTGGTCCCTAAATCTCGTTTGGCTAATTTATCAATCTCATCAATATAAATAATTCCTCGTTGGGCTTTCACTATATCTCCATCAGCATTGATTACCAACGTTCTAAGAATAGTTTCAGTATCTGCTCCAACATATCCTGCTTGTGTTAATGAAGATGCATCGGCTATTGCTAATGGTACATCCAACATTTTAGCAAGAGTCTGAATCAAATATGTCTTCCCACTTCCTGTAGGACCCAATAACATCACATTACTCTTTTGAATATCAACTTGGAGTCCTTCTGTGTCAATTCTCTTATAGTGATTATATACTGCTACCGATAAAACTTTCTTAGCATGTTCTTGACCAATAACATGTTCATTTAATTTGTTGTAAATTTCACTTGGTATCATAATTTTCTCACATTGATTATTATTAAACTACAAATATAATATATCATATTTTTTTGTTTTTGTCAATTAATATTCAAGATGATGATATTCGAATGTTTTGTGGACTACTTAGTTGAAAGCATTGCTTTAAATTTTGATATAGGCAATAAGAATCGTTTCCATATATTCTCTATCTTCATCTCGTCCAGTAAAGTAAAATTTATATCCTGTTTTGAATAAGTGAGTCACACTTCGATTTTGTCTCCAAAATAGAACTTCAATTTCTCTATTACTGACCATCGATGACTTTTAATATATCATCTTTCTCTTGATATATCATTCGTTTAATAAATGTCATTTTATTCTTCATTCTATTCATATCATCATTAAAATTTAAAATCAACTAATTTCACAGCATACTTATCTTGAAAATCTAATATCTGAGATAGATGTTGTGGATAATATTTCTGAGCAGTTTCAATCGCAGTTAATGGTTTATCCGGTTTAGTATATCTAGCACACTCCCAATCCAAAAACATCTCAAACACATTCTTTTTAATCCAAAATGATTCCGCATGATGCCTAGAGAAAAATCTATGAATTTTATGAGTTCGATTCTTTGAAACTCCCAATCTAGTTAATATCACTTTATCTAAATCATGCAACTTAATTGCCCAAGTATTTTTCCCTGTCAAATGCTTCTCTAATGCAATAATACACTTTCTATGTGAAATTATATGATCAAGATATTTCATACTTTTCTCCAATATATTTCATAATTGATTCTCGCTCATCTTTCTTCCAACGAATCCCTTCTCCAAACGTTTCAGCATATATCTCTCGAACACCTAACGAATCATTTTCATTTAATTTCCCAGCCCATTGTATTAGAATAATTCTTCTTCTCCTCATCATCTCGCTCTTTTTTTTGTTTCATATATATTTCAGAAGCATTTTTCATATTATATATTGGTATAACATGCTCTAAAACATTACACGTATCTTCAATTAATATTTCAATCAATTCCGAATCTTTATATACAAATGGACTTTCATCTAATGTTGATGCTGTGACGGATGTAGTATGAATGCCTTCCATTGTCTCTTGAAAATCTTCCAATTTAATTGTTTGTTTTGCCACACTACGACTCAACACTCGTCCTGCACCATGCGGAGCAGAATAGTTCCAATCACTATTGTTTTTACCAGTGCAGATTAAAAGTCCATCTCTCATATTAAACGGAATAACACTTTTCTCTCCTTGATATGCTCGTATGGCTCCTTTTCTAATGAACCAATCATGAGGATCAATATAGTTATGAATACACTCAATACTCTCATTATAAATAAATTGAATGTCTAAACTTTCTTGAAGACAATCTAATGCAATATACTCTATAGTTTGTCTATTGAATCCCGCATACATTTGAGTGAAAATCATATCTGTCATATATTCAACAGCATCTTCATCTTCAAGCCATTCAAGTCCTTTAATATTTAAGTCAAAATCTAAATTAGCATTCACTTTTACATCATGCAATAACTCTTTTCGCTTATGTAAATTCGTGGAGTCATTCAATATTGTTTCTTTAATATTTTTCTCCAATTGAACTCTCTTTTCTTTCAAGACATCTTCTGCCTTTTTTTGATGATATGTTGCAACTTTCAATCCAAAGTTCCTACTTCCCGAATGAATTGTAAGCCAATATTTCCCAGTTTCCTTACTTCTTCCTATCTCTAAGAAGTGATTTCCTCCACCTAAAGTTCCAATTGAACGAGTAACATTTTGAGAATTACTTCCAATTTTAGTGCAAAGATTCAAGAACCATTCGTAATTATATTCCACATACGGCATTTCTTTATCATATCGTTTTATATACTCATCTCTAAATGCATCAAATTGTTTTTGTGCTTCATACCACGGGAATTCCTGTTTGAAATTGATACCTTGAGAATGAATATGCATTCCTGTTGGCAATTTTCTTCTCAGTAATTTATCAAATTTAATCCAATCAAAGTCTTTAAATTTTTCATCTCCAACTTCCAAACAAAAACTCAACATTCCACATGCAATATCAACTCCAATTACTGATGGAATTATCTTATCTGATAATGCTACCACAGTTCCAATTGGAACTCCTTTTCCTGCATGAGTATCGGGCATCATTGCTATGTTTAATTTATCAAACACTGGATGATTACAGAATGTTTGGATTTGCAACAAACAACTTTTCTCCACATCATCAGTGAATATTGTAGCGTTCGTATGTTTACCTTTCACTTGAATCATTTCATGTCTCCTTTGAATATTTAATTGCTAATTTCTGTGGAATCCACTCTCTACAATCGACTCCTCGTCTTGTTAGCCAGTCAGATAACATTGAGTCTAACTGTAATTGCTGATAACAATTATAACAAGGATTCTCAGAGCAAATGCTCTCACATACCTCATGAAAAGATATTCCAAACTCATCATAATCAAATGACTCAGGATTTTCAAAGCCAAAGTCAATATTACTTTCAATCATGAAGGTCTCAAATTCATTTCGAACGTCTTCGCTCATTTGATCGAATGATTTCAGAATAGGAGTCAATTCCAATGATTTATATGTCCCATTACTTGTGAACAATGATAAATTTACTCCTTCAATCTTAATTCCTATCAATTTCACTATCTTACCTTGACGAGTTTGACAATTTTGATTTATCATTAATGCCCAATCATACACACTTAACATAATCTTCTCCGAAATTATTATCATCTACTCACATATATAATATAACATATAATAACAATTAAGTCAAAAATAATGAAACGAGTTAACTCCAAATAAAATTATCCATTTCGTCCTGCTCCAAAGCCCTTACTAATATCAGTAAACCCATTTTCGTTGCTAACCTGTTTGAATATTTGTTTAGTTCGACTGCTGAAATCGTCCAGTCCAATGTCATAATCATACTCACCTCCATCCCAAAAATCAGAGTCATTGTGTTCGTCGCATGATTCAAAATACACATATCTAGATTTATCATTCAATTCATCAATTGATGGGACATCTAACTGAACTCCTGCCCAATCATTTTCAAACCCATCATCAAATTCATATTTCCACTTAGCAATGAATTCATCTTTCGTCATCGATTCTAGATTTAATTTTTTCAAAACATCTTCTGCTTTCTTGAATTCCACTTTGGCGTAAACCGCAATGAAACTTGAACTACTACTATTACTTACAAATCCACATCTAAACTTCATATTATCTCCGTAACGTGACATTTCGTCGAATACTTTTACTATACATAAACGGTAGCATTCTAGAATACAACTCAGTTGCTGATGGAATATTCAAATGTCTATTCATATAAAATATACAATGATTTGAATAAATCACAACTATTCGATCTTCTTTAATATGCTCATATAAATGCCCTCCAGATGGAGTTATATGACTATACTTCCAATTCATTCGGTTTCTCCTGACGAATTTCTTTCAGTTAATGTTCCATCATTGTTATGTGTCCCCGCTTTTTGGAAAAAAGCAATAGTTCGATCTTTATCATCGAGGATGTCAGCACTCTCTTTTGCGAACGATTCAGACAAAGTTAAATTCGAATCAATATCATAATCAGCAAATAATTCATCCATTGAAACGTAACTAGACGGATCATTCTTCGCATCCTCACTTAATTGAAAAATTTCTGCTCTTTGAGATTCAACGGACTTACTATCAAATCCATAAAATGTCATTTCCCAAAGAATGTGAGCCATAATTTCACCTTCAGTGTATTTATTCAATGTCTCCTTAGACACTTCTAATCCCAACCATTCTGCCCACGGTGTTAAAGATAATGACCATGAGAATGATTCATCTTTCTTTATTGCTGACACTTGTTCGAATTCATCACCATCATATTCATCCACATAATGATTGATAGTTAATATCAACCCATCGTTCGATTTCAAATATGTTGTTTGACATAATTCTTGAATTGTTTTCAAGAATCCTTGTCGATTCGAGTACTCATAGTCACCATCATAATAATACTCTCCAATTAAATCCAACACCTCAACTACACTAACACGATTCAAAATAGTATCAACTAACATTAAATACCTCCATTAAAAATTCATAATTTTCAGATATAACAATTCCCACTATTAATCCCACTAAAATCGATATTATATGAGATATATAACTTCTAATTCGTGATGGAATTCGAAATGTAAACATACATTTATACCAAGGTACAGCCTTATAATGACTTTTAAATCTAATATCCACATCGCACTCTTCGATCCAAATAGGATCAGAACTGTTATCTTCCAATTCAAAAACCCACAATCTAAAGTCAATAAATGCCCATTTTAGACTAATGAAGTCTTTTTTAAACCATCTACTCAAAATCTTTCGTAAACTCATTAATGATTCCCCAACACTATATGCGGTAAATTCCTAAAAATATTACCATATTGTAAATACTCCTCAAACTCAGAATAATCATCATATTCAAATAAATACAATCGCTGATAATTCTTCATTTTTGATAATAATAAATCATATTCTCGATTTGCCCACGCTTCAGTTTGATAATCATACTCTTGAGATAGTTCTTCAAGTGTAGCCTTTGGGCTCATTTGTTTTTTGATTTCTGAAAAATCAGGTCTACGATTCACTCGCATCTCCTCAACCCACTCTACATATAAATCATACTTATGTAATATTCGACTCCAATAATACGCAACTTCTCTATCGCTCAAATCTTCAATAATAATTTCATCCTCCTCCTCATCATCATAAAGAAAATACTCCAAAAATACATCAGATAATGTGCGTTCTAATTCGAATTCATCAATTAAATTATAATAACTATTCTTCAATAATTGAACAAACATTTTTCGACTAACTATTTGACCTTTATCTAAACAAATTCGAGATGCTATCTGTTCATTATCAAAATACGCACTTGAATATTTACCACTAACATCCCCTAATTGACTCATCATACGGTCAACATCATCATTAATATCAGCGTTCATAGCAACAATAAAACTTGAACTGCTACTATTACTTACGAATCCATGTCTAATTTTCATTATATACCTCAAACATTATAAATCGGACAATTTCTACAGTTTTTAAGTAAATTCTTTTTCCATTCTATAACTCTAGGATGCGACCAAACATCTTGCAAAAAAGTATCACAATGAATCACATCAATTCCTGTAGTCCATGACGAATGATTCTCTGCGAAACTACAAGGGAAAAATTCCCCAGCAACATTGATATATGAAGAGAATAGTCCACTCTCACAAGGCTCCACTAATTGTTCCTTTTCTTTAAAATCCAAATCATTCTTAATACATTCTAAATATTTCGGAGCACTACATGAATCAAATCCCATTGATATTTCCTGACGAATAGCATAGTTTACTATTTCATTAAATTCATCTTGAGAAAGAGCATGGAACGTTTCTCCTCTACCTTTAGGCTTTAATGATAAAAACACTAAAGCATTCATTTTCTTCAAACGAGGATCACTTTTAATATGATCAATCATTGCAATCGCTTGACTCTTTGTTTCTTTTGATATCATAAAATGAACATTTACCTGCTTCATCCCTCTAGACGTTAATTTTTCAATAGCATTAAATGATAAATTCTTATCGTAAATACTAACGGCTATTGCTCCTAACCATTCTGAGAAAAAGTCTGCCCACCAATCAGTCAATCCACTTCCATTAATCGTTAAATTTGGAATTATACCGTGATTTCTACTATATCTAATGATGTCTGCTAAATCTGGATTTGTATCTATATCTCCAATTCCGAATGCAATTTGAGTAATTGTCTTGGGCATCTTAGAAACAATGATTTTAAATGTGTCCAAAGTCATATTCCTACCAGAATATTCAACATTTGATTTGTAGCAAAACTTACATCCCATATTACAAATCTCAGATATTTCTAAATCTAAAATCTCAGGATATCCAAACTCAGGATCATCATCTTTAGTTTGACCCCAACGCATAAATGATCCATCGATTTTATTAAAGTTGAAATTATAATTCTTAGATCTACCGGTCTTTCCATATTCAGTTTCAACTATTTTTATTCTTTCTAACTTCATTATTTCCTCATATTAATTAGTATAATATATCAATATTCAATTAAAATCGACACATTTAATGTCCTAAATCAATTTCTAAATCTAAAATAACTCTATTCAAAATATATGATCATTGACAGCATGAGATTCGTTAATTTCTCGCTGATACATATCGATAAGTGCATTGAGAGTTAAATCATTATTCTTTTCTTCACTACTTAATGATTGTACATTCATTTTGCCATAGATTATGTTCACTAAAGAATAACCTATTCAAATTAGAATCTATAAAATAATTATCACAAAAGTCCTCTTCCGAACGAACTCCTCTACCTATCGCTTGAACCATTCTAAACGTCGCTAACTTAGTATAAATCTTTGGGAATCGATCTAGTATATATTTTATTCGTTTATCTCCTAAAGAGTAATACGGAGCCTTAACTAAGATTTGAAATCTACAATCGTCATCTGGCAAATCAATTCCTTCAAATAAACTAGGACTTATTAATATAGTTGGCTTCTCACTATCTTTATGTTCTTCCAATAACACTTTCAAAGGCTTCTTAGATGATTGTAGTACTACTTTCAAATTCAATCGATTATCAAAAATATAATTTTTTAATCGTTTGGCTATAAAGTTTCCTGTTTTGAAACTTGTGACTTGAATAACTCCCTTTTCATCTGGATGATTTTTTATTATAGTATGGATCTGATCAGATAATGAGGTCATAAATTTATCATCACTCATGTTCCTATAATTTAAAGATGCAAAATCACAAAGAATAACATTCTTGTGTTCAGGATTAAATACTGGTTCTGGTTGTACAAATGCAACATCATCCGAATCTAACGATAGAGTTGTTATTAAATATTCCTTATCTATAGTAGCACTCATGAATAAATAATACTTAGATGTATCAATAGTTTGGAACATATCTCTCATAAATATAGCAGAGAGAATGAATGACCCTTCTTTAATATCAACAACATGCTCATAGTTTTCATCTAAAAATTTATTAATTCTATCGAGCATAATATCATATTTCGCATTTATGCTATTTAACATCACATACTCTTTCTTATTATCATTAGTCAATGCTGACACCATTTCAACGGAAATTAGACTCACTACCTTTTCAAACACATCTCGCATTTTTTCTAAAAATGCAATATAATTATTATCATGAACCTTATTTGCAGTTAAGAATCTTTGAGTTTGCTTCAATACATCTTCTTGTTGAGTATATCCAAGTTTCTTCATATCTCCAATCATTTTTGTCAAAATGATTGGAGTCAATTCAATCTTAGCATGATTAACATATTGCTCATTCAACAAATGTGTCTCATCAAATATAGTAATCATCCTCTTTTTCATAGAACCCATAGCAGTAAATAGATATGAGTAATTTGTGCAAAAATGATCCACTTTATGCACTTCTCGCTTAATTCTCAAATATTCACAAGTGCGACACCAATTATCAATTCCACTAGAATTTTTAGGTGAGCGAATGCAATGCTCTGCTGTTCCCATCATAACCGAACATTTATAATTACTTCGACCCATTACCTTGAGAATATCAAATCCATCCTCATATGAATCATAATATTGTTTCAATAATGCATTAGTATGAGCCACGATATATGATTGATTTACATCTTTATGTCCTTTCAATTCATTTAAACATTCAGAAACTATCAACGCAATCAACGACTTTCCTATACCTGTACTTCCGGCTAAAATCACATATCGTTTTTGCTCATCAACATACTTAGTTAGAATATCATTAATGATTTCAATTTGACCTTTACGAGGTTTAAATTTCGATTTCATAAAATACTTTTGAATTAATTCTCGATACTGTAGCATTATTTTCCTCTTTATTCTCAATTTTCTATATTTAGTATAGCGTTTTTATTTGAAAAAGTCAATTTTTATATAACTTAAAATTGTATCTATGTAATCCTGCTATTTAAATGGATTAGCATGACGTTTTCCTAGAACTCTATTTAAATGATTCTTAATGTATGTTAGTCCCTGTAGTTCCAGTTGTTTAATTCTCTGACGACTAAGATTCATATCCTTTGCTGTTTCAGTTTGCTCTCGCTCTAAATAAAACTTTTCATATAACACCTTAATTATATCAAGTCGCATTTTATGGTTTTCCCCCATTTTAAATTCAATAAGAGCCTGATTAACTAGTCGCGAACAACGTTGAAGATCTAAATTTATTTGATCATTTTCACTAGGCAAATGAGATTCAATAACATCATCAATTGAAGTTACTCCAATATTCCGTTCTAGATTCCGATTCATTGATCTCCAATAATTCTGCATAGAAAGAGTTAAATGCTTACCCAAAAACGTTTTAAATTTAATATCTCGAGATGGATCAAATTTTTCCCACGCTCTAGCAGTTTCCAAAAGTCCATGAGATACAGCATCATCATAATATATTGTATTATGAAAAAACTTCTTTGCAAAATATTTACTATATCGCAATGCTTCATCATAATTAAAATTCAATTTAGTCATCATACCTCACTAAAATATCTCTCATATTAAAATAGTCATTAGCATTTAATTTAATATATTTTGGAGACTCAGCGGTACCAAATACTAATTGAAATTGATCTGTTGTGATTAAGTTGTCTCCTAATACTATAGTGAATGAATGTTCACTCGTGCTGTTTTTTCCTATAATCACACAATGTCTTGTTGTAGATGTCATCGTATATGTACTCCCGCATCTAATTTAGCATTAATTAAACATATCTCTCTATTACATCCGCTCAACCTAATATGATATATATCATTATTCAAATCTCTACATATTCCATCTTTCAATATCATATAATAGCCATCATCAAAAGATTTTTTAATGTCAGTCTGAGGATAACATTCACCAGGTCGCAACGATGAGAGTTTAAACCCATTCAATGGCTTATTCTCCAATATATGTTTGCCAATATTAGTAGTGATAGATACACTTTCTCTTTTTTCATGAACAATAAACGAAGAGATACCAACGACAAATGTTACAAATATCCCTCGGACTAACCATCGTCTAGTTTTTGTTTCTTTCATTGAAAATTCTCCCTTGACTCAATTATTATTTTGGTTGATAATTCATTTATTCCTAGCATCAATCACTCAAAAACTCTCTAAAGAATGAGGATTAAAATTCCACATCCACTTCAACATTACAACAAGTTCCATGAACTTCACGAGTACAATAGTTGGATTTATTCTCCAATAATGATTCAGTAACCATTTCTAAATAACTTTGCATTATATCTCCTAATTTAAAAAATCAATCAAATCAATCTTACCGCCATCATGAAGCATTAATATCGTATTATGTGAGGTTCTATCACAAGATTCACAAAGATATCGTAACAGATTCTGATACTTTGGTATTCTCCAAATAATTTCATGAGAATTATCTGACCATTTAGTTCGTCTCATCATTTTAATCAATCTAGTAAATAATTGATCTATAGAAAACTCATTCTCAGACTCAGCATTTTGAATAAAAGATAACTGCTCATTAAAAAAATCTAATAATTCCATTCTCTCTGCAATACTAGACTTTTCTCGTCGCTCAACATCTTCCAAAATAGTATGCTTTTCTGCAATTGCTACTCGTTCACGTTCAAGTTGGCTTGACAATTGTCGCTCCAAAATACTAACTCTATCATTTAAAACTGAACGACTTTTAGTATTTTCACTATCATTTTTCTTATATTCTCGAACAGTCTTTTCAGCATATTTAACCTTAGCATTCAATTGACGAATTTCTTCTTTTTTTTCATCATACAGTTGTTTAGTTAGCCTTAACGATAAATCTTCCAGTTTCTCGTCTTGATTATCTTGAAATTCTTTGAATTCAAGTTCTATCTTTTGGAGAGATTCTTTCAATTTATCCCTAGAGATCTCTAAAACATCATAAACACTAACGAGATCTTCAATATTCTTTTGATCTGAAGCATGTCTAGATGCCAATTTCAAATTCAATTCTTGAACCTCAACCAACACTTTAATTATTTCATCAACTCGACTTTCATCATATCTTCGAGCAATCAATTCATTTTCAGGATAAAGACACTTGAGTTTTGACCCATCAGCCAAAGTTAAACCATACTTTTGACCACTTGATTCTGAAATAACTGAAGATATTGTTGCAAGATAAGTTTCAGGATTAATTATCACTTTATCTCCTAACTCAAATCCTTTTCGTCCTTTATCTGTATTAAACGTTTTCATAATATCTTGAACTCTACGTATATCATCTCTAAAATCATCAGATTCAATAACATTTTGGAAACCCACTGAATTATAAATAGTTTGACTAATTGGTTCCATTTGAGAGTTGGATGTTAAATCTTCTCTCTGTTTCTGCAATAGTCTATCACGCAAGGATGTTATAATATGTTGATTGCTACTAGGTATCATTTGCTACTCTCTTTAAAATAATTATTTTTAATATCATAAATGACCTTTTTAAAATTTATATCAGTATCATTATTGACAATGAAAACTAAATTTCCATCCATTTCGTCAACATGAACTATTCTATGGAATAATTCAGCAATATCATTTTCATACAACTGCATCCACGATTTTGATTCATATGATAATTCCCAAAACTTATTGTGTCCTCTATTAATCAACTCTCGATAAAACTTCACAGGGAGCGAAGAACTAAACTTTACAGTTAATTGTTGCTTACTATTTAACCAATCAAACTGAGATTCCAGACTGAACTCAACCGACTCAAATAATTCAGAAGAACTTTCCTGTCTCTTATGCTCCAAGAAAAGTTGAATATCTTCAACATCGCGTTCACTCACGTCATTAAATACTATTTTATCAAAACTTGAAATTATCATAGTTATCTCTCAATTTGTATCGTTGAGTTGGAGTCTAATAATGCTGTTTCACGTTTCATCTGTTCATTCATAAATTTCATTTGATTAATATCATTTTTCATTTGCTCATAACCTTCGGATTGAACATTTTTAATTTTTGATATCGATTTCATAATCTTATCATAGTTATTCTTAAATTCAGGTAAATCTATAACTGAACTATTATAAAGTCTCACTATATTTTCAGTATTAGTGGCTAAGTTTTCTGCGTTTTGTTTTAGCGTAATATTGTTAAAATCTCGCATCTTTTTGATACCATTGATATTATTACTTTGTCTCTCTAATGCCATAGATTGAGTAATTCCTACCATCATAACTGTTTGGGTGATATCCGAAGTACTTTCCATTTCAGCATGAACTAATACATTATCTTTAATGATAGTATCTATAGTCAATAGTGATTGTGAATTAACAACTAATTTTTCAGCAACTGTTCTGGCTTTCCTACTTGCTTGCATGATAGCACTATCGATATGATCAATCTCATTCTGAGGAGCATTTTCAGCGATCTTTTCATCTTTTAAAACTTCCAATTTATCAATCAACATTGTAGCAAAGTTTTGAACCTCTTCTAAATTATCAACACTTTCTTCAATTTGAGCATGGAACTGCTTCAATTCATTTGAATCTTTCAATATTTCATCCATAGTTATTTGAATACTATTTCGAATGTCTGATATTTGATCTTGAACTGTCCCATAATTTTCAGAGATAGTACTTATAACTTTCTTCAATGCTGGCTTAAATATGGGTCCTAAAATTGGAAGTTTCGCTAAAAATCCTCCCTGTTCTATCGAATGAGGATTAACCGATTCCATAACATTCTTTAGTTCCACTAAAGCATCAGTTTGATTCTGAACTCCTTTTGACTTATACCTATTCATAACATTGGAAACTCTTACTCCCAACAACTCAATCTTACGTTGATTATCTTTCAATTCTTCTCGTCCCAATTCCTCAAGTTTAGTAAAAGCATCTCCATACTTCTTTTGAGTGACTAACGATTGAATCATATCATCAATTTTCCGATTAGTATCTAAATCTTTTTCTACTACAATTTCTGCCATTTTATTTTCCTCACTAAACTTCAGTCATCAAATTACATATATAATATAACATATAATTGATACATTGTCAATTATTATTTCATATGAATATCCTCATTTTCATCTGATACTTGAATTGGATTCAACTCAAGTTTTAAATCAACACAACTCATAAGTTTCTTTATTTTCACTACCTTTGTTGGAGAACTTATAACTGCTCCTGGGAAAATCGGAGGATAATTATAAATCTTATATTTCCAAATACCACAATCATAGTCATCAACACCTTCAACTTCACTATCAATAACGCGAATTGAATATGAAATCTTCTCTATAGTAGGACTAAAAATATCATATGCTCCAATCAAAATACTCAACAGAAGAGAGACTATGAGTGTGATCCCGAATCTCATTCTCTCCATCGCTATAATTAACGTAATTACAAAAATCAACACCCCTACAACTATCATTTAATATTCTCCACATTCTTTTTATTTAAAAATCGCTGTAACTCCGAACAACTTCTATGTAATTTCACGTTTGTTTCCAAGATCTCATCGCCAGATATGGCTCCTATCCATGTAGATTCAGTAATAGTGGATCGTGTAACCCAAACAACACACTCATCAGCATCAGCATCAATAGTAAATATAGGAGTACCTGATGATGTTGTGGTAACAGGACTCATCAGGTCATACATGATACATGATACTCCTAATAATAAAATTAAAGTAAAAATACTAGATGCTTTAGTAAATAACTCTTGCTCTAGGAATTGTTGGAATAATAACGAGATCATAGAAAATATAATACAAAATCCCAACATGATCATTTTTTATCTCCATTTTTCATACTCACACTCATAATATTATTCTGTAACTCCGAACAAGTCATAACTCGACGAATCTTTTCAATTTTAGTTGAATATTGACTCAATGTGCCCAAAAATGTAGGTGAAAATTCGATTCGATTGACGATCCAAAGTCCACATGACGAATTCATATCATCGGTTAGATTTAATTCATATGTTAAATTGGATTCAGCAGTAGTCGAACTTGATAAATCATAAGTTGTTATTAAAACTCCAAGTATGAAAAAAAGTAAAATCATTTTCCATAACTCATCAATATCATCAGTGGCTATCGCAATAAACAATATTAAGAATGATACTACTAAAAAAATAATCCCAAGAATAATCATAATTCCCTCAACATAAAGTTCATCAAGTACATATTAATATATCATAAAAAAAGAAAAATGTCAAATATAATTTATTGTGGAATTATAGGATATTAGAGGCTATTTCGGCGAGTTCACTTCTCTCACCTTTCTCGAGAATGATATGTCCGGCTATTGGCTGATCTTTAAATTTTTCCATGATATATACTAGAGCATTTGAATTCTCATCGAGATAAACATTATCTACTTGATATGGATCTCCAGTTAGAATAATCTTTGTTCCCTCTCCAACTCTAGTTAGAATAGTTTTAATTTCAGCAGAACTAAGATTTTGAACTTCATCGACTATAATAAATTGATTAGGAATACTTCTACCTCTAATATAAGTTAAGGCTTCAACTTCTATAAGACCACTTTCAACGAAATCTTCCACACTATTCATTTTTCCCAGTTTAGAATGAGTATAATTGAATCCATGACCATATAGAACTACCTCTAAATTATCCATAATAGGTTGTATCCAAGGTCGCATTTTCTCTTCCATACTACCGGGAAGATATCCAATATCTTTTCCCATAGGAATAACGGGTTTAGAAACAGACATTTTAGAATATTTACCATCTTCTGCGACCATCTGAAGTCCTGCGGCAATGGCTAATAGAGTCTTTCCCGTTCCTGCCTTTCCTAGTAAACTCACCAACTTAACTCTATCATCTAATATTAACTCCAATGCAATCTTTTGAGCCGCATTCCTAGGACTTATACTAGAAATATTTTTATTCGTCTTCAATGGAGTAAACTTTTCAAGAAACGGATCATATCTAACAATCGCTTGTTGATTTCCACCATCTTCATTTTTTAAATGATAATATGCATTTGGGAATATTTCAACGTTCAATAATGCATCTTTAGGTAATGATTTATTTATGAATAAATCATCAATTAAACTACCTGCAACAGAAACCTCTTCATATCCTTTAGGTAAAGAAGTTAGGTTGACTGAATCGGTAGTATAAGTTTCGGCTTGCAGTTTCAAGAAATCCGCCTTTATTCTAACATTAATGTCTCTACTTACAAGAATAACTTTCTTATCTGCATTTCTCACGGATAATGCTGTGAAAATTATAATATTATCGTTGATTGTAAGATCTAATTCAACGCTATCATCTTTTTTTGGAGATACAATTCTAATAGTTCCACCTTCTCTAGTTTCAACTCCAGTAATTAGATCTCCTCGACTCCTTAAATCATCAATTATTCGAGAAAACTTTCTTGCGGCAAAGCCTGTGGGATCCATTTTCTTTTTAAAATGATCTATCTCTTCAATTACCACCAATGGAATAATCACTTCATTATCTTCAAATGAAAATATTGATTTTGGATCCGTAAGGATCACATTCGTATCTAAAACATAAATTTTATTCATTGCATTTTACCTTAAAAATTAATAATACATTATTATTTAGTGAATAACTTCTTTTTTCTTGGATTTCTGCGATATTAGATGAACTGAAAATTTTTCATCATTATTTTGTGTTGTCGCTATTCTTAAAATTTCAGGATGAATATATTCAGCAATCATCAACATCACTTCTTCCAATAGAAGTTGAGTAGCATCGATTCCATGTAATCCTATAAACGCCCTGATTGATTTAGAATCTAATGATACTATTTCAGTGCTCATGATGTTTTCCACTATTCAGTACTAAATTCAACATTACATCTAAATTACCTCGATCGATTATTTTTTCAACTCCAGATAAAATAAGACTTCGTATAGATGAATTCAAATTCGGAAATATACACATCAATCGATCTCGATTGTCATATAAAAATTTCAACTCTTCATCTAAATTCTCGATGACATTCTCTTTATATCTCATCCATTCGGTATGGAACGAACAATTTATATTAGAACACTCGATTCTAAATAAATCATCATCTACATCCTCAGATGTCATGACTAAATTCTCTCCACAAATTGGACAAAATCGGTCATACTCAAATGAGTTTATTGAACTATTATTCATTGCTATCTCCATCAGTAAACGTGTAATTACCATTCTCTATTGAGAAAATCAAACTCACTCCATCATCATCTCTTCGAGCAGTGAATCCGCCCGAAGAAAGTTGCGATAAATCAGAATGTAATATCTCAAATAACAAATCCTGAGCAAATAATACCAATTCGACAACAGATGGTACTCCACTCTCAGTATTCGACGATGCCCAAGTCCACACTAAACATTCCATAGTTCGATTGATTTTATTAAAATCAATCTGACGGAGAACATCTCGAACTATTATTTCATTATTAGTCAGTTCCTGACGACCCATATCCTTTATCTCCTCTTTTTGTCGTACTATCGAAATATTCAATCTCTTGGAAATTAAACATCGACACTTCATTAATAACTAATTGAGCAATTCTCATGCCATCTGTAATAACAAATGACTCAGTTCCATGATTTATGATAATGACTCCTATGTCTCCTCGATATTCCTCATCAATCGTACCTGGGGCATTTACCATTGAAATACCATGTTTCAATGCAAGTCCAGACCTAGGTCTAACCTGAACTTCATATCCTACCATATCTTTTTCCATCGATGGTATTTGAAGTTGAATTCCAGTTTTAATTAATATCCTATCTCCCGGATCCAACCTAATATCTCCAATAGGTTGCTCATCGAACCAATATGGACGATCGTCCAATTTATTATTAATAATCCTTTGATATCCTTTCGCTTTAATATCTAATCCTGCATCTGTTGCATGATTTCGTTTTGGCAATTCGCCACCATGTGATAAAACACAATTCCAATTCATAATTATTCTCCAACACTTCTCTTAATTTTTAATGTAACTTCTAAACACTCATGTAACAACGAATTAACGTTATTTTGAGGCTTCCTACCAACTTCTTTCACATAAAGCCAATCTAAATATCTAATATTATCAGCATCATCTGGACGCCCATAAAATAACTTCTGCGATGATACATATTGTCCAAACTCCACGTTTGTTGTGAGTCCTTTCATTGAAGTTGAGACATCTCTTGGTACCCAGCAAAAAATAGCATCGCTCATATCTAAATATGTTCTTTCCCACTCAACTTGATCGATATAACTATTTGCATAATTACCATCTCGCTTTTCAGGAACAAATAATACTAAATTATCAATATTCATTTCTCTAAATTTCTTAACAACATTATCTCTCCAAGAAACATCTTCATTATTTCTTGGAGTAGGTCCCATTAAAAAAATCGCAATTTGATTATTAGATATAGTAAAAAATTCTTGAGCAAAAATCACTTCCATCATTTGACTCCTTTACCTTCTTTGAATATATTTATTACAAATATGATCACAAATAGTACGATGAATATCTTAAACATTGGAATCATTACTACTCCAAATAAAAATACTCCGACTATATAATAAAAAACAAAAATAAATGCTGAAATTGCTAATGCAATTATCCCTGACATTATTAAAACGAGAACACCCATCTCAAGAAACAATAGACATCTTAATATAAAATTATTATTCATTATCATCTCTCATCTTAGACTTAAACATCAATCGTCCAATAATACCTAACAAAAAAGTTAAACCAAAAAATTGCCAAAAAGTAAATTGAGGTCCTCCAACTGATGGAATATCAATCAAATAATATAGTCCGTAAATTATCCCTGCAATTATTGCTTTTTCAATGACTATAGTCATAATTCCGATTATTAATCCAATAATGACTCCTAAAACAGTACCCACAAATTTCACTCCTCGATTTTCCACATTAACTCTCCAACGAAGGAGTCACTATTTCATCAAGTTTTTTGTTTAATTTTTTAGTAATGGAATCATTAATTCTTGAAATTAATTCACTTTTAAATACAACTCTCTCTTGAGAACTTAATGTTTTATACACTTGCTTCATAAATTTGTAAGGATTCTTCTTCACTACAGTAAATGGACTTTGATTGCTTAAAGAATGTATCACTCTTTGATCTTCAATTCCACAAATTTTAACAAATGTTCTCAATAATCTACTAGATTTTCTGTTCATCGTTTTCTCCTCATATAAAAATTAATATCGTCACTTTAATATATCAATAATATGACATATTCAATAAAATAATAAACCTAACAATTAACTTTAAACTCATACTCAATAACTACATGCTCTCGAATATGAAGTTCATTTTCATCATATCTATTTTGAAGATAGTTCACTAAATCTTCCTCATTCATAAAATCAAACAATCCATCAGCATGCTCAGAAATATATGGATGATCAGATTCAATAATCATCGCTATATCCCAAAGACTTCGATCTGAAAATTCTTTAAAGTAAGACAGAACATCTATCTTATCAATTAATTGAATTATTTTCTTCATCATTAAAACTCATCTAATTTCTCCGTAAGCAAAACTGACTTAGTGTTTGAGCAACCTGAACAATTATTGTGATTATTGTGATTATTGTGATTTAAATTATCTTGAACAGATTCACTATCAATAAATTCTCTCCACTTAGCGACTAAATTCTTATAATCATCATTCAAATGCTCTTTTTTCAATTCAAGACCCTCAGTCGTGAGTTCGCTATCAATAGAAACCGTTACAAAATAAAACTCATTACTGAGTTTTATTGAATATCCATATTGCCCTTGACTATTCTTAGGACTAGTAATATATTGTATATCACTAACATTAATGGCTCCTGACAATGTCTCATAAATCAAACTACCTTTTTCCATTCTAATCTCCAACATAAATTAATAACTTAACTTTATAATTTATCGGAAATATTATTTTTTGATGATTGTTTTAGACCTAATTGATTAAACTGAATAATTCTTCTAATTCTCCCATTAGTTTAACGTTACGATTAGTTGAAAATGCATTAATATTATATTCAAATGATTCCATAAATCTTCTATGATTCAAATGCTCATTCAAACTTTTAATGATCGCATCAGATATCATCAGATTTCGACTCAAGTTTGTCGATTTTATTCTTAAAATAAAAACTACACTTCTATTCATATCGGTGATTGAAGTTTCTATCACACAATCATTACCATAACTAAAATAACGAGAATCGATTGAGCGACTTAGAAAATATAATCCCTTTTGATCCATATTATCACATTTAAAAAATATCTTAAATTCACTCTCATTGTGGCCACAACAACTTTCCATAGTGGAAATATTAGGTAACGCATTCATGGCATTACAAAGATCTATACATTCAGAATCCATATCTTCATTATATGGATTAGGATATTCCAACTTTAACTTCTCAGTTAAGATCTCATTATTCATATCTTGTAATTTTCTCATCGCTTTATCCCATTTTTGTTGAACTTCGATATTTATAAATCTCAGATTCACAATATCTTGTGTCAATTCTCCCGATAGACCACCTCGATTTATAAACTCTTGAATGTCCTTTAATTCATCATTAATACTAACATCTTTCTTCATGACTTCCCTCTTTGTTTAAAATTGATATTGCTAACTTTGCATTTTCTTCATTTAATCCTAAATAATTATTCACTAGTACAAAATTATCTCTCACTGCACTCATATCAGTATCATCATCTAAAACTACAAATGAATCTACATTGAAATTTATATCTTTATTGTCTCGATTGAAATTAAAATATTCAATATAAGTCTCTTTATATTGAGAAATTCCATCTTCTGATATCCACTCTATGAACATTTTAATTTCATCTCCTCGCTCAACTCCTCTCATTCTAGGTGTATGTCCAAAAATATCATATTTATATCCCGCTAACGCTAAAATCATATGAAGATAGAAATTATTATTTTGTCTCCATGTTGATGATATGACCACTTGAGCATTCGTTTGTTCAATTATAAAATTTAACCATTTAACATGCTCTTGAAATGGAGCATTATATAATATCTCTGGAGCATCAATCTTAATTAGTTCATCTAAGGAGTAATGTGAATTTAATACTCCATCTATATCTAAAAATAATAATTTCATTGTTTCTCTTTTAATATGAACTTTGAGCATTTAGTATTAATTTCTAAAGTGTTAATGTCATCAAATGGTTCCTTCTCAATTGATAAATGAATACAATATCTACACGAATTCATATTATTTTTATCCAATTAATATATTTTTAATTAAAACTACTAATATTTTAAATGGAATATATACTATCCACAATATACTTGTTATAATTATTGTTATGGCTAAATCTTCTTTATTTAATTCGAAAGAAGTAGATATTTTTCCTTTTTTAATTAAAGTTGCTTGAATAAATGCTACAAAAAGACTAATGGATAAATAAGTAATAATTAAAAATACTTCCATTTTATTCTCCTAAAATAAATAATAGTTAATATAATATATCATATAAATTAATTATTCACAAATTTAATTAAAATAATTAGTCCTTCTGAAATATGAAAATATTTTTTAATAATAATAAATAAATGTGATATATTATATTAATAACCAATAAGAAAGAGAAGAAAATGAATTTTATAGAAAAAATAAATGAAATGAATAATTTAGATGATTCCATGGATTATATTTTTAATACATTGAATGAATTATCCATTGAACATAAATATTCTGAAATAGATAATTTATTAAGTTTAGATTACTCAGAGGTAAATGAGAATTTAATAATAGGAATATTAACTATAACATCTGAAGCATCACCTTTTTTAAAAAAACGAACAAAATTTTATATTAATGCATATAAAATCCTATTAAAACGAAATTATTCAGTTAAAGAAATTTCTCATATTATAACTGGATTAAAATAATAAAGGTTTCTTTTATTATTAAAAAATACTCATTTATGATATATTATTAAGTATATTTGTTATTTTTAATACGGAGAAGAAAATGAGTAGAGAATACATCAACATCAATGACCATTTTAGATTTACATCGGATAAATATAATTTTATTTTAGAAGAAAAAGTCCCTGAACATATCATTAAAAAAGGAAAGTATAAAGGAGATCTTTGTGAGGAGAAATGGAAAGAAATAAGTTATTTTGGGAATTTACATCAATTAGTTTCCTTTTGTTATGAGAATGATATCCGAGACTTAAAAGGGAATCTAACTCAAATAAATCAATCGTTGGAGTCCAATAGAGAACTAATAAAAACTCAACTTTCTAAATTTACACTGAGCAATGGAAAAATAATACTTGGAGATTAATATGACAAATATTGAAACTTTTAATCTTGCAATTCAAAAGATCAAGGATGATGGAGATAATGTAAATATTATATTACATTATATGCCTGATCCAGACAGTATGGCAACTGCATTTGCATTACAAGAGTATTTAAAAAGTTGTCAAATTGATAATGAAATGTTTTATACTGGAGAAATTAGTCATCCTCAAAATAAAACTATGCAAATATCATTAGCACTATCTTTAACTAAGATTGGAGATTCTAGTTTACAAGGGAAAAATATTTGTGTTGATTGTACTCCTAAGAATTCAGGTATAGATACTGCTTTTATGATTATCGATCATCATAGTAATTCAGTTAAAAATTGTGAATATGTAATAAATGAACCTAAATATGGAGCATGTTCAACTATCATGTGGGAAATTCTTAATTCTCTAGGTATTGAATGGGATTTACATGAAGATATTGCTACAGCATTACTCTTAGGGATAAGAACTGACACTAAAGATTTATTATCCGAATCAATGATAGCAGAAGATTTTAAAGCATATGAAAGTTTAATTCATCATATGAATAAAGAAAAAGTTCAACGAATTATGAATTATCCAGTTCCGAGATATGTGTTTGAGAAACGAAATCTACTAAAAGATAAGAATAATTTCATGGAGAAAAATGGGATTTTTGTAGGAGGAGTAGGATATATTCCAAGATCACAAAGAGATGTTATTGCTATTTTAGCCGAGGATTATTTGAGAATGGAGACCGTTTCTACAACAGTTATATTTTGTATAACTGATAATGATACATTAGAAGTTTCAATTCGAACCATTAATACTACAGTTGATGTTAAAGATTTAATGCAAAATATATTTGGTGATTTTGGAGGGGGTAAAATAGAAAAGGGTGGAGCAAAGGTTCCATTGAATGTTTGGAGTAATATGGTTACCGATTCACTCAAGAATAAATTTTGGGAAATCACTTGTGAGCAATTATTTAGATTAATTCTGAAAGAGGATTATGAAACTGAGAACAAAGGAGAATAAAATGAGAAAAGCGAGACAGAATGTGATTCATTGTTACTTTCATCAAAGCGATATGGATGGATTTACATCAGGATGGTTAATTAAGTGGGCATTTGAAAATGCCTTTGTGAAGAATCCATTTAAAGATTTTAGAGTTATGATGCATAGATATAATTATGGATTTTATATTAATGAGAATCAAATTGAACCTCAAGATATGGTTATTTTAGTAGATTGCTCTTTCCCAAAGGAAGATATGGAATATGTTAAAAATAAAGTTAAAGGTAAGATGCTGTGGATGGATCATCATATTACTGTGTTAGATGAAATGGAAGGATTCGATGTTCCTGGAGATAGAGGAGAAGAATTTGCAGGATGTCGTCATACTTTCAATTGGATTAAAAGAAATCGTACTGAATTGGGAAAAAAGTTAGGTGAAACATATTGGGATAATTTACAACGATTTGTTGATTGTATTGATATATACGATAGATTCGATAAAAGTGATTCTATATTATGGACAGAGGCTTTGAATATGAATTTTGCGTTTTCTGCATTAAATACTGATCCATCAACTGAAGCAGGATTAAAGTTCTGGAATTTGATCGATGAAGCATGTGATTCTTCCGATAAAATCACGGAAATGATTGAGGATTTTGATTATGATGGAGCACTAATATATGCTAGTCACAAGGAGAGAAATCGTCAATTAGTGAATGCATATGGATTCGAAGGGCAAATTTCAGGATTTGAACATATTGGATTAGGGTTATTTTTAAATCAAGGAATTGGTGGAAGTTTGATTTTTGAAGATTCTGTTGATTGGGATAAACATGATTATGTTGGATGTTTTGTGTATTCAGGCAAAAAGAATTTATGGTCGGTAAGTCTTTATTCTGAAAAGGAAGATGTTGATTTGACTCCAATTTTTAATTATTATAATGGTGGTGGACATCGAGGTGCTGGTGGAATGCGAGTTCGTGAATTTAAATATGTATCTACTAACAAAAAATTATTTTTTTCGTCGTAAATAATTCACACTTGGTGGAAAGGTAATATATACTAAAATAAATACTAACCCTGTCATTATCCCAAATAACCACATAAACATTGAGAAATCCTCCGAAATCATAAATAAAACATGAATATTTATTATTTAATGGAGTTATAAATGAAACTTATAAAAATACAGTCTGGTGAACATATTATAATTGATACCACTAAAATCAATAATGAATGTAAACGAGATTTGAAAGCGTTATTTTCAATGTATGAAAGTTTATCTGATGAAATGGAAGTAATCGCAATTGATCCCACATTAAAAGGACATAATATATCTTCTAGTAAAGAAATTGGAATGATGGGAAATAAAGTGGAAATTCCTAGAAGAGCAATCAAAAAGTATGATATGCCATCTGAATGTCCTATGAGAGTTAAACCTAAAGAAGTTGATGCTAAAGATATATCTTTTAAATCTGAGCCCGTTGATACTAAAGTTATAAATATTCCACCTAATGATGGACATAAAGATGAAGTTATTGTGAACCCTGGGGAAGATGAGTCTGAGGATTACGATGCTCAATTGTTTAAACAGAGAATGGAAACTATTAAAAAGGCATTATAATGGATTTAAAACTTAGTGAAATTAAAGAAATAGTTGTTGCGGCAACTCAATCGTATTTTGTAGAATATGAAAATAAAACTACTAAAGTGGAAACTGAGTTAGGAAAAGCGATCGTTGAGTTCGTTAAGGAGCATGATATAGAATTGCTTCAAACATCTGTTAAATGGAATCATAAAGATGATATATCAACATATATTATTAATTTATATGTTACTAATGAAAAATATGTTAATTTAATCTTCGATAGTGCATTTAAAATATCTCCTAGAATTAACACTAAAGAAAATTTCTTCATTATTGGTGACGACAATGATTCAAAACTATTCAAGTTGCTCGATTTAGTTATTTCCAAAAAATCATTCATTTCAGATATGACGGAGATGATGCGAGACGTAGTTAATCGAATTAATCAACCTGATACTGAATCCGACGAATCGGACGAATCAGAGACTAATGATACTACCGATAGTCAAACTGATGAATCCGACACTGAAATTAAATCAAACGACAATTCATCTGAGGACAAATTAGACCTCGATTAATTTCAAAAATTAAATTTGCTAAAATGATTGTTTTATGATATACTTTAGAGTATTTTTATTATTTTATATAAGAGGATCGTATTATGTCATTACAGAATTTATTTGAAAGTTTAGAATCGATAGTTAAAATGTCTGGTGGTGAAGAACTATCGAAAACATTTAAAACTCAAATCGCTGAACTACATGAGGAAATCAAAGAGAAGATGTCTGAATTAGATAAAACAAAAATAGGCTCAGTACTAGAAAATCTATCGATTTCAGAAAAAATTAAAGCATTTGATGAGATTTTGTCAGCAGGAGGATCTCTAAGTAAAATCAAAGAGAAATGGAACATTGAAAAATTCATAAATAATATCAATGGGAACGTTGATGCTAGATGTAACTGTAACTGTAACTGTAACTGTAGTGATTGTGATACTTCTCATAGTCAGAATAATGATGTTCATGTTGAGTCATCCAAGGTTCCAGTTTGGGCAACAATTAGTTCAAATACTGATGTCTCTCATTTTTCCAAAGATGATAGTGAAATTATTACTATTTCGTTACCGGGCTCTACAAGAGAAGATGTGAAAATGAGTTATGATAATATCAGTGGAGTATTAAGTATATCTGCTTCTATGAAGATGGAAGGGTTTCAACTCATTTCTGATAGAGATTATGAAACTCTCATTCAGTTACCTAAAAGTTTAAGATCAAATCAAATATTCAATCATTTTCAGCAAGGACTTCTAGTGGTCACTGTTAAAATATAAGGTCATTTAATTAACTCAATAATCTCATATTATGATATAATATAGTATGAGAATAATTTAATAGGGCAGGTTATGAAAAATAATTATATAGAATTAACTCATCTAAAGGCTTATGGTTGGGAAGATGCGTTGAGAGGAATGAGAAATCCTCTTCAAAGTTGGGAAAAGAATGATTCATCATTTAAAGATATGTATGGATTAATTCTTTATAATCTTGGATTAAACGATAATGTGACAGCAAAGCGATTAATTAAGGCAGGACCATCACATCGCAAGTTTTTAAGACACATTCACATTGGAGTCGATATTAATGCTGGACTGAAATTTTTTGATGAATTTGATACATATTTGCATACTGTGAAGAATTCAACTTCTCAAATGCACACTTTAGGGAAAAGACTTCTGACTCCGAGTGATTTTAATGATAATATAGACTTGCAAATATTAGATAGATTAAATATGCATATTGGATTTTACATTGATGCAAAGGAAAATAAGATGTCGACGGAGAACTTGAAGCATCTTTGGAGAACAATGATTGATAATATCCCATCGTCATTTAGATACATCAGAACGACTACTTTAAATTATGAAGTGTTTTTCACCATGTATGCAAATAGAAAGAATCATAAAATGGAAGAATGGGTATTTTTTTGTGAAACATTACGTAATGAATTGCCGATGATGGATGAGTGGATGTCTCATTTGGAAATGTGAATATCAAAAAAAGATTCATTTTATATTTAAAATATTAAAACTTCTTCTGGATTAATTCCTCTATTTATTATTTGACATTATATCAGCAATGTGATATATTATTTGTAGTGATAATGATTTAGAGGAATTGATATGTATTTTGTAAATAGAGAAACTGATGAAGTTGTTCAAGTTCTTTTCACAGGAATTAATTTAGTAACTGATAGTCATCATCTAATTTTGATATATAGGAAAAAGGATGATGATGGGTTTAATAATTTGGTTTGTATGAGTGAAGAGGATTTTCGATTTCGATTCTACAGTGAAGGTCAACCTAAAGATTCGCAAATTGAAGTTGAGTTTGATAAATCGTTTTGGAGTAATTATAATGAGGTTAATCGATTAGTTGAGGTGAATTAATGATTGTTTACAAGGAAGTTCGTTGTCCGAAATGTAATTCTAAAGTTGAAATAGGAATACATGATGGTGTGAGAGAGGAGCCAATAGTTTGTTATTGTGGATTTAATAACTGTCCAAATGCTCCAGTTCAAATCTTAGCATGTCAACCGTGCGAGTTGTATGAGAAATGTTGTAATAGAGTTAAGTGATAAAGGAGATTTAAGATGAAAAAGACAATTGCGTGGAATGTGGATACCACAGGAGACTTTATGTATACGAATGGTGGACTATATGTTCCAAAAGCCGAAGACATTATTCCTAATTTGAATCGATTAACTAAATACTTTAATCGAAGAGGAATTCAAGTCATTAATACTCAAGATTGGCATAATGAGGATACTGAGGAGATATCTAATACTCCTGATTTTGTAAATACTTTCCCAAAGCATGGGATGCAAAATACAGAATTAGCGGAATTTATCCCAGAAGTTGCAACATATTTAAATGCTAGTCTTTCGATTTGCGAATGGGAAAAAGAATATTCTAATCGAGAGATTTTAAATATACTATTGAGTCGGAATATAGTCATAAGAAAGGATCATCGTAATGCATTCAAAGGTAACATCAATACTAGCAGAATAGTTTCGGCAATTCATCCTGAAAGAATTTATGTTTACGGTGTTGCTACTGATTATTGTGTGGATGAAATTGTTATGGAATTCACGAAACTTCGAGATGTAGATGTGATAGTAATTACCGATGCGATAAAAGAAGTAAAGAGCATTTCTGCGATAGATAAGTGGGTGTCTCATGGAGTTAAACTAATCAAAACTGCTGGTTTAGGAGTCAAATGATGAACATCTCAATGTCTGTAATTCGTGGATTAGCAATTATCAATGTGATAATGTTTATCGTTACTATATGGGCATTATTGAGTCGAGAGTATGTGGTTGAGATGGCAAACGATGAGGTTAGTTCGTATATCGATAAAACGATATCATCAGGTAAATTATCATCTGAATTTAAAGATGTGGTTCAAAAACATTTAGAGACTACGTCGAATATAGTAACAACTCCGATTGATATTGAAAAGGTCGTAATGCTTACTACTAAGAGTTCTGATTTGAATCCTATGCTAATTAACAATGCTATCATCAATCTCAATCAAATTCAATGGGCATGGTGTAAGATTGAATCCAATAATGATTTATTGGATGTTGATGAGACTGTTTCGTTAGAGATTTGGTATATATCGAATAATAAAAACAATAATGTTGATATATATAAAATGCCCACTATGAATGAGTGTCATCATATTATCACAAAAATATTAGAAACAATGAATCATTAGGAGATTATTATGATAATAAAATCATTATTAGATTTAGATTACTATAAATTAACAATGGGACAATTAGTGTTCTTTAAGTATCCAAAGGAAGTTGCTGAATATCACTTTAAGTGTAGAGATGTTGATGTTAATTTAGCAAAATATTTATCTCCGATTAGAGAAGAGATAAATAAATTGGGCAATTTAAGACTTACAACTGAGGAATATTCTTTATTATTGGAAAAGTTGCCTCTATTAAAAAAAGAGTATGTTAATTTCCTACTTGATTTTAAATTTCATCCTGAAGATGAAGTTGAAGTTAGTGTGGATAGAGATGGACAATTGAAAATTCAAATTAAAGGATTATGGTCAAGAACTATTCTTTATGAAACAATGATCTTAGCGATAGTTTCGGAAATTGTAACTAAGCATCAGTCTTTATATAATTGGGATATTTTATATAATGAGGGCATCAAAAAATTAGATGCAAAAATTCAAATGATTCATGATTTGAATGATCCTGATTTTAAATTTGCAGATTTTGGGACAAGACGACGAATTAATTTCAAATGGCAAAATGAAATGGTAACAGAATTTAATAAGAGATTGAATATTATAGGAAATAATAAAAACTTCAACGGAACATCTAACGTTTATATTGGACTCACAAATAATATTCCCATTATAGGAACGTTTGCTCATGAATATATTATGGCTGGACAAGCATTGCATCCTATAGCAACCTTTCAGAGAGATATGTTGAATGTGTGGGCTGAATTTTATGATGGGAATTTAGGAATAGCGTTAACTGATACAATATCCACAGATCAATTTTATAAGGACTTTGGATTAAAATTATCTAAATTATACGATGGAGTTCGACATGATAGTGGATGTCCAATTGAGTTTGGAGAAAAAACTTTGAGACATTATAAATCATTAAATCTAGATACACTGAATAAAACAATTGTATTCAGTGATGCCTTAACAATGAAACGATCTATTGAATTATTTAAACATTTTTATGGGAAAATAAAAACATCTTATGGAATTGGAACGCATTTGAGTCATGATTTTGATTCAGTGACTCCGACAAGTATAGTTATCAAATTACAACGCATTAATGGATTTCCAGTAGCGAAAAATAGCGATGAACCTATCAAGTCCATGTGTATTGATAAAAACTTCTTGCAATTTATACAGAGATATTTCAATTGTGGTTAATTTTAAATGAGAAATTCTTGATAGTTTGATATATTAATTATTAAGTTGATATTAAATGTCGGAGAGATTATGAAGTTAACAACGATTGAAATTAATCATGTGGATGAACATGAAGTGATTTTATTATTAAATGAAAAGCCTTGGTTAGTAACTATTCATTCAACTGGATATAATGAACCAATGTGTAACCAACGAGTGTTGGGACCATGGGACATACGGTTCTGGCCAAAAGGAGTTCCGTATTCATGGAAAGATGATATCGTTGATGTGATTAATTCCGAAATCCCATGGGAATAATAATTTAATGCAAAAACCAAAGGAGGTATTAGCATGGTAGAAAAAAAAGTGAAAGTCAATAGAATGACTTTAAAGGCAATTAAAGAACGTATGAGAAAGATGGAGAATGAAAAGAGTGATGGAGGATATCAAGTGAATTCTCAACATTATAAACATCTATTTAATAGATATAAATTATTAGGAGATAGATAATGAGTAAGATAGATTTAGTGCGAACCATATTGACTCAATTAGAATATGAAACCAAACTTAGAACATCATTTGAAGGCATTCTGTCTCAGATGATAAATGCATCTGAAATCACAATATCTCCCGAAAAACGAATAAAGATATTGAATCATATTGTTTCAAGAACATTGACTCCTGAATTTATTGAAGATGTTACTAAAATATATAGTGATTCGTTTGATGATGATGAGTTGCAATCTATAGTTGAATTCAATGATAGTCCTTTAGGAAAATCGATCATTGAGAAAACTCCTCGGATAACTGCACTCGTTGATAAATTGACTCATGACCGTATGAGTCCTGCAATGCCAACTATTTTAGAAGAAATTCAAAATATTTTAGATGAAGGAGATTCCAATGAATAGAAATGAATTATTAATGAAAATTCTAGATAAAGCGAATTATATAAAATCTATAAAGAAAACGTTTAAGAATGTTTTAGAAACTTCATTGTCTACTAATAATATTGAATTTTCTACTGCAAACAAAAATCGCATACTAGGTACTGTTTTACCTCAACTATTAATTGATAAGTTTATGAATTCCGCTGTTGATATTTATGGTAAACCCTTTAGTGATGTGGAATTGGAAATGATATTGAATGAAGATCCAAATATTGGACACTCACTCATCGAACGAGTTGTTAATGTTACTGCTGAACTCAATGCGTTCACTAAAACTCAAATAATATCTTTGATTCCCGGATTAAATATAAGTTGGCAAAAAATGCTTATGGAAAATAATGCAAATGGAGAGTCTAATGAATAGAGAAGAGTATTTTTTGAAGCGAGAATTTGAAGTGGATGATGCTATAGAAAATAGCGTTCAATTTATTAAAGAAGTGTTTGATGATTTAGGATTCACAAAGGCGGTGATTGGTGTTTCTGGTGGCATTGATTCTGCGACGGTTCTTGCGTTAACTGTGAGAGCCTTGGGACGTGAAAATGTTATAGCATTGAGTTTGCCATATGAAAGTATTTCAACTAATGCTTCGAAAAGTGATGCTCAGAATCTATGTAGTCACTTTGGAGTGAAAATGTTCACTCAAAGCATTAATGGGATGGTAGATGGATATTTTAATACTTATTTGAGAGTTCACGATAATAGAGATGATATATATGTGAGAAAGGGAAATGTATGTGCTAGATCTAGAATGATTGCTCTCATGGATTGGTCAAAAGTTGTCAATGGACTTGTAAGTGAGAATAGTAATCTGAGTGAATATTGGTTAGGATATTATACTGTTGGTGGAGATAATATTGGATCATATGCTCCAATATTAAGACATTCGAAAACTGAAGTGTTTGAGATGGCTAGAGCATTAGATGTTCCATCGACCATAGTTAATAAAACTCCTTCTGCTGAACTTTGGGGAAATCAAACTGATGAAAAAGAATTAGGATTCTCTTACTGGGATCTCGATAGAGTGATGGTAACAATCGAGGATTCTCTTCTACCAAACAGTGAAATATGGCTAAAATTAGCGGATGATGCTGAATATCAAGAAAGAATATCTAATGAAAGTGGAGTTTCAGTTGAAACTATAGTTAAGATATGTAATCAAGTAAATAAGAGTATGTTTAAACAACAAATTCCATACTATCACTAAATTCATGTGGATCAACTAGAACTATTATTATTGACATTGTTAACTACATGTGATATAATAGTTCTAGTTGATTATTAATTTAAATGAGGAAATGATTATGAATTTTAAAAAAACAAATGTACCAACATTCATTCAAATAAGTAATACTGCTCATAGTGGTAAAACTAAAGAGTTGTATTCATCATTCTTAGCCCAAAATGAAAAGAGAAGTTTATTTGTAACCACTGAAGAGTCTATAGAAAGATTATGTGACTTGTATGGTAAACCTAGTTGTGGAACTGTTTGTGAGTGTTGGGTAGAAGATTCTGAAAGTTTAGATAAGATAGTTAATTTCATTGAGAGTGGAGATTATACAGATATATATATTGATAATTTCAATTTATTACTATCTAAAAATGAAAATTTACAATCTGAACTTTTCGATTTGAGAACAGGAGCACATCATAATAATGTGAATGTAACAATAACACTGCTGATAAATGAATCACCTAACGAATGGAGAAAATAGTGAAAGACCTTGCGGCAATTGTAGGTAAATTTAATCCCCTTCATAGAGGACACATTAATACTATTAATATAATGATTGAAAAATATGGTATTAATAATTGTTTATTATTAATAGGGAGTGCGAATTCTCATATTTTTGATGAGAGTATGTTTTGGTTTAAATATCAAGAGAGACGTAAGATTATCCAACGAGAGTTCCCAAAATTAAGAGTTGCTCCGTTGGCTGACATGAATGATTTAGATATTTGGATAACTTCCTTGTGGGATCAAATTACTCTTTGGAAAAAAAATGCAACTCCAATAGATGTAACATTCTACGGAGGAGAAATGACTGATCTGCTGATGTATACATCTTATAAATTCCAATATGATATTGTGGATCGAAATGAGTTGGGAATTTCAGCCACTGATATTCGTGATAGACTTCATCGAAATGAGAAAATTAGTCATTTAGTTGGAGCAAAGTCATTCGAATTAATCATGAAATATTGGGAAAAAGCGAAGCGAGATGATTATGAAATGAATCTATGTAAGCAATGTAAGTTTATGAAAACGTCAGGGAGTTTAGTTACAAGATGTTATCATCCTAATAACGATGAGCCGCATTTCGTTGAGTTAACTGATAATATTACTCCATATTGGTGTGAAAGTGCTATCGATCAACTGGAAGATGATATTACTCAAATATTTGCAAAAATGACTCGTGCAACAAATATTAAAGATGTTCAAGGATTTCATGAGGAAATTACTAGAATTCGAGAAGAAATAACTGAGAGGAGAAACAGTTGATTGATCCATATAATTTAAAGATAGCCTGTGATATCATTGATAAATATTCTGGTAAAATAACATTTACGTCTGATTTTTTTGGAGCAGGATATCTTCAAGTAGTTGATGTGGACTATTTAGATTTAGATGTTAATGATTTAAAGAAATTATTGAAACTATCATTCTTTTTATGGACGAATGAGAATGGGAAGGTGTTTTTGATGCTAGGAGAAGATTAATTTCATTGAATATATCAAATAATAAATAATACTATAAATTATTTAAGGAGATTATTGTGGTAAAACTAAACGCTAATTTTTTAACTGAATATGCTGGATACGACATGCCCGTAGGAGAACAACCTACTATGCCAGATAGAGGATTACCTCAAAATAAATACATACAACCATCAAACACTCACAATAAGCCATTTGGAACTGAAGTTGAAGGTAGTTTCTCGTCTAACGTTGAATTGACTCCTGCTGAAAAAGTTCGAGATATAGTTAAAGAATTTATAATAAAATTGATCGATAATAGTAAGGGAGATATGAAAGTGCTTCAAGATGATGAATTCATCTCCTTGATTAAGAACGAAAAGGTTTTTATGCGTTTCTTTCGTGACATTAAATATGATAAGAAAAAAATTATCATTACCTATGATATCGCCTATACCAACGATGATATTATGGAAATTCAAGATACTCTTCATACATTTTCTCAAGGAGAGCCTGATATCGAATTCAGAATTGCTCCTGATCTTCAACGATTAAATTAGGTTAAAATCTTCGTACAAATTTCGCATTATTTGATATATTATATTAATGAAACTTTTGGGAGATTTTTATATGATCAAATTACTTTTAATGAAACTCAAACGATTAAATGATAAATTAACAAGTGAAACTGTCAAAATGCAGACTGTAATTGCGGATTTAGAACGAAAAAATGCAGAATTGTTAAATTTATCTCAACATCAAGCAATGGAATGCTCTAGACTTAGTAATGCTATGAATATCAAAGTTCCAATTCAAATAGTGAATTATTCAATAGATGAGTTAGTAATGGATGAAATATCGTTTTCACATGACAGATATTCAATGCGATTGCCTGGCACTATATCTCCATTCAAAATAAATTGCGAGTTGATTGTCGATCCCGATTCATATTCAACAATGCAAAAAATAATACATGACCCTGGTTTATATTTAACAATTGGAGGATAAAATGAACCTAGACTTTTTTCAACTATTAGCGTTGAAATTTATTAAAGAACGAAGAGAATCGTCCGGAGAGGCATATGTAGAGTTTGAGTTTAATGATCTCAAACTGATGGCTAAAACGATGTCTGGTGAATGGAAAGACATCACACATAAAGTTGATAACTTATTGAAAGAATTTGCTAGATTAAAAAGTGAAAACTCCAATGAAGAACTAATTACAAAAAAATATATGGATGCTTACGATGAACGACGAGATTCTCTAACCCTTAAAGATTTTGAAAAATTTACTTGTCCTATTTCTGCATCATCATCCGATAAGTTGAAGTTTGAGAATTCTAGTGGAGAACTAACGATTGCTCCTGATGGAGTATCTCGAATGATTTTTAGAGCCAATATCATAAAAGAACTAGGTATATTTATTCAAGATAAGATGAATTTTCTATGGAGTTCTTCTTCTATCAAGGTTGATGAGAAGATTTATATATTAACTGAGCAGGAATTATCTAAAGTATTAAGAGTTCGTTCAAATACACTTTCGACTGAACGACAATATCAAAATGAATTAAACGAGTCTCTTTCTAGATTTTCGAAAGATTCCGTATCAAATGATATTATGCAGTATTATGATAACGATTCACAACTAGAAGAAGAGAACAGTGTGGGACGTGTTGATGATAATAACATAGGGACTCATCTAGATCCACATCTCAGATTAGAAAGTGGAATTAGCAAGTTATTGAATAAATTAAAAGAGGAGAATAATGAAGAATAAAGAATATTTTCAAGATGCCGTAGATAAAAACAACATCGAGCGAGATGAATTGTGGGAAGAAGTTTCTAAGGCTGGATATTTTGTGAATGAGTATGGTAAAGTGATGGAAAAAGGAACATTTTTTGCTGTATTTGTGAAATATGCATACTATGATACATATGTTTCTGAACATGGAGCATTATATAGCAATACTAAATTAAAAGCAAAAATTGGTACAGATATTGATGCCTTTTTGGCATTAGTTGCTGAAATTCAAGAGCGAATGGGTGATCGTGAATTTAATCTATGGGACGAGTATAGTGATCATAAATATGGAGATGCATTGGTAACGATGTTCGATGATATAGATGGAATTACTGATGATGAATTATCCGAAATGAGATTGACTCATTATGCTGAATTGGGATCGGAATGGGGAATGGAATATATTGGTGAAGATACTATAGAATCTCTATTAGGATTAAGCATTCATATAAAAAACGTTTCAGAGAAAGAATATGCTGATTATGAAACATATGAGAATGAGGAATCTATGGATGAACCATTAGATTATCGTTATGATAGTTGATACTGTTATGAATTTCGAAAGTCGCATGATTATTTCGATTCGATTTAGTGAGTTAATTAAAATGAGATATCCAAAAATTAATTTTGACAATTAGGATTATTATATTTGCGTTTTTTAATTAATTGTGATATATTATACTGACTTAGTACTCATAACTAATGTGTCATTTGTTTGGTCTTTTTATTTTTGATAATAATTGACTTCGAGACTTAGTTATGTTATATTGTATATGTGATTGAATGATACAGTCGTTTTGAGAGTTATGGTTGTTTTTTATTTTTAAAGGAGAAAAGTATGTTTGGAAAAATGAATTTGAGTAAAATGTTTGGCAACATGGAATTCGGTAAACTATCTGATGGTAGATTTGCTATGAGTCCAAAAGGAATTGCAGTAAGAGATTCAGAAGGTAGTTGGATCACTTTTGAACCAAAGACTTGTTCTGTAACAAATGTTGCAGATATGGTATTTAAATCAGGAGGAGATTCATTCTTCAAAATGCCAGTGAATCAAGTTAATGTTGGAGATATCATTCTTCATAAAGAGAAAGTTCTTTTTGCAAGTGAAATTAGACCTGATGGAAGAATTGAAGCGTATGATTTTGGTGCAAATGAAACTATTGTTGTTCATCCTATTAAATCTATAATGGGAAATATGCTTTTCTTCACTAAAGTCATCTCACTTTTTTCTCTAATGGGAATTCAAGATGGAAATCCTGAGAATATGGATATGTCTAATATTATGAGTAATCCAATGATGATGATGTTGATGATGGGAGATAGTGGAGATGATATTATGGGAGGCCAAATGGGCGACATAATGATGATGAACATGATGAGTGGAATCTTCAATGGGAATAATGATGGAACAGATATTAACAAAATGTTGCCTTTCTTGATGATGAGTGGTGATTCTAGCATGGATCCATTTGAGATGATGATGATGATGAACATGATGGGAGGAAATGGAAACAATAATGCAAATCCTTTTGTTGCAATGTTTCCTGAAGCATCAACAGCAAAACCTGCTAAACCTGCTAAAAAATCCACTAAAAGAACTGCCAAAAAGACAGCAACTAAAGTCGACACTGAAAACTCTGCTGAATAGTTTTTTGTAATTACTAGAGGGAGTTCATTCTCCCTCTTATTTAAGGAGGAACTTATGATAATAGATTTTAATTTGATTGATGCAATTACTAAGTTTGATGATATTAACTCTTCGAGTCCAAGAAGTACAATTGATAGTGTCATGAGTTCATTTGCTAGTTCGAATTCTTCATCTAAGAGTTCGAATCGAAAGATGTTCAAAATGATGATGATGATGCAAATGATGCAAAATATGAGGAGAAGTAATGATGTCAATAAAGATAAATGATGCAACTAGTCTGAATCATCTTTTGAAGGCAGAAGATATTCAAGTCTCAATGGATAATATTCATCGAGAAATATCGAAGTTAAATGAATTAGGTATAAAAACTCAATTATTAGTCATTTGTGATCCAAATTCAAATTCAATATCGACGATTCCTAGACGAGTTTTGTATGGAAGCGATATGGTTATGAAACTACATGATGATAATTCGATTGAAATTTTAAAATCTAGAATGATGAGCGATTTATTAAAACGATATGCTCCAATGGAAAAAGATAAAGAGTGTGCGATGATGGATTCATCAAGATCTAAGTCGAATTCGTTTTTAAAAATGTGGTTACTCGCAAACAGTATGAATGGAGAAAATTAATATGAAAGCGAAAAGTTTTAATGAAAAAGTTCAACGAAATGTAGAGAATAAATTAGTCAATGGTGTGGCTAATTCAATGCTAGGTAAAAAATCAAGGAGTGCTAATATGATGAATAATCCTATGATGATGATGATGATGATGAATTCTAAGTCTGGAGAATCAAATATTGATCCTATGATGATGATGATGATGATGAATTCTAAGTCTGGAGAATCAAATATTGATCCTATGATGATGATGATGATGATGAATAATATGAAAAACAACAAGTAGATTGCTTGTTAAATAATAATATAAAGGAGGTTCTTATGGAAATACTTAATGTGAATGGGTTCGTTGATATCAATATTGTTATTGATTCTATTTCAAAATGCAATGTTAAATTTAAAACATATGCTGTTGAAAAGTCTGGCGATTTTAACCCTGAATAGTGAATTGTAACAAAAGAGGTATTCCAAAATGGCATTTGAATTTACGGTTGATTATTCAACAAATATAGATCGAGTTTTACAAGATATATCTAATTTTAAAATAGATCTTGAAACTCGAGAATTACTAATAATATCTTATGGGGCATCAACAATGAAAGAGTCGATTGCATCATGTGCAAAAACCATAAGTGATACTCTCGATGAACTTATTGAATGTAATATTCAATTACAATTATTAAAAATAGTTTCTTATGAGATTGAAAATGATGGAGATTTAAATGAAGTTGAATTTTATCGCAAGAGAGTTTCTAAGAATTCAATTGATGATGATATAGATGAATTGGAGCGAGGTATTACTAACATTAGAAGAGAAATCATTGCCATATGCTCTTCTGATCCAGTTAATCGTACAGATGAGAACGATTCATTTATATATTGGTATCAACATGTTATTTTTGAAATGATGGGACTATTTGAAGAGTTATATGATGAAACGTTTAATCTCAAGGTATTATCACTCGCTAAAGAATCTAATAATATAATTTGGTTTGACGAATAGGACATTTTTTTCTCACATAAATTATATATAATGATATATTATATTGTTATTAATTATTTAAGTGAGACGACTATGCAAGTATTAGACACTCTTTTGAGTATTGTTCAAAAACATACTTCTGATGAATTATTTCAAACCATATTTGAGGAATTTGTATATTCTCAAGTTTCAAGTGACATTACGTCATCAAAGAATGAGGAATCTGAATCTAGAAATTCAGATCGTGCCAAATCTAGAACTAGTTCGATTAAAGAGATCTTTTTTGGAAATCGAATTAATGAAATGGAAATAGTAAAAACTTTAATTGAAGAGTACTCAATATCAACGAATGATGCTAAATATATTTCTAAGATATTAAAGTTAGTTAATAAATTAAGTCGAACTAATATTAAGTATGAATATGATCTACTTGTTAACGACTTCGATACGATGATTTCGGGAATGTCCAATGATATATATAATATTTGGACAGACATCGTTGATAAATATTCAGATGAGATTGTGTTGAACGATGAAGATGCGAATTATGAGTATGCGAATTATGAGTATGCTAGTTCCGATAGAATCGAAGAAGCCGTCAATATTATTATGTCAACATTAGGATATATTACGGCTAAGGATCTGAAAATTTTCTTGAGAGAATCTGGATATTACGCGACTCAATCGTATGCAGTTAAACTTCTAGCAGATTTAGCCCAAAATGAACAGTGGGATTGGGAAATAATTAAACATTCTAATAAAAACTATTACTTTAAATATACAATACGATTTGAAAAGCCTTCATCTGAAGATGTTGATGAGACTATTCAGTTATTACTTACTACATATGGATGCGTATCGACGAGTACATTAAAACGTTCACTTCAAGCGGATGATTTTTATGTTACTGAGAAAGATTGTCAACAATTTATAGATGAGCGACGAGATTTATTGGCTTTTACCACTTCATCTTCGGTTAATGAGACGATATATTATGCGAATGCTCCAAAACTGGAATCATCTAATGATAATGATTTTTCAGTAATTCATTTTAAAATCAATGGTAAATAATAATGTCAATACCATTTCCAAATAAGAAATATGATATTATTTATGCTGACCCTCCCTGGAAAGAGTCTGGTGGAGGGAAGATTAAGCGAGGAGCAGATGCTCATTATCCGTTGATGAAAACTAAAGATATTATGAAATTAGTTCCACCAACAAATGATAATGCTCACTTATACTTATGGGTAACTAATAATTTCATGATAGATGGACTTAAAGTGATGGAAGCATGGGGATTTAAATATAAAACGATGATTACTTGGACGAAAGACCGAATTGGATTAGGACAATATTTTCGAGGACAAAGTGAGCATTGCTTATTTGGAGTCAAAGGGATGATTCCATATAAAGTTGTTAATGGCAAACGACAACAAGGAACTACATCATTCCATGCTAAACGAATGAAACATAGTCAAAAGCCCGAGCGTATGCGAGATTTAATAGAGAAGGTGTCCGATAGAGAAGGATTTCAAAAATTAGAAATGTTTGCTAGAATGGACAGTTATGGTTGGGACGTTTGGGGAAATGAAGTAAAGGTTTCGAAATGAATGATATGATTTCTGAAAATTACATGCAATAGATGCTGATTCTATATTTGCAGATGATATTGAGAACTCACATCTTCACGAAAATGGGCATTAATATCTTCATTATTTTTGACTTTTGTTTTGAAACATGATATTCTAATTGTGTTATTAATTATAGTTGTGAGATTGTTATGCGAACATTAAATGATGTTGAAACTGTTGCTGAAAATGGTAAAATATTAGAAGTAATTTCGGGAAGCAGATTGTATGGAACTGCTACTCCCAATTCAGATGAAGATAAATTAGGGATATTTTTACCATCCATTAGATATATATTGGGAATAGATAAAGTAGAAGAAGTTGATTTTTCAATTCAATTTAAAGATGCTTTTGGTAAAAACACAAAAGAGTCCATCGATCGTAAATTTTACGCATATCAAAAATTTTGTATGTTAGCGATGCAAAATAATCCTAATATATTAGAATTACTGTATCCATCGAAAGACAGTATAATATTTATCAATGATTATGGTAAAGACTTAATTGCTAATAGAGATATATTTTTACATCGAGGATTAGTTGGACGATTCTTAGGATATGCTAAGAGCCAAAAGCATAAAATGATAATCAAAAAAGATAAATTCAAAGAAATGAATATCATTTTAGATTTCTTTTTGAGTTTAGATCCCAAAAGAACGATTGATCATTTAAGAGAAAACAAAGAGTTTCTTGCCATTCTTAACTCATGGGCTAAAGATAATGATAACTCCAAAGGACATTCATTTAGATTTCATGATCAATTTTTAACAATTGGAGATATTAATCTCCCATGGAACGATATGATTAAATCTGCGATTGTTAAATTGAAAGAACGAGTTGATAATGGAACCAATAGACAAGACCTAATTTTAAATTATGGATATGATACAAAATTCGCATCACATCTAATTAGACTTCTTCATGAGGGAATCGAATTATTAGAAAATCAACAAATTACATTTCCACTAACTAATGCTTCTGAAATTTTAGACATAAAATTAGGTAAATGGCACTTAACTAATATCATTCAATATTCAGATGACTTAGAATCAAAGATGATGGAATTGAAAAAAACCACAACATTACCTAAGAAAATGAATCGAGATCTTGTCAATGACTTTATTGTGAGACAAATGCATAAATGGATTATCGAATCTCAAATAGGAATAAAACCGAGTTGATAATTAGAATTTTAAATTAAAATAATGTTAAATATAAATAGGAGTAGATATATGTCTAATCGATCCAAAATAAATCTTGATCTGGTTGATAGTGATTTTTTTCAATCACAAAATCGTAGATATTTAGGTAATAAATATAAATTAATTGAGTTCATTAAAGATATAGTTTCTACAAAATGTGGACACTTTAACTCCTTTTGTGATATGTTTTCGGGAACAGGAGTTGTTGGGAATAATTTTAATGATAATCATATAAAAATTATAGCGAATGATATACTATATTCAAATTATATAGGGATAAAAACATTTTTATCTCCAAACAATAAGGTTGATGATGCACTCATTGAAAAAATAAATCATTTAAATGATTTAGAAGGAGTAGATAATGGATATTTTTCTGCTAATTTTGGTGGAACATTTTTTTCTCAAAATAATGCAAGAAAAATTGATGCAATTAGAGAAGAATTAGAGGTCATTTCAACAAATGAAAATGACAGAGATATTTTATTATGCTCATTACTTTATGCGGTAGATAAAGTTGCAAATACTGTGGGACATTATGATGCCTTTATAAAAAAATTAGACAATGTGAAAACATTAAAACTGTTAATTCCTGACATTCAAGAGTTCAAAAATTCTCAGAATGTAATTTATAGAGAGGATGCAAATGATTTAATTCGAAAGATCTCTTGTGATGTATTATATCTTGATCCTCCATATAATTCCAGACAATATTCGGATTATTATCACTTATTAGAAAATTTATCTGAATGGAAAAAGCCTAATGTGAAAGGAATCACTAAGAAAATGGATCGTTCTCATATAAAAAGTGATTATTGTTTAAAAAATGCAACTCAAGTATTTGAAGATTTAATTATAAATGCTGACTGTAAACATATACTATTATCATACAATAATACTGCAAATTCTAAAAATGGAAGATCTAATGCTAAAATAGAAGATGCTGAAATAATTCGAATATTGAAAAATAAAGGAGAAATTGAAATTTTTGAAAGAGAATATAAGGCGTTTTCAACAGGAAAGAGTAGTTCTAACGGAAATATTGAACGAATATTTTATTGCAAAGTGAGAAGATAATGTTGAGGAAAATACGCTTAAAGGATATCTCATCTAAGATTGAGTATCAATATATTAAATCTATGAATAATAAAGGAATATTTGATCCTCCATCATCAATAACAATAGATGGTGGATTCATATCTAATGTCGGATTTAATGAAGACCGAGTTATCGAAATGATAAATCTTCTATGTGGATTTCGTGATTTTTTACATTTTTTAGCGATGAATCGAGAATTGATGGAGGAATATGAGCAATTGGGAGGGATAATTTATAACCAATTATTAAATCAAGGATCCGCACTTCAAGATAATGACATTTTCCTTAAAATAAATAATAATGCGGGTAAAATAAAATTTGGATTCATTATTGATCCAGAATTTAGTTTAACTGAAGAAACAACTAGAACCTGGTTTGAACGAAAATTTGGAATTAGAGATTATAACAGAAAATGTAGAGTATCGATTGATATATTGACGACATATATAACATTCTTAGAAAATCATATCGACTGGTTAAACGAGAACATATGAGATCACTACGAAATAGAATTACTTGCATCGAATGGTCATATATTGGTAACGATGATGATAAAAAAAAGCAACATATGAAGGATATTCAACATGAGTTTGAGAAAATTGGAAAATGCACATTTGATATTTGTGATGATGTAAATTGGACATACATTGATATTCGACCTGCGAAGGGGATATCTTTGGATGATTATTTTGAATTAGTAATTAAATTCAATGATTATCCAGAATGCATATGTACATTTGGAGATGGCGAATATGCTTACGATAAAGAAGATATATTAAAAGATGACATGAAACAATATCAAAACATTAAACGTAAAACAAAAGGGAGAAAATGATGAATGATTTATTATCATTTTATGTATATAAAATGAGAAATGATTTAAAAGAAAAAGATGCAGAAATTAAACTTCTTCAACTGCAATTGGAAGAGTTTAAATCTGAAGAGATCTCTCACGATGAGTCTGAGATTTTCAATCTTAAACTGAAGTATAATTCTGCATTTAATTTTACTCAAATTAAGGATTCGTTTGATCCCGAAAGATGTAGATTTGAAAGATCTATGGGATATTCTAGATCATATGAGCATTGGTCTGAAGATGAAACAAAAGACTTATTGCGAGCAATTTTCGTTTTAGGAACGATAAATTTAGAGGAATTAGGTTCAATATTTAAACGTCATCCTAAAGCCATTATATATAGACTTATATCTGAAAATAAAATCGATAGAAATGATATTTCTGCTCGTCCAAATTTATCATACTGGTTTAATAAATGAAAATTATAATTGATTTTATAAAACATCTTCCATCTATGAATATTGATATTATCATAGATGATTCTGATTCAGTGAAAGTTTGGAACTTAACTGATGCGTTAGAGTCAAATCCAAGTTCCATGTTCGATGAAAGAAAACTTCGAATGCTACAGCAAGCATTGACTTCTTTATTCCATAATCAAATAAAGAATGAGATGATCGGTAAATCATTCACTGATGTGAATTTAAGAATTATTGCTGATAGACTTTATTCTGGATGGCATCATATTCAAAGTCAATTTGAAATATTTGCAATTGATGAGTTGGAAGTTAAAGGATTTAAAAAATAAATTTTAATGTTATGAATATCTCATCTTTCATTTGATATTCTTCAATAAACAATTCTTGACAAATTAAGATATATCTACTTATAAAAGAACAATATTTGAAAATTATCTCGGAATCATCTGAGATAATCTCTATATTTAAATGAGAGGTATCTATTTCATCATAACTAATGATTGGTAGGTATTTATTCAAATCATTTGTAATGAATTTTGGCTTATATATTGAAAAATCTGCTAATAAAATATTGCAAATAAAAATAAAAACAATGAATGTTTTCATTCTATCAATCTCAATATATTTTTTTTAATCAGCAATTCTTTAAATGATGTTCCTCCATCAAATAAAAAGTCATCACATAAAAGAATATTATTATTGTATTGACAATTTTGTAATTGAATTATCTGTTCAGATTTAAATTTCTTTCGTATTGATTGAAGAATATTATATTTTATAGGAGCAACTAATTTTAAATTATTTAATTGAACTTTAATGTTATTATCTCGACATATCATTCTATATTCAACTAAATTAATTATTTTATTTATCTTATAACAAATGACATCTGCATTAGAGTATAATTCATTAAACATCAAAGTTCCAATGAAAAATATTATTAAATACTTCATGATTTCTTATTAAATTTATCTTTAACTGCGGCATCAAATTTTTTCGCTATATCTTTCATGTGAGGTTTATTATAATGATAATCAGACCTTTTTTGTATTTTTGCCATTCTCTCTTGATATGCTTTTAATTCTTCGCTATCCTTAGGCTCAAGGTCTTTTTTGGGACCATCGTAATTTAGAAAGGTATCCCAGTTTGATGTTCGATTTAATACCCGCCCAAATGCACTATTATTATCTCTAGCCAAATCTAATAATTCTTTTTTTGTCCACTTTGAACTATCCTTTGGCATATAATTAGGATCCTTTTTGGGTGTCCATGACGGATCATTTCCAGTTTCATAAATAGTAATTATATCCTTTAACTTTGGAATATTAACATCTCCATTTTTATCTCGATGAACTGGAGCATTTTCCCCCCAAATATGAGTTGCTTGAATAGTTGGAGATGCATTGCTTTTGTCCGAATCAATTATCCAAAGATTTTTCACTTCAGTATCATTAATTTGAATTATAAATCTTTCCCAAAGATATTTTTTATAATCCTCATTATATTCGGCTAATTGGAACATCATAGCACAATTAACTGGATCAGCATGAGGGCTCATTTTTATTCCATGATTCCGATTCAATAAACTTAAACTCATAGGTTCATATCTATATTGAAGTTTTTTATTTGGATATAAATTTAAATTATAATACGGTTTAGAATTAGTAGATTCATCTGTTATTTGAAATCCAAACTTAGGCATAATTTTATCTATCATCTTCTGTTCTAATATTCCTTGATTGTTTACGATGCGTTTTAGAACATAAATTGAATACGCTTTATCTCCAGGGGGATCAAAAATGTATTTAGGCTTATCGCCCATTAAATTTCGCTGACCTTGCATCTCTAACATGTATTTTTTAAACGATTCCATAGATAACCTCAAAGACTATAATTAATAAATTTCATTATTATTTATAGTTTTGATGGGATTATTATTTTAAGGATTTATATAAAAAGTTGCGAAAGTTAATTGTAATTCTATTATATCAATCATTGGAATAATATTCTCAATATCAATTTCAAAACAATATCGATCTGGATCAGAATGTTGTTCGGAGATACTTTCAGGATCTCCATTAAGATTCGTGACATTATTAATTTTAGCGAGTTCAGTTAAACAAGTGCTTCTTGCTTCATCTAATGAAATTGCTCTGTGTTTGCTATCTCTTGTCTTGTAATTAAATGTACATTTCATAATAATCTCCTTTTTAATAATTTATAATAACTAATTCAACATAGTTTCTAAATATAGTATATCATATTCATTCAACCAAGTCAAATTTAATCATCACTATATGAGCAAGTTTCACAAGTATATGCAATTTTATTATATGCTCCGCATTTTGGACATCGCTTAAATGCTGGATCCAAATAGTTTGCATATCTCAATTTACGAAGATCGTAAAGTTCTTCCATAAGGGACTCCAATGGAGTCCCTTTAACGTTAATCTCACTCATGATTATATTAACTTTTTCAGTTCATCAATACTTAAATTTTCAAGTTCAGCATCTTCTTTTTTTGCAATCAAAGAAGCGATCTTTTCCTTTTTCGTCTTCAGAATTAAAGCATTTTCTTTTTGTTCCTGTTCATTTAATCGAACTTTGATGATATGTTTAACTATCTCAAATTTCAACTCTAATTCTTGATTTTTAGATGACGTTTTTGTAACAAAACTTTCTTCGGCACTATCTTTAACTTGTTTGCTAATGGATTTAGCAATGGTATCTAACGACGATCCTCTCACTGGAGTTGTTAATGGTAAATCCCATAAATCCTCAATTGTAATGAGTCCTTTTCCACTTTCAAATCTTAATTTCAATCTACTGGCTTTCTCAAACATAATGATCTCCTTTTCTAAAAAATTATTCTTATTGTTCTGGTAAAATTACCACTTACTTTACATAAAATACTATTGCGTTGAGTTGTTGAAAATCCTAATCCACTCAATTGCTGTTCACTCGGCTCTACTCGCATTTTAGATCCTAAAATCTCAAACACTTTTCTGTCATTGCGTAACTCTTCAGTTAAAAATTCATTAAAGAATCCTCTAGGAACACTTTCATTCTGACAATCTTTCATTATGAAGAAATAATGCTTATTCCCAGTTTTATTTCCATCCCAATGATTTGGAGAATTCATAATCATTGATACATTTTGGAATTGATTGGTATTTAAATTCCATACTTTTTTAGATGTTTGTGAACTATCTAATTCTTTGATGAATTTTATACCATTTTTTCTACTAAAATATAAAGTAGCAACATGAACCTTCTCATCATTTCGTAATTCACGATCATATGAATATGAATATATTTCTCCATCATATTCAATTTCAGCAGTAAATCCTGTAGTACCGCCATTATGAGCAAAGTTGTGAACTATAAATTCATATTTTCCCTCTTCCATTTTACTTTTATTCGACCAAGCGATATTTTCAACTGCAACTTTATCTCCTGGATTTTGAATATCAACATCGAGTATCCCTGATGATGGATGAGTTATTCCCACATTTGAATAATATATTTTATTTCCACTTGGCTCAATACAATGAGCATCAAAATCATTCTGATTGTTGTCTCCATCGTTCCATTGAATCGAAAATCGAAGAACTCCATCAACATTTCCTCCAGCAGATTTCACACGTTGCTTCATTGAATCGGTGATATCTCCCTTATATGCCCATGAAAAATTATTGTTCCATTTAAGAATATTTTTGGATGTCGGAATAGTTGGAGCAATTAGACTCATTAAATTACTAGAATGTCTACTCTCAAATCTCAGTTCAATGTTTGATGCTTTCGGTACAATATTCTCTATGAAGTTTTTAATTGACACTTCTTCAACTTTATCTAACTTTTTAGTTTTTACTGGAATATCATTCAATGCAGAATCTAATACACCCATTTCTTTTTGAACAGTTCTATCGACGAAAATAACATTGTTAATAGTTACATCATCAACTTTCGCAAATCGACGACTGAGAGAATCTTGAATTCCTAACTCGACAATTCGCTTTTGAGCATTATCCTTTTGTTTTTGAGTAACTATTGGTTTTGGACGTTTATAGTTACTTGGAGCCACTTTAGATTCAAATGATTTTATAGCATCATCTAATGATTTACCTTGAGACAAATCAACTAGAAGAGATCCTATTACAGAAGAACGTATTCTAGATGCTACACCAATAGCAACAGAGTTGAGCCAAACATATTGACTTTTAGCCGTTGCAGATGTTAATTGGTCAAATGATTTTTTATGTTTCAAAAAATTTGTCAATACAGTTCGATGTTCTTCTCCTCGATATAATGAATTTTGATCAATTAGTTCCAAAATAGTTTCAATATCTTCAGTATTAAAGTCTATCAACGCTCTTTCAAAAACACTTTTATTACTGTGAGTTTGAGATAAATGAGTTCCAATATTTTCGCTTCTAGTTACATATTGAGTTGGAACTTGAACATAAAAATGGTCCCACTGTATTTGATCTCCATTTGCTAATACTTGTAAGTTATTTAGAACGCCAATTTCTTTAAATTGACTTATAAATACATTACGAATAGGTTTCGATTTAACTAATGTGGATAATTCATTTGCTATATGATCATAATCACTATTCTTAACTCCGTCCCAAACAGACACTAATTGATCATCTTTAATGGTTACGACATTGCCAATTTGATTAATAAAACTCTTACAACATTGACAATCATGCTCAGTTCGTTCCTTATATATTGGATTTTCAGCATCTGTGAATCCATTCAAGTACGTTTCCCATAATTCGTTCTTTGTTGTATCTACGATAAACAGTTGATCTTTAGACATTAGTTTAAATTGCTTATTAACTAAGTCTCGAAATTTAATAAAATTCATTTTTTAATCTCCATTCTAAAAACAAAAAATTCATCTCTCACAATGAATCCCATATTTTGGTATAAAGTATATGCATTAGTATTTGCTTCAGTAACAGTTAATACTATTTTGCTATGTTGGTTAGCATTTGCTAAACGCTTCACCTCTTCAATTAAACTACGTCCAATGCCTCGATTGTGATATTTCGGATCTACTGAAATATTACTTAACCAAATACATTTGTCGCCTAGAGAAACTCTAACGCTGCCAATCAAAGTTCCATCATGAAATAGTTGAGGACTCAGCATATCTTCCTCGTGAGAACTTTTTCTCGTTGTTGGCGTTAACAATTGTGGATAAATCAACGAATCAATCGTGTCTGCATATGAATCTAAAACCAATTGTTGATACTTATCATCTATTGATTTGTCAAATAGCATTGAATCATATTGTTGATCAAAATTTTTAGATTTTATGATTGAATCGTTTAAATTTAAAGTCATACTATATCGTTTATGTCTATCTAATTTTGTTTGAAGCATTTTAGTAAGTAATGGTTTTTCGAATACACTAATACTAAATGAAACATCGTCTTTGTGAAGATCTTTTGAAAAATCTTCTACTAAATCGACAAACTCCATTGGATCAGCATCATAATAATATAAAACACGGAACTCTGAATCATCACATACAAATTCTCCAACTAAAAAGTTATCTTTAAAAGCAATACACTTAGATTTCTTATTTTTGATTTTCAAATTTTCATCACGAATCATATCATCAATATTCTCTGAGTCATCATTCATGTAGTTATAGAACGAATCTTTTATTTCAAATAAATTCGATATGCTTTTATATCCCATAAATATCTCCTCTTATTAATCGTTACGAACATTTTATCGAGTTACAAGTTCATAATAACATAAAAAAAAGCAGATGTCAATTATAATTCTTTTTGATGATTCATAATTTGCTCCAATTCGGAACATTCCAGAGGCTGAATATTATTATTATAGGTGTGCACATTATATATCAATGGATTAAAATCAATTTTAGTTGAATGGATGTGTTCATGAAAATGCCAAGATTCGTAGTGAGATTTATACCAAACTTCTCACAATCGACTAACTCGGTCATCATTTTGTAGAGTCAACATCATTCTTATTTAAATTATCTTTCTCATTTAAATTTTCAATTAATTTACCATATTCCTCAGATCGCTCAAATAACATTTCTATTCCATTTCTAAAATAAGCACAATGCTTACATAGAGGTGGAGAATAAGAATTGTGTAAAAAATCTACAACAGTCATTTCGCTCATAATTATTCTCCTAAAAAAGCATCAATTCGCTTTTGAAAAACTATTTTAGGCATTTGACCTTTAAATGTGATATGAGACTTTGCGGTAATTATTAAAAATCCCGGCAACTCATCTATTTTAAAATAATCACTAACATCTAAATCTGAGCCGGCTTTCATTTGATAGAAATCGACATTTTCATTTTCTAATGCTAATTTTTCAAATATCGGACTCATAATGTCGCAAGATGCACAGTTATCATAATAAAACTTCACCACAGTTGGTCTTTTACCTTTAAACTTTTCCGTTGATACATCAAATACCAATTCACTAAATGATTTTTTGGTCAACCTTTTCATTGTTTTCTCCTTAAAAATAAAAATCGGGACTGAGTATGAATCTAACTTCATCGTGTCCGACTAATTCCACTTCGTCAATTAAAACGTCTCTTTTTTAGCACATTACTAAATGAACTAATTCGCAATTATTAAAAAGCAAATAAATGAGATTTCTTCAACAGAAGATACTCAATTATCATAATCAATATATCACATTAAATTGGAATTGTCAAATAATATGTGTCCATATTATTAAAATTTCTCAGATTCCACATGATGTAGAATCTGAGATTAGAACTAATTAGCCATTCAGTACATCTTTAATTTTTTTAGATGCAGTGAATTTAACTCCTTTTTTTGCAGAAATATCCATTTCTTCGCCAGTTTGTGGATTTCTACCCTTTCTTGCTTTACTGAAACTAGGTTTAAGTTTTCCAATTCCATGAAGAACTACTTCTTCTTCATTTTTCAAACTTTCAGTAATGATTTCCATTACTGAATCATAAATTTCAGTAGCATTTTCAAAACTAGCAGTCAACTTCTCAATAAATTCTTTTTTAGTCATTTTTTTCTCCGGTCAGTTAAATTAATCAAACACATAGTAATATATCATTTTTATATAAAATATGATACTTATTTTGTCCTTTTTTATAAAAGCGTGAAGTCGATGAACTTCACGCTATTCAAGAAATACTAATCCTTTAATATATTAACCCCATCAGGAGTTATCATATCAATATTATCAATGTCAATGATAATATCTGACTTCTCAGCATCATCATCTACAAAATCAACATTCTCAGTCACCATTTCATTATCAATTGATTTTAATTCATCTGAGATAATATGAGAATTAACATCGACTAAAATGGATGTGTCAATTGTCTCAATAGTTGGACTAGATGTTTTCTCGGATGATTTGCATCCAAAAATAAAAAGCATAGCGAGAATCGCTATCAATGTAATTGTTTTCATTTGTTTTCCCTCACAATTATAATTAATAAAGCATACATATTTATCATTTTCAAAAATCTATAGTAAATTCAGAATCAGTAATTTCATGTAGTAGCCATTCCGTCACATCATATCTTTCTTCTGCCAAATATAAATCTTGGTGAGAAACTTCATCAACATCAGTTACAGATAACTTAGGACATCCATCTAAAAATTGAGCCAAAGTTAAATCTACAAATACGTCATCGACTTGAAGCCAACAATGATTATTATTTCTAAATTTTCCCTCTATGACCTTAACATCACATTTATGAAAAATTTCTGTTGACATCAATTTCATCATTTTCCAAGTTACAGCATTTCTACATAAATCACTCACATCATCGCCGTAATTATTACCTTTCTCGTTTAATAAATCGAACTTAATCATTTCGTCTAAGAATTCATCCACATCTAACAGATCGTGAAGAACACTATTATAAAATTTAATATTCATAATTTCCTCTCACATTTAATAAATAGTTAATGTAATATATCATGAATTTAATAAATGTGAGATAAAAAATGCCCTTAGATAAATAATATCCATTTAGTCCATTTCGCAATTTTATTATATGCAGTCTTAATTTTCTTTTTAGACGCCGCATTCTCAAACTCTGGGATTTTAAATAATGTGATATCAATATTTTTAAGTTTATCGACATAAAACCCTATTGAATTTAAAAACTCAGTATCATTCAATATTCCAAACACCAATTCAATAGTTGGTTCTTCAGAAGTATCGTCAGTAGAATCTTTATCGTCTGGCTCTTCAGTATTATCAGATTCAATCACAAAATTGAACCATTCATTTAATGTTTGAGGTGGAGTTTCAGATGGAACTTTATCCCAATCTATTGCTCCTATTTTATTGAAATTGAAAATCTTCTTCACTGCATCAGTCATTTTTTTCTCAAATCTTTTCTGATTCGATTTTGTTTTTCGTGAATCTTTTTCTTGAAGCAACAATTTAATATCTCGTAGTGTCTGTTGGAGTTCCTCTTTTATATCAGGAAGGTATCCATCAAAAAATTCATTCTTAACCCCCCATTGAATAATACAAATTTTAAGAATTTTCGTTAGCACATCTTTCATTTCTTTTGTTTGATAAGTTCTCACATCTATCTTTTTTCCAGATTCATCTTTAAATGCATCGTTAAATTCATCTGTAAATGTATCCTTAATATTTTTATATTCCATCATATGAGTATAAAAAACTAACGGAAGATCGATATCATCAACTTCTTCAGATTCATTCTCAATCACATATTCAAACCAACTCTTCAATGTTGGTAATGGACCATTTATATTTTCCCAATCGATATTTTTAGTTTTATTATGTATTGATAACGTTAAAACATCCTTTCGCATTTCTGATTTTAAATTATCATATTCAGTTTGTGGATCAGACTCATCTTCAGTTAATAACATCAAAGACTCTATAGTTTTTCTAATAGCATTATGGACTCCTTCTCCTAAATACTCTTTAAAAAAATCATTCTTTTTATCATATTCAATATCACACTTAATAAGAATGACATCCAATAATTCTTTTAATTCAGCATTATCATCTATTTTCGATGGATCTTCTATTTTCGAAACTACTTTTTCATATTCAACCATATAATCATAAAAAACCTTTGGGAAATTTGGAGCATCAACTTCTTCAGATTCATCCTCAATCACATATTCAAACCAACTCTTCAATGTTGGTAATGGACCATTTATATTTTCCCAATCGATATTTTTAGTTTTATTATGTGATGATAATATTAAAACATCCTTTCGCATCACTTCCTGTAATGTTTCGTCTTGTGATTCGGACTCAGTTTCAATTTGTGGATTAGACTCATCTTCAGTTAATATAGTAAACGATTTTATGGTTTTTCTAATAGCATTATGGACTCCTTCTCCTAAATACTCTTTAAAAAAATCATTCTTTTTATCATATTCATTTTCACACTTAATAAGAATGTCGTCCAATAATTCTTTTAATTCAACATTATCATCTATTTTCGATGGATCTTCTATTTTCGAAACTACTTTTTCATATTCAACCATATAATCATAAAAAATCTTTGAGAAATTTGGGTCAGGATTGACATCTATCGATGATCGGTCATTAAATATATAATTAGACCACTCATGTAATTTTCTAGGAATACGAGTTTCCATCTTTTTCCAATCTATTTTTTTATGAAATTTGGCTAACAATATATGATGAATAATTTGTCCTATCTTTTGCTTTTCAAATTCAGCAATTTTCGTTTTGGTAGACACTAAGTGATCGAAAAATGGATTATTTAATAGCAATTCTTTACCAAATGTTTTATTGATATTACTCATAAATTCATTAATGGTATCTTTAGATACATCTTTAACCCATCTATGAAATCTTAGAAATAAATCCTCATCGAATTCGTGGACTTTAGATATTGGAGCATCATCTAAAGGTTCATCTAAGATATATTTTTCCCAACTCTTTAATTTATTTGGAGGCGATATCATCTTTTTCCAATCAATTAAATTCGCATCAGAGGCTTTAAAAATTTTCACAAGGAATGAACCCACAATTTCAATTTCTTTAGATAATAATCGTTGTTTTTCATTCAAAATCGATTCCATTTCTTTCATTGTAGATTCAATCAGACGAATTAACTCCAATTTTGATTCTGTTAACATGACTCCATCAAAAAATGAATCTCGAGCATGAATGAATGGGACTAAACTCGTTAAAATTTCTCGTTCTTTTTCTGATTTTTTTGTGTTTGGAGTTTTAGAATAATTTTGAATTTCATCATAAAACCATTTGGATAAATTATCCTTCATTGCTGGTAATTCCGTTTGAATTTTGGCTGGCAACAATTCTTCTTTTTTCTTATCCTTCGTGGAATCTTTTATGGTATCAGGCAACAACTCTTCTTTCTCATTTGTATCACTTTCAATTTGACGTAATATTTTTTCCCAATCACTAATGAAATTAGCACTTTCAATCTCACTTTTATATTTCTCAAACGGGCTAACTTTATAAATAGTTTTATACAGTATTTCTGCAATAAATAGTTTTTGAATTAATGATGAAATAGTTTTGGCTGAATATCCTTCAGAAAACTTCCGATCCTTAGCAATCAACCCTTTTACTTTTTGCTCAATGCTATCTTTATTACTTCGACTTATCTCTTTACCATCTTTACCTTGAACATTTTTAAAAATAACCCACTTTTTAAATAAATCTTTTGCTGATTCATCATTTAATGTGGTTTGAGATTTCTTAGTATCGTTCATTTTAGTCTTAAATTCATCATATTCACTCAACTTTGTTGGAACATCGGATAAATACATTTTAAATGGATCTTTTTTAAAAGTTTTTTTGAATTTTTCGATTAGTTTTTTAATCGAAAATAATTGTTTAGCGACTCCCACAGATTCAGTATTTTCAAAAAAGGCATCTGAATTAAATTCATCTAGGAATCCAATGCTATACTCTCTCTTATTATCCAATTTACCAGTTTTTAGATAATTATAAATCTGTTGAGGGATATTATTATCTTTCTTTTTAGACTTGGAGACCTTTTTCTTTTTAGTATCAGCATCATCTTTCTTTTTAGTATCAGCACCATCTTTCTTTTTAGACTTGGAGACCTTTTTCTGTTTAGTGTCAGCATCATCTTTCTTTTTAGACTTGGATGATTTACCAATTAATGATTCCCACTTTTTCATACTCAATGGTGCTCGTTTAATCCTTTCCCACTTAAAATTATCAGAAGATATCGCATCTAAAATTTCTAGGAATTTTATGGTTAAATCATCATTAGAAATTCCCTTTAAAAATACATCCTCATCTTTCAATGCGGTTTTCAGTTTATCTTTCAATTCATACTGATGCTCCAGTTTATATTCAGAAATTGAGTCATCTTCAACTGCGGTTTTAAAACCTTTCATGAATTTAAAAAAATCTGTTGCGACTGAACTTTTCGCTTCAAATAATGATACATTTTCATTAATGATAGATGATAATGTGGATTCTATTGAATTTTTTGTCCAATTCACACTCTCAGAGGTAGTAGGAATTATTTCCTCATCATCCTCATCTGGAATTATTTCATCATCATCATCATCATCATCATCATCTGGAATGATAGGAAGTATTTCCTCATCATCTATATCGGCGTCTAAAAAATCATCATCGTTCACATATGGGTGATCATCCTCAGACTCTCCTCTTTTTTGTCCACGCTTATCATCACTTGGATCAAAATCTCCATATAATTCGTCATCACTAATAGGTAAATCTGAATCATCTTCAACTTTAGATTTTTTTGAAGAAATCCTTTTATCATCTGACTGAACCTCTTCTTGACCAAACACATCTTTCCAATATCGTTCAGAAACATAATTTTTTAAATTTTTCGGATTCGCAGTATATATATGGAATGTTAATAGTTCCTTTTCAATAACATCCTCAGGACCTTCTCCGTCTACATTTTTTATATTCAATGTTCGCATAGTTTCTTCGCCTGCCCAAAGAAATGCGAATTGATTCAATTTACCTGCCATATCTTTCATTTGATCTAATGATACATTCTTTAGTATATAAACTTCTTCTAGTTTATCGAATCGACCTTTAAGAAGATAATCATCGATTCTAAGATAATTTCCTCCACTTTTCTTCATGGCAGTTTTAAATTCCACATGTTGTTTAGAATAATATTTACTTAAATTTCGTTTTAGAAGTTCAGGACTCATTGGCTTTAATGACTGAAGAAAATTACTTTTTCCAGCCTTTCTATTCATATGAGTTTTTCCACCCTTTTCTTTTTGGCTTCTCTCTAACTCTTTATCTAATTCTGTAAAATACTCTTTATAAACTCTCTCTAAGTCATAAAGTTGAGTACAAATAATACCTACAGATTCGGCTTTATCTCCCATAGCCTCAATTTGATCATTTTTTTCACCTGACATGTGAGTATCTCCCGCATCAGATGGCTTTGGAGATGCTAGCCACCATGAAATTTGACCTATCGATGAATTATAAAATGCTTTTGCTTGTGTCTTATTCATTAAAAAATTACCTCATTTAAAATAATATCTTTGATAATATTTAGTGATTTTCTAGGAGAATATAATTAAGAAACGTGCTTTAATAAAACTTCTAAATCACGTTTATATAATTGAGTTTCTAAAGTTGATTGTAATTCATTAAACTCAGATATTAATGAATCAACTTCAGTTTGAAGTCCTTGAATTTTATCATCAGTTATATCTAAAACTCTAACTGAATTGGTTATTGAATTATATAATTCTGGAAAATTTATTTTTTTATTTGGAACATATTTTTTTAATTTACGTTTTAATAATGAAATCATACGCTCACAGTCATCTTCTAGAAATTTCAATATAACATCTTTAGTGAACGCTTTTGTCTTTAAATTCCGTATGAATTTATTAATTTCTAATTTTATTAATCTGTTATATAATTTCAATTCCATTTGTGCCAAAAATAAGGTCTTTCGTTTTTTATAAAATGATATGCGAATATCATAGAAGTCTTTAATGATATCTCTAGGATCATCATAATGAACGATTTTCTTTTCCCAAATAGTATTCATATTGGAATTTAAATTCTCTTTTAACTTCAATGCTAATAAAATTGCCATTTCAGTTTGCTTTGAAAACTCTCGTTCTACCTTTAGGTCTATGTGCCAATAATCATTTTTAGATCTATTAACGAAAGACTTGATGACTTTGTTATCTATTAAGTCATTTAATATTTTACTATATGTTTCTCTGGTATATGATATTGGAATTTCTTGTATTGTAATGTTTGTTGTGTTCACCTTTTTAATTTTACCATACATCACATACTTATCTTCCTCAAATACTATTTTCCCTTTATATCCTTTATAATAAGGTATCATTTCGCGTTGCTCTTTATTTTCCATTACTGCGAAAATATTATGGATAATATCTTTAATATTATATGAGAGTATTTCTGTTGCGTATCCTACGGCCATACCTTTAATTCCATTCAATAACACATACGGAATAATCGGCACAAAATACAATGGCTCAGGATTTTCAGAATCTGGATGCTCCAATAATATATCATCATCTTGAGGGAGAAAAATTTGATTCATTGCTTTAGAATTTTCAACTGAAATATATCTCGATGATGATACCGTGAAATCAAAAATATTTCCGAAATTCCCCTTTCCTTTAAATAATGGAATATTATTACTTCCTGTATAATCTTTTGCCATTAATGCAATAGCATCTTCTAATGATACTGACCCATGATGATATTTACCCTCGGCTTTACATTCTCCTGCTAATGCTCCAACATTAATATTACTCTTTGCTTTTTTCTGAGCAACATATAAAATCTTTCGTTGAGATACTTTGAGTCCATCGAAAAAATTCGGAATGGCTCTATTTTCCATAGTATAAAGTGAATAGTCCTTATATCGACTTTCAATGAATTTTCCTAAATTTATTTTATTCATATTTCCTCCGAATATGTATCTCGCAGGTCTACGGAACTGCGAATTAAAGATGCAAACATTAACTTATTTTTGTTCGATAAAATTTTCACCGTTCTCTCGCTAAATCCTTCTTACTCATATTTCGAGTTACCATTAATTGTCGAATTTGAAACATAATATCTAAATGAATAGTTTCGACTTCGAACTTCTCAATATTATCCTCGTCACTGAAATATTCAGTCATCATAAGTTACTCCTTTATTTGATCCAATATGACTCATTAATAATAATCGCTTTAGCGTTACTATCTCATCATCTTGTTGTTGAATAATTTTAACTAATGAGCCCACTTGATTACTTAATTCATTCATTTCTCGTTGCAATATCTGAGAATACTCTAAAAGATTATCTCGATCACTCTTTAACTGATAAACATCTTGTCGTAACGAAACAACTTGATTATCTAATGGTTTGAAAAATGTCATTTTATTTCTTCGCATTCATAGTTGTAATAAAATCAGTCAACTTACTATTCTCAACATATTCAGTTTGATCATCTAAATACTTCAAATGTTCAGATAATATCGATCGATGAGCATCTAATACTTGATGTGCAAACTCATACTCTTCAGTTAATGTTTTAAATCCAAATATTTTATTTCTCCAACTAACAGAGAGTGATTTTCCAATTGATGATTCCCAATCCAATAATAGTCCAAAATTAACACTCCCTTTTTTGCGATCAACATTGAACCAACAAGCACTATCACATCCACCAAAATACATCGCTCTATGAGAAATCTGATGATTGATTTGTCCACCCAAATCAACCAACTTATCCAATAAATATTTACCTCGGTCTAAAAATGTAAACATGTCTTTAAAAACAATGATTGATGAATGAAATTTCTTAATATCTTCTTTATTAAATTTATTATCCCTCAAATACTGATTCATATCTTTTGGGAAATATAATTCATCACTAAAGTGTTTAAAATCGCTATGAAGAAACTCAAATCGACTTTCTAATCTAGCAAGAATATTTTGTATTGTCTCATATGTGGTCATTTGATTTCTCCATCATAATCATCATCAACAGTCGTTTATATTTTAGACTCTCTTCACTTTGTCGATTCAACATTTCAAGCAAACGTTTTGTTAGAATTTCTAATTCATCAACTCGCGTTGTTAAATCATGATCTATTATATCAGTTTCAATTAATTTGTCAAGTTTTATTTCAAATGTATTCATCCTCAATGTTGACATATTATCTGCATCAAGAAGAGTGTTCACAGATTCTCTCATTCGGTCAGTCTCACTTATTAATTCACTCGAAGAACCACTACTCGTGGTATAATTAATTTCATTGATCGATGAAATATCCAGAATTTGAGCATCTATCTTGAAACTATTATTCACTGTTGAATTTTGACCAATTCCCAATGTGGGTCCATCTTGGGCTAACGATAATGTCGAATTTCCGGCCATATAATCATCAGAATACATTAAACTCATCGTAGATCGATTCATAATATCTAATTTATAATCCCAATCGAAACTATCATTACTACAAGTTGGGCATTCAAATGAACGAGATCGATCAATATAATTAAGATCTCCACATGATAAACACTTGAGATGTATCTTTTGGTTCGACTTAAATTCATCATAAATTTCTTTAAAGTTTTTAAAAGTAACAATTGTTCCACTTTTCGTGGCGACATTGAGATCTATATAATGACTACCGTATTTATCAGCAAGACGGAATTGTTGAAAATGAGACGACCAAAAACCATAAGAAATATTTAAAGTGTTCATTTCAATTCTTGCCCCTCCAAGTTCAATAAAAAAATCACTCATTATTTTCCTCCAAATAGGAGATCAATTAAAATTGATCTCCTCTATATAAAATTAAGTTAATAAACTCATAACACTACTACTATCATTCTCAAATGCCAACTTTAATTTAACATCTTTTAAAATCAAGGAAACCACATCATAAAATGATTTATCAATCATCTTATTCCAATTTATATATTGCACAAATTCGTTAGGTAACCTATCCTTAAATGACACAACATGAGTGTTCCATGGATTCGGACTCTTTATATATATGAATTTAATCGTCTCTTTGCTTTTTATCATCTCAAAATTATTAAGTTTTTCATCACGCAGATGATTATTATATATAATTGCTCCATATGAATGAACAGGAGTTCCTTTTTTAGGATTACCATCTGCATTCACATACTTATCCAAATCAGAAATTTTTCTAGGGAATCCCAACTCTTCTGGAGTTAAAGTATCCATTATTTCTCGACTTTCCTTAATATATGCATTAAATTCTCGTTTAGAGTCTCTAGTATATGGATCATCACTATTCAATATCATTTGGAATAGAGTATGTAAACTATCTCTCATGAATTGAGGAATAGACGACTTAACGATTTCAACTCCAGTCACTTTCATTCTCGGCTCTTGATATCTCACTCCTTCCATGTCAATAACATTCAAAAGATATCTTTTTTTCTTCGCAAGCCACATTCCCTTCGTTGAAATCGCTTCTCTCTTCATAAACATTTTTTGAATTGAATTTTTATATTTCGCTAATTCATCATAATGTTTTGTAATTATCCCTTGCAAAATAGTTTCCGAAAATCTATCTAACGCATCCACTCTATCTTGTAAAGGAGAATCAACATTAAGTCCTTGTTTCTTATAGATAAACGGACTTATTTTCTCCAATGATACATAAAATGAATCGGTATCCCCATATACTAAAAAGTTATGGTTATTATTCCGTTCTAAAGTAAAATTTTTACCATTCATATTTCTTCTCCATATTAATTATCTCGGTTAAAATGTAACTTCTCATCATAATGCAATTATCTCATCAGTGAAGCAAAGATCCTTAATTTGAACTTCAATTACTTCATCATCACGATTAATCGTAATATCATCTGATGCTCGCACTTCATGAACAACTCCATTTAATGTTAAATTAAATGTCAATTCCTTATTCTCAATTACATTCAACATATTATTCAATTCATCATTCATAGTCTTCATTATAGATTTGATTGCTAATCGTCCTGCAATTGTAATTGCTTTTGCCAATCTAATATCATAAAAACGAAACCATACATTGCCAAGAGCCCCATACTGAGAATTAATAAGAATTTTATAGGCTAACTGCATCAAATCATTCTTTTTTCCTTCTGCGGCACATTTAATGAATTCAGGACTTCCTTTTACTAACGTTTCCAATTCAAGTTTAAACTTTTTGGCTAATTTTTTGTACATTCCACGTTCAGTGTAGAATTTATCCATAAACATTGGCATGATTGCATTGGGATCTTTTCTAAAGAACTCCAATGATGCAGACAAACAAACATCTGTATTAGCAAGAAACGATAAGTCAAGTTCTCTATTGATAAGCATATCTATTATTTTATCATGCTCAATGATATCGTGAGAATATTTCACATTCTCTTTTAGTTGCATAATTACTTGAAATGCTTCTATGTCTCCAAATCTTTCAAATAAATATGAATCTGATAGAATGGTCTCTGGTGATATTATATCTCCCATCTCTAAATGTGGATATAGAGAGTTTAAATCGAAACTCACAACATCCTTTCTAAATCCTGGAGTAGGCTTTTCAACATATGCTCCTGGATAATCTACTTTCTGATGATGTTTTTTAGGTTCTAATACTAGATTTCGTTTCACACATTCAGAATAAACTAATGATTCCCAAGTTCTAACTGGACTAAATGTATCATCGAAATTCTGTTTCGCTTCATATGATATTTGGATTTGTAGAAGAATGAAGTTCAATTTATCTTCCATCATCTTGACAATTCTAACATCATGGAAATTGTAATAAAGATATTTACCATAATCTTTCTCATATAATTCATTCAAAGATCCATCATAATCAATCTTTTCAGTTCCGACCTCATAGTTACCCACAAAGTTCAATTTATACGATGCTAATTTCTTATAAACATATTTGAAATATAATTCCATATAATCTAAGATTTGAATTCCTCCAAGAACGACTTCATCTTTTTTAGTCTTATATGCACTTTTTATTGGAGATAAAATGTTTGCACTTAATGATGGATATTCAGAACGTCTTTCCTCCGCTAATCTCTCAATTCTATTGAATAAATATGCGAGATCGTAACTCCGAGAATTCCAACCTGTGATTACATCTATCTTCTCCTCGATGCACATAACTGTCGCTAAGTCGAGAAGCATTTCAATTTCATCTTCGGATATTCTAAATTCAATCTTATCGAAATCTTTATCTTTTTCGAAAAGAGATCTATCAAAATCCTCACTATCAGCAAATACATAATACTTATCACTTTTAGATGTATATAATGTAACTGCTGTTACTTTTCCACCTGCAACTTTGATCGATTGGTTGATCTTTAGACCTTCTATGATCAAATTCTCAATATCAATTACTCCAATATTAATTCTATTGATTTCGAAGGGCACTTTGCCCGCATAGTTCTCATTTATCCATTTCATTGGCAAATTATAATCACCATAGATTTCCATACCATGGACATTTTTATAGTCTGAAATATATTCTTTATAATCATATATAGATTTAAATTTACTTTCAACTACTGGGACACCGTTTGGATACGAAAATTTCACTTTTTTCGCATTAGCGTTTGCATGATACAACGATAGATTTGGTATACTATTCGTTTTCACAATTTCCTTTTGATTAGTTACTAAATTGTAACCTGAGATATACAAATTACTTCCTCTTTGAGAAACATCTGTATACATAAAATTCTTAATGTACATTTTTAACCTCCTAAAAATATTAAAAAACAGTAGATATGAAGAGAAACTATCTCAACTATCAATATAATATATCAATATTACTAGAAGTTCGTGAATTTAAATGACCGAATTTGATCGTTGATTTGTCAGACTGGCTCAACGATCAAAAGCCATTTTTTATCCAAGTATCACTGATAATGAATTATTTTATAAACTTCATTAAGTCTTGAATCATTTTAATCGTTATGATCTCCTTTTCGAACTCTGAAACTACATCATTTGCAATTATTCTATCAAAATCATAAACATATGTGTTTTCTAAAAACGAACTTCGAATAGAATTCACACTGATTCGATATAGAATTTCCTTATATGAGTTACGAAATTCAATATTCTTCTCATCAAATTCTCTCTTTGTGACATTACTAACATCATTTTCTTTTCCCATTTCGGTCATTAATATGTGATGCGAAATGTCTGATACTCTAATGTCGCAATCTATGAATAATTGACCATACCGTCTAAGAATATATTCCATCATTTTAGGACTTTTCTTGCCTTGATATGCCATGCTAGACAACATCATTCTATCTATAACGAAGATGTTTACTCCGTCACTTTTTGCCTTATTCAAGGCTCGTTGTTCCTCTTTTATTAATATATCAATAAACTTCTTTTCAATCTTAATACCAGTATGAGGTTTCAATAAGGCTTGAAACTCTTTACTTGCACATAAATCTTCGGATGGGAAATGAATACTTCTAACTTTATATGAAGTAAACTTCTTCAGAAAATTAGTAAATACCTTTGATAGGTACGTTTTACCCACATTATCGGGACCTTCCAATATAATTAATTTCATTTAATTCTCCTCTACTAAAAATTTTAAAATTTCAAACTTAATTCCGTCATTATGAATGACTAATTTTATGCCCAACTCATTTCGATAAAAGTTCATCACTCGATCAATTTTCATCTGATTAAATCTTGACCAATCCTGATTTAACCATACTTCGAATATAGGCTTAATTTTTTTTCTCCATAAGAGACTATAATTCCCTAATCCTTTATAGAACACATATTCATTCTGTAAAAATTGATGAAATATTTGAAATACCTTAATTCTATCTGAATCAGATAACTCCATCATTACTCGTCCTCGCATTCTGGAACATATCTCATATAGAATTCATTAGAATAGTGAGAACGTGAGCCACTAATGATATCAAATCCTCGATTATAAAAAACATCTTGAAGTCTTGACATTGCTGTAATATGAGAAATCACATCACTTTGCTCAAGCACTCGAACATCATCAAATGCACTATCAATAATCATATGTAATTCATCACTAAAATTCATCTCACTTTCAATCGACACTGTCCCATTCTTATTCAAGCGAATAAGAATATCTCCTTCCTGAAACTTCATTTCCATAATATTCCTCTATATTCATTTGTGGAGTAATTTATACCCATTATCTTATATTTTTACATCCAAGTGTCATTTGAAGACCTTCTGTGTCATTTAAGAATTCCATATACGGAGTATCACCATCATTATATTTCACTTTATATGTAAACTCTTTATCTAATTTAGTAAAGTGTGAAAAGGTCATAGACATAGTCTCAGTGTGAGCAATGTCTGCATCAGCCTTCTCAATTTTAAATTTATTTGAATTTGAGGCTTCACTATCGCAAACTTCAATAGTAAGAACATCATTAATAACTTTAAATAGAATAACATCTGCTCCAACTAAGTTTCCACCCTTAATTAAAGTCTTAATGTCCTCTGGACTCAATTCATACTCATTGAAACAGTCACCTGGCAACACAATATTCTTCTCAAATGGCAACATACATTCAAGTTTTTCGATAGTTGAATCTTCAGTTTCAATAAAAACATAATACTCTTTATGATTTCTAGCATTTCTAATCTCAATTGCTCGATATTTCTCGGAATATTTCGAATAATCAATCTCAGTCTCTTCAAATGAACCACAAATGTTTAGGAATGAAATTATATTCAACACATTAAAATCAAAATCATCGGGAATATCCTTTAATGACTTCTTATATGTTATAGAACTTTCCTCTCCATTTTTAATGAACATATCTCTAGATATGACCGCCCCATCAGTGATACCTGCAATCACTTTCAATCTTTCAACTGTCTCTTTGGACATTTTAAATACATCTGACATAATTTTCTCCTCTAATAACTAATCAATAATCACTATAAACTCTAATAACTCTACTTTTTCTTCTTAAACATTTTCAATTGACGTTTCAAATCTCTCAACTGCTTTCTAGATGGGGGACGTTTCTCTGCTAGTTTATCAGTAAATATCTTCTCTGATTCATCAAAAAACCCAGCATCCAACACATCACTTTTGTTAAATATACGTCTCGGACTAACATTATCATCTTCAATAATCTTCACTTCATATGTATCTTGAAGTTGAGTCACTTGATAATTTCCAATTCGTTTCTCTGCAATCACTTTCTTGTTCTTACTAACCATTTTATTCTCCAAAACACACAATAAACATTACTAATATAATATATCATATAAAAGTTATTTTATCAATTTTATTTATCCTAAGTTGCATATTCAAAAATATCAATAATGCATCACATATTGCGACAACGAAATACGACACACTTTTAATGATTTCCTCAAGCGAGGTTTCAAATCTTCGATTGTTTCGAATGAATTGTAGTTCTCTCAAGTGTTTAATTCCAATCTCTCAATATCAGTCATATTGTAACATCAATTGTTGTAAATATCTCTCTTGATATCCCTAATTTAGATTTAAATTCTTTCATATCACTTCATCTCCTTGTAACCATTGTTGACGAACCAATGTGTCTTTTCCAAAACACAACTCTACAATATTCTTTGCCTCTTCGATATCATCTAAAGTTATAATTTCATACTTCATATCATTCAACATGGTTTCATACTCATCTCGCTCTAAGCCACCTAGTCCTTTATTAAATGAGATTTTCCATCCATTTTCCGAATTATACTTAGTTTGCTGACTCACATAGTCCTCATATTTGTAAAAATTCTTAATAGTTTTCTTCTTTTTGGCAATAACTATTGGAGATAAAATCTTCAATATCTTATGCTCATTGAATAATGAAGGGAAATATTGATAGAAAAATAACATCATCATAATTCCAATATGATCACCATCAACATCTGCATCTGCCATTATCCCAATTTTATCAAAATATAATGTATCAGGCTTAACTCCTATCTTCAAATCTAAAATATTCATTATATTTTTCAATTCTTCATTTTTTAAAATTTTAGCAGTCGTATTTTTATACGAATTAATGATCTTTCCTCGTAATGGAAATAGACCATGTTTATCTACATCTCTAACTACATCGAAATGCCCCTTTGCAGATAATCCCTCAACTAAATAAAGAATGGTATCCTTTCGATTTTTATCATTAGCATCTATGAAATTAGGAATACTAGATTTTCGAGATTTAGTTTTACTATTATCATTAACTAACTTTTCAATATGATTATTTTTCAACTTATCTATCAGTTCTTTAAATGTTTTTTGATATTCCTTATAAAATTTAGATGAAATTAGTTCGAAAACTTCTTTGCGATTTAATACCTCTCTAACTTCCTTTTCAGTATTAATCAATTCAGTCTTATTCTGGGTATTAAACTCAGCATTATTGAATTTGTCCACAAAAACGACAAACATTAAATGTGAATTTAGAAATACATTTGTAACTTTTACCTTACTCTTTTTTTCTAAGTTGTTGCGAATCAATTCATTAATATGTTTCTTCACATATTTAATATGCGACCCCCCTTTATATGTGTTAATTCCATTAACATAGGATAGATCCATAACCTCAGCATCATCTTTGAAAAATATTCCAACTTGTATGTTATTGAATTTATACACTTTTCCCATAGAAGGTAGGAAATCCCATAAAGGCTTAAACATTCTATTACCGTTAAATGTAAATAAAATGTTTGGGAATGATGTTGCTAACTCAATAACTCTCTTACGACACATATTCTCCAATAAGTCATCTGTCAACTGGTCAATATCAGAAAAATGATTACTATTTATTTGGAACGTGACTGTAGTACCTCGTTTCATTTTATTTCTCTTATGTGAAATCTTAATCTTTCCACATTCATCACTACATCGCAATTCAGTTTTCATTTTTCCATCCCAAGTATCCACATCGAATCGATTAGAAAAATAATTAACCGCAGATGCTCCTATCCCATTTGCACCGATTTGAGTAGTCTTTTCTGAGCCCCAATTACTTCCGGCTTTCAAATTACATAATGCTAACTCTACCTGAGTCTTCCCAGTAGATTCATCAATATCTGATGATATTCCTCTTCCGTTATCTGAAACACGCAAGGTTCGATTGGGAAGCATATCTATTGAGATAATATTTCCAAATTTTCCTTGTGTCTTAACAAACTCATCGATGGAGTTATCAATAATTTCATTGATGAGTTTAAAGTATCCTTCATTATATGCAATCGACTGGAATTTTAAAACATTATCATCTAAAATCCACATATCCCGATTCTCAGTTCGACAGGAGCCAATATACAACTCTTTCCGTTCATGAAGATGCTCCTTTTCATTTAATAATTTTACTATTGCACTTTTCATTAATATCCTCATTTTAATTTCAATTCATCTCACAAACAATATATCACTTATGTGATAATTTGTCAAATATTATTGAAATTTTAATATCCTAAATTATATCGTGGTTAACTCAGAAAATCGGTTCACTTTTTCCACTTTCATTAATCTATCGAAACTCTCATTCATACTTGGATTATGAGAAATTATAACAATATTCTTATTCAACGTCTTGAGATAATCGATAATGTAATATAATCGATTTGAATCTAAAGAACTATCTAGCAATTCATCATAAAAAGCAATAGACATTTTAAAATTATAAATCTCCTCTAAAAATTTAGTTAAAGCGAATATAAATGAAAGTTCTGAAATTTGTTTTTCACCATTCGATAGACTTTGGAATGAGATAGTGTCTCCCATTTGCTCAAAGAAATGCTCATTCAAATTAGCATCTAAATAGAAGTTCATTGGGAAATCAAAAAACTTTAGATTTTCAGTAACATATTTATTCAGTAACGGTAAAAAATTATGATATAGATATTTTGGAAACCCGTCGTCTGATAATACGAATGACATTTTATCGTTTATCTTTAAATTCATATTGAGATCTTTAATATCTTTCAATAGCGACAAAACTTCATCATCAATATCTTTTATTTTATCTAAAATCTCTTGAATCGCATCTTTAGATACTTCCTTTGCAGTAGTTTCCTTTTTCTCTTCAGCATCAATGCTACTAGTTAGTGTGGAAATTTTATACTCAATATTATCACGCTTAGATGCAATGGATTTAATATCATTGATCATTTCATCTGTCTGTTTAATTTTAGTTGTCAATAGTGACTCAATTTGAGTTTCAGATTTAATCTTTTCTCTAATTTCTTGAATTTCAGAATCATTTTCTTGAATTGAAGTTTCATATTCTAGAATTTTACTATCTTTAAATGATGAATCAATTTGTTGAGTGCAAACAGGACAAACATCATACTTTTCAAAGAATGTTTTTGTTTTTTTCAATTCCTTATTCTTGGTTTGATGCTCCTTCTGAGTTAATTCCCATTCTCGAACTTTAGATTTTATATCTCGCTTTTGCTCATCAAATGATTTAATATCACTTTTCAATTTTTGAAGTTCTTCTAAATCAACTATCAATGTCTCCAAAAGTTTAATGTATTCATTCTTATTAATGATATGCTCATCTCGAATCTTCGGATCATATTTCAATATTCGCTTTGTTTTTGCAATTTGCTGATTATATATATTCTTTTTATCTTCCAAATTATTCAAACTCAATTCTATTTGTATAATACTCTCTTTTAATTTCTTTTCTTTCAATGAAACTTTCTTTTTCATCGACGATAATATATTTAATCCAACTATTTTCTCAAAAATCTCACGACGTTGGCCCATCGGTAATCTAAAAAATGACTTAAAGTTACCTAAACCTATCATAAACATTTGTCTAAACAATAACTCATTCATTTCTATAATATTAGTCTCAATGAATTTTTGAATGTTTGACATATTAGAATCTAATATCATTTCATCATCATCTTTTAATATCTTTATAAATGATGGAGCAACCCCTCGCCCAATCTCATAAATGTGACCTTTATGTTTAAATTTTATCCAAACCTCTAGTTCTTCTTTATTAATTCTATTGACCATTTTTGGTTTATTAATTCCTGTAAATGATTTTCCATAAAATCCAAAGAAAACTGCGGCTAATATTGTACTCTTGCCGGCTCCATTTTGTCCTAATATCCCAATTATTTCGGATTTAGTTGGATCAAAATTAACTTCCGTGAATTTGTTACCATATGATCCTAGATTTTTAAATCGAACGCTTAATAAATCCATATTATACCTCTAAAATAAATTAATATCAGTATAATATATCTTTTTATGGGTATTTTAAATGATTTATTTGACCTTTGATGCTTCCAATTCAGCAGTTCGCATTTCTTGATTTATATCCACAGTAATTCCTGCATTCTTCATCATATTTGCCATTTCTTTCAAATTCACATCTATCTTTTTAATAAACATGTTCTGAAAAACTTGAACTGTTTTATCTAAAAATAGTTTAACGGAATTCTTCATTGAATCAAAAGCATTCTCATTAATTTTGAGATTTTCAGTTTTGTAAGTGGTAATTCTAGGCTTTTTAATAGTTTTCTCATGTGGAATTCCTGTTATTTCTGATGGCAACTTAGTAAATTGTTCCTTTAGTGCTAGTAATGCTTCCAATGAGAAGTCTGAATTTTCAGCAATTTTTTTTAAGAATCCATCCATATCCATAATAGGTTTCTCTTTCAATTCCTGTTGCTTTGCTACTTTAGCAGTATATGATGCTGTTACGATAACTCTACTATAAAGTTTATCTGCTTCATCAAAAACTCCATCGAATGTTGATACCACTTTTGCTGCCAAAGTTTCTCGCATCTTCTTCACGGATTTATATTCAGCATCAATTAAAGCAAATTGACGAACAACCTTAGTTATTTGAGATGACTTCTGATTAGACACATTCGCTATAATCTCTAAGTTCCCTTTAGTTCCCTTTTTTTTCACATCATATGATATATTTGAACTCTCTGGTTGTCGTTCTTCCAATAAGAACTTTTTTGTTATTTCCATATTAATTCTCCATTTTCATTTAAATAATAACTCTTTTTATTTATCATTTTTATATATCCTTCATTATCTTATTAATCACAGAATAATCTAAAATATTATCCCAATCCAAAAAGAATCTATACTTATGAAGACGAATGAAATGTTCATGTGGTTTAAATTTAGGCTTGGCTATTTTTTTAAGAAACGATATTCCATATTTTTGAAAAAATATTTCATCTAAAACGGTAATTGTTTCAGGATAACAATCTTGAATCCATTCATCTAAAATGAATGGTTCTTCTGTATGAAATCCATCATCTATAATGGAAAACATATCATTTGTTTTTGTTACTTTATCTCTAACAGGTTCAGAAAATAATTTTATTTTTAACTCCTTAAAGTTTTTAATGTCTGGGAATATTATTTCTTCTAAATCTTGAATGAGAAGTTTATCTATATTTTTAATTCTACCTAGCCAATCTTTATGCTCTCGTTGAACATCATATGAAAGGAATTGTGGAATAGATAATTCAGGTTTTTTTAATAAATTAGAAACAAAAACCTCTAAAGGATCTTTTAGTTTCTTTTGAACTTTCAAAAAGGATGTATAATAAGTGTTATTTTCAAATGAGGACACTTTAACATTTGAAAGTGTATTTTCACCATAAATGAAATTTAATCCTTTAAAATGAGTTTTTACATTTAAGAATAATTTATAAAATTCAAATGGATGCATTTATTTTAAAATACTCAATATAGATGATATATCCTTTTTATTACTCATTGATTTTTTTAATCTAGTATCAGTTTTATTCAAATTAATTTTATAATTTTTCTCAATAAATTCTTTTTTTATAATATTTATTAAATATTCTGGTAATAATTCAACAATCTCATATGCTTCCATTTTTAAATGATATTCTAATTCTAGAATAGAATCAATATAAGAATTACCTTTTTCCACATATGAATTTATTAAGTTAACTATTGGTTCTGAATAATTCAATTTCTTTTTTTTCAATTAAAACTCCTTGGTTTGTTTTATATTATAATATATCTATAAAAAAGTTTTTTAATTAAATAAATGACCATTATATAATATAAATTTAATAGGACATTTATATTGACAATTTAAAGGGTAAATGATATATAGAAGTATTATTAATTAAGTTGGAGGACATTATGAAAAAAAAAGGTAAAAATGGTAATTATGTGAATAATTCAGAATTTTTAGAGGAAATAAAAAAATATCAGGATAAAAAAGTAAAATTAATTAATCGAATTGATCCATCATTAAAGATGACATTAACTAAATTAAAAAAATTCAATTATATTAAAACTTGGAAAGAAACTGATGGTAAAGGTAATGAAATGTTAGAAGAATATAATAAACTTAAAGGATCTCTCATTAATAAAAAGGTTAGTAATATATTGTTTGAAATGATTACTAGATATGGGAGAAAACGTTCATTTAATGGATATAAAGAATTGGATGATATGAAATCTGAAGCATATATGGCTTGTATGAAAGCCTTGGATAAATTTAACACTGAGCATTTAAATCCTTTTGCATATTTTACAACTGTAACTCATAGAGCATTCTTATTATTTATTAAAATGAAATATGAAGTTGATAATTTTAAAATGGATCTTTACGAAGAAGCATATAGAAGTCAAGGGAAAGTTTTCGTTAATGAAATAAAGAAAACTATGAATGAAGAAAAAGAAAGAAAACAAAAAATAAAACAAATGAAAGAGCAAACATCATGAAACAAATAATCATTGGAGATTTACATTTAGGGATTAAAGATAGTAATCAGAATTTCATAACATATCAAAATAAATTTTTCGAGGAAGTTCTATTCCATCACATGAAAGATAAAGATCCGAATGAATATGAATTAGTATTTTTAGGAGATATTTTTCATAATAGAAGAGTGATGAACATTAAAACAATGCATCAAATTTTTCATTTATTCCAAAATCTACAACACCTTTTTCATAAAATTAATATCATTGTAGGAAATCACGATTTATATTTTAGAAACTCATATGAATTAAGTGCATCTGAATTAATGCTAGATGAAATAATTCCGAATACTAAAATGTTTCAAGGATATTCATTTGATGAGACTACTGATAATCTTTATGTAAATTGGAGAAATTCTAGGGAAGAGTATTTAGATTTATTTGATGAGATCGATATCACCGTTCGAAAAAAAGTCAAACGAATTTATGGTCATTTCGAATTATTTAATTTTAAATTTAATGCTACTATTGCTAATGATGATGATAGAAGTTTATCTGAAACGGATTTAATTTTAAAGTTTCCAAATACAATAAAAATATATTCTGGACACTTTCATAGTCCTCAAAAGAGCAAGTTTACTAATTACGTAGGAGTTCCATATCAATTAACTTGGTCTGAATATGGAGAAAAGTTGGGGTTTTATGAATTAGATTTAGACACAAATATTGAAACTTTCATTGCAAATCCACATAATATATTTGAATTTTTAAATTTTAAAACTAAAAAGAGCATTAATGAATATATTATAGATGATGATGAATATAAAAAAATATATAAAATCCATTATCATAAAGAAACATTAAAAGATTTAGTTATATCATTTATGGATAAGTTATCTGTAATCGGACATAATGTTATTCTTGTAAACTCATTCAATAAGATGATTGCTGACTTTGATGATAATGTAGATGAAAATCAATTGGGATTGTCAATGGAAAGTTTACTAGAGAAATATATTAATGATGAATTGGAATTCCCAAATAAAGAAATATTTTTTAAAATGTTTATGCGATTTTATCAAAAAACGAAGAATGAAATGGGTCAAAATATAGAATTGATGTGATAGGTCTTTTTAATTATATATAATTTATTAAAGATGATATACTATATAGTAACAATTTAAAGTGAGGGATGATATGCAGTTGAGAGCGATAGGTGATAAAATTATTATTGAGAAGTTTAAGAGAGATCGTGTTAGTCCTGGTGGAATTTACTTTAATGTGAATGAAAATCACGAACAACATTATGAAGGGAAGATTATAAGTTTAGGTAAAGGAAATGTGATTTTAGATCATCTATTTCCCTTTGATGTAAAAACTGGTGATCATGTTCTTTTTGCTAAACATTCTGGAGAAGAAATTGAAATTGAAGGTAAAACTTTATTTATAATCAAGGAACCTGAAATTTTAGCGAAAATAGATGAAAATAATCAGTTGATACCTATTAGTGATGTTTTGTTATGTGTGAAAGCCGAGAATAAAACAGAAAGTGCTGGAGGTATTATTCTAGCATCACAAGGAGTAAGACAAGATAAAGCAATTGTTTTGAGGAAAGGTAGAGGACGATTTACTACTAATGGTAAATATGATGACTTTGGAATAGAAGTTGGCGAAACAGTGTTATTTGATAGCACTAGAGGGATAAATATTGAATGGGATAATAAAAAGTTCACATTCTTAGGTATGAGTACTATTCTAGCGACATCTGATGATGAAATAGATATTGAAATAGATAATACAATTTTTTAAGAGGAAATTATGAAAAAACATGTTGAGAGAATGATAGATAAGTTTAATCCCACAACGGGACTTAAAATTAATAAGTCTGGGAAATTTATAGGGAAAGATGAAGAGAATTTGGATAAACTAGAAGTTCTTTATGATTTTAAGGGACATGTAAAATATATTAATCATATTTTATTGAACTTTTACGATGCTATTGCTATAGATCATGATTCTGAACGTGATGATGAATTTGCGATTCAGATGACTACTGATTTTGATTCAGCAGGAAATGAAATTCCAGTTGTCATGATTATTAATGTCGATAATAAGAAGTTTAAAGATAATAATATGGTAGTAATGCCTAGAGACTATCCTCATATTGAAGAAGTTATGATAACTGACAATCATTTAAGATTTAGAGTGAAAATGAATAGAGCGACAATATGTAACTCTGACATTGAAATAATTGAACGAATTGATGATGTGATTAAGTCACGTTTCAATCAAAAAAATATTGATATGATTAATGAAGATATAGATAAATTGATTGATACTAAATTATTTGAGCAATTCGCAATTGGATACGATACAGAACCGACAAAAAAAGTTAAAAAAACAAAATCTAAAACAAAAAAGGAGAATTAAGATGGGAAAAGCGACGAAGTATTTATTTGATAGAGAATCTAAGGTTACAGCAACTTATGATATTGAAGATGCTAGTATGGGAAAAATGATATATGATGGTGGCAAATTCACTATTATATCTGAGGGATTTGAAACTATAGTTAGTAATGTCGACGAACTCGAAGTCACATTAAAGCCTCTTGATATTCTTATGAATAAGATGTCTTTTAAATTAGTGAAAGATGGTGAAGAATTGAAAATCTCACAATCATTTTTTGGAGTTAAAAAGGTTAATTTAGACTTAATATTTGATGAGAGTATTAATGGAGAAACATTTTAATGAAAATACTTGATCTGTTAATTAATAATATAGAGTCATTAGAGATCAAAATTAATTTGAAAAATGATGAGAATTTTGTGATTTTTGAAGACGATGATGTCAAAATTAAAGAACTTCTAAAATCAACTTCTATATCTCTACCTAATCCAATAGATTCTATACCAAATATACGAGATTTTAGTCCAGATCCTATTACATGTACAGAACAATTCTCAGAGAGACCTCTAAATGACATTATCATTTAATATTCACTGTCGACGAAATGGACAATTTCAAAAGGAGATTGTCCATGGTGTCAAAATACAATCTAAATTAATAGATGCATTGGAATATGATTTTATATTACATCCTGCTATGAATTTAACCGATGATACTTTCACTATTTCTGAATATTCCACTGGCTTAGCATTTGTTACAGATAACGATAGACAACAGTTGTGGCTAAGATTTAATCGAATGATGAACTCGATGTCAAATGAATTTCTCCAAACCCTCATTGAATCAAAGAAGAAATTAAACTAATTGATTACCTTCAGAATCCCAAATTGTCATGAGAGAAAATGCAAAATTGATAGATACTGTTTGATAGTCAGCCGCCTGAGCATTCATCTGTAAACTTCCCATTTGATATGGGAATGAATCTGAAAAAAGAACCCGTTTAACGAATTGACCATTAGTGTCGGCAATCAAAACACTAATATCTCTATAGTCCATAGGATATTGATCTGTTAATTTTAAATTGTGATAGTTGTTATTCGAAGGTTTACTTAGAAAATTATCTCCATTATTTTCGATACTAAATAAATATTCTGGATTCTTGAGTCTATATATCCATTTCATGATTTCTTGATAGTTATTAAGATTATCATCAACTAGTATCTCAGCAACTAAATCCCCATATGACATTGAACCTTGTCCGGGATATGGAATTTTATTTATTTGAGTTGGTACCATGATTTTTGGAATACTCATTTCGGGGATCGGGAAGTTTCGAATTCTATATGTAACATCCTTTATATTCATTCGCTCATCGCCTTCTATGATCATAAGAAAATCATTACTCTGTTGAAGATTTACATTCACCAAGGCATCTTGATATTTATTTGACATCATTTGACTCCTTCAATAAGTCTATGATATTGAATATTAAGTTTATTTGAGTTTCTGAGAACTTCCAACGTTTACCTATATTCATCTCTGCCCAGTCTCTAGGATCACTCCCTCTTTCTTGAGATACTGAAACCCAATCGCAAATCATTTCCATAATACTAATCTTATTCATAGCAGTAGCATCTATCATAATCTCAGGAATATCGTCTCTATTTTCTGGATTAATAAATCCACTAATAAGACTATCATCCCAATATTCAGGATGATGAGAATTGTGCTTAACATGATATTCAGTGATTTTTGTCATCTCATTTAAAAGCCATTTGGGTAAATTTAACTTTCTAAATGCATCTTCTTCAATGTGATATTTCCAATTGATTAAAATGTATAAATCTCGCTCCGGATTTTTAAATTTAGATGCATCATGCTCATTGACTTGTGAAAGGAAGTTGAATTTTTCATCGTCATTGACTTGAAACAGTTTTAGTAATCTGTGAGCATTTTTTTGAACATGATCTATGTGAGTTAGAGTTCTTGCTATATAATGATCCTCCATCTCCTTTGTGATAAATTGTTCAATTTTTAATGATTCGATAAAATATTGTTTGAATGTGTTCATTCGAAACTCCTATAATTAATAATAATGTAATATTATTTATTAATTTTCAGGAGTCATGTGTTTATTGAGAGTTGAATTTCCTCACTAACTCTACAATTGTATTTTTCTTAAATAATTCGCTCGTTTTGTTTTTTAGCAATCATAATTTAAACTCCTATGTCTTTTTGCCATAATGGAGTTTCTATAATGTATAGCGGTTCTGAAAATGAAAATGTTCTATTTCTAATACTACTATCATCTCTTGCTCCAATATGCTCAATATAATGCTCATTTGCAAATTGAATTTTAAAATGACTTAATTTGTTAGCATCACTCTCCACAGCAAAAAAGAATTTATTTGAGGTCATTTTCTCGCAATATTCGTTTTCGGGAATTGACGATATTGCTTTTGCGAATTCTAACCAATGATATTCGGTGATATATAGATATTTCTCGCTAGATTGATATCTATATATTAAATGTCCTAACTTATTTATCTTAAAGTTTCCGTTAGTTTCCCCCGATAAAAAGAACCCAAAGGCTTTCCATGTAGAATGATATTCGGAAATTACTAAATATTCATCATTAAAACTTTTACTATTATTTATATCGGCTTCTAACTCAATCATTTGCTGTTTAAATGTTGTTTCATTGAGTAAATCAACTGAATCATGATGAATTCCATATTGTTGGAGGAATGTGTTCATCTCATATTTTTCTAATTTCAAATATCTTAATATCTGAGCATAAGTTCCATTATAATTTAAATTGTTAATGAATGCTCTAAATATTTTGGGAGTTTCTCGCTCAAGTGTTGAAAATAAGGTATCATCTTGTTTCATATTAATGCTCCTTTTAAATGATTTTATTTTTTATTGATAATGGGTGTCGATGGACAATTATGGAGTCATTGAATTGGTATGTTTCTCCAATAATATTTTGATTCATATTGTATCCAATATGTTCGACTGTTGATCCGTCCGATAATTTAATGGAGAAATTAGAAAGTGAATTAGTTTCATTTGCAATGAAACGAAATAAATTTAAATCTAATGTAAAGGGAGAATTGAATTCGAGATTTGGAAATAATATTTTAATGAACTGTTGCCAATGATATTTAGTAATATATACATAATAATGAGCGTAATGATTAATGAATAATAAATTCTCCTTGGATAATCTAAATTGCGTGTCCAAACGCTCTGTTAAAAAGTATCCGAAGGCTTTAAATATCGATTGAAATGAAAACATTTCGCTAATGATATTCTCATCTATAATGCTGTCATTTATTTGAGACTCCAGATTGCTAATGTTAGTTTGGAATGAATGAATGTCATGTAAATTAACATGATCGTCTAAAATTCCATATTGCAATAAAAAATTACGAGAATCATATGTTCCTTGACATAATGCTGTAATGAGATCGTCTATATTATAAACTCCCACGAATTTTGATAAATTTTTAAATGTTATTGGAGATTCGAATTTTATTTCTTCGAATTTAGATTTAAGATATTTACTCATTTCGAATCTCCAACAAATGCAATTTGCGGCAATGCTTTTGATATGAATCCAATTTGATTTAATCGCTTATTATAATTAGTTTTCCCTTCGAATTCCTCAACTACACTTTGCTGTTCTTTTGATAATTCATCAAATGGTTTTTTTGAGTAGTCGTGAGGTAACATATTTTTCCGTTGACATGCGAAAATATTAAAACGTCTTCTAATATTTTCATCTAAGAATGTTAAATGGATAGTTCCTTTTTTATATATTGATATTTTAAAATATGTAGATGTAATATTCTTTGTTTTTTGAGGGAATTCATTAAAAGCATCTTCTAATGCATCAAGAATACTTTTATATTCTCCTCGTCCATCAAAATAACTCATTACTTTATCTATATCATCGAGGAAATTATTATAATACCGATCTATAGTCCATTTTTTATCCATCAAATCTCTAAATGCATCTCCATAACTCATAATTCTTGGCAATATAATCTTCTTATTCACAAAGAATGCCTTATTAGTTTTCCATCCATTGAAGTAGTGAATGTTTTTTCCATATTCTTCATTATATGCATATCTTTCAGTCATATATTCAAATGTTTCCTGAACAGCGTCTCCTAATATATCATTATAATTCTTCATTATGTATAGTATATAATTCTGAACATTCTCAATAGTAAATTCCATAGTTTCTTGGGATTTTATGCTCACATTAAACTTCTTCCTCTCGACTTCTGTCAATTTCTTTGAGATATCATCTAACTGTAAAACTTTTCTCCAATAACGTTCTCTAAGTCGTCGTAGTAACTCTTTCACTGAACTTTGAACCTCTTCTTCTATATCTTGACTTTGAGAATCAATCACTGAAATTGAAAATATTAATTTATTGCGATTCTTAAAATAAGATTGAATGAATTCTAAATTAACCTGTTTCTCATCATTATAAGCATCAACTAATGCTTCGAGTTGATTTGATTTAGTTAGTTCATTATCAGGATCTAAATCTAATTCAACATCTTTTACTGATTCCCACTCTTTACCGAATAAGTCACTCTCAATACTATTCTTGATGTTGATGTGAATAAGTGCAATCTCAACATTTGTTTTCCGTTCAGCAGTTTTAAATAAATCTGAGTGATATTCAATGGTTGCATTTAGAGATTCTAATTTTGTAAGTAGTTGTTTTCTTTGATTAGTATGTGGATTTTTAAGATTCTCAGCATTTAATAGAAATACAATTTGTCCATTATACATAACATCAATCGCATGTTGAAGATGTGTTACTCCATCGTCAAATGGAGGATTTGCAATAATTAGGTCAAACTGTTCTTCTCCTGTGAATTGTAGAAAGTCACTATGAATCACATTAAATTTTTTCCCCTGCAATAATGCTCTTAGATCGGGATCTTTTTCGATAGTGGAGATATTTTTTTTGTAGTAATTATAATTTCGATGGCAAGTTGAGTTGATGTATTCAATTATATCTCCTTTCCCTCCATGAGGCTCTAATATATTTTGGATATTTTTGTTATCATCAACCATATCCCACATTAACTTAATAGTTTCTTTTGGTGTAGGATAAAAGTTCTTATTTTGTAACACTGAATTCCTCCCAAGTTTTTTCGATTTCACAGTTCTCTTCAGATTCATCGTATTCCAATGGAGTTATATAGTTGTCGTTTTGTGCATCTTTCCAATTACCATTAGTTCGCTTTAAATATTCAATATGAGTATCTGATAATTTAGTTAGGTCACCATTAGATAGAATGTGAATGAAACTCCAACATTCCTCTAATGCTTCATATGCATCACCTAAATTATCAATCAAAGAAGTTCCTATGAAATCTCCTCTATCGTTAATTATATGATGAAAACTCCCAGCCATAATTATTCTCCTTAACTATATTATTAACTAATTACATGTGAAGTATATCATATTATATCAATGTTGTCAAATATTATATCGAAATGATATCCAGATTAGATTCGTCTGATGTTAGAAATCAATATTGGCACAAAGACTGAGAATTGCCAGCATGTTTCTCCTTCAGGAGGATTGAATCCATAATTATCATCAGTTGAATCTTTGATTGGAGTATATTCCACTGCTAAAAGTATGTCTCCAAACTCTCTAGCAATTTCAATATGCGGAGTTAAATATGTATATCTCTTAGATTCATGCCAACCTACTCCCTCTGACCAACAAGTAGTCTTACCCCATAATACACCTTCATTTTGAATTGAAGTCCAATTATCAAATGATGTTCCATGATAAAATATCATACTATTTTCATTTGACATTTCTATTCTCTCTACTTATTAATCATATATTTATTTATTGTTTCTTGAAACCACTAAATAATAATATTATTTTACAATAGAGGAGATATACTTATGAAGAGGTTTCGACCAGATTACTTATATGAGATGATGATAAATGAAGCCATGAGTGAGGATGACTTTTATATCAAACGAAACGTGGACAAAGTGATGACGAAGTCGGAATTCAAGAAATTCGTCGAGACGGATCCA